ATATCCTGCTATTGAACCAACAGCAAAACCTGTTGCAGCACTTACCCTTAATACCCCACTAAAATTACTTGTACCAGTTACTTCTAATTTATAACTACCACTAGGTGCTGCTCCTATTCCTACGTTGTTAGATGCGTCAGTTAGTATTGCTAAAGGGATTGTACCCAGTTTTTGTGTAACACCCATATTATTTGTTTTTTAACTCGTTTATTTGAGATTGTAATGATGTGATTAATGCTTGTTGCTCTTGTACTGCTTTAACTAAAGCTGATGTAATAGCTTGATAATCTAAACCAATAAATGTTTTATCGCCATTTATATTTTCACAATATGCTTGAGGAATAAAATCTTTTACTTCTTGTGCAATAAATCCTAAATGCTTATCAACAGATTCTTCTTCATCTATCATTCTATAAAGAGTAGGTTTTAAACCTAATATAGCAGAAAGTCCAATAGTAGATTGTTCAAAATCTTTCTTTTTATTTACATCAGATAAAGGAGTAAAAACTCCAGTAGTAGGACTAATATTAGCTTTTGAAACACCTTGATAACCAAAATAAAAATTAGCATCTCCACCATTAACTAAATTCCATACTTGATTTCCTGTATTAATTAAAGAAAGTCCTTCATTATGACTATTTGCTGATTGTTTTATTTGTACTTGACCCCCACTTGTGATAACCATTCTATAAGCAGATGCATTATTATCATAAACTATAAATCCTAAAGTATCACTACCAATAATAAAGTTTCTAAAACTTGTTGGTGCAAAATTCATATAAGCATCAGTAGTACCACCTATTGATAATTTTGTAGTAGGACTTGTTGTACCAATACCTAAATTTCCTGATGCATTTATTGTAACTCTTGTAACATTATTTGTACCAAATCTTAATATATTATTTGCATTATCTCCTTCAATGTAATTATTACCACCTCCAAAACCTACATAACCAGTTGCAGATAATACTATACTATTACTAAATGTAGCTAAACCTGTTGAGGATATGGTCAATCTTCTTGAACCTCCAGCACCAAATACTAAATTACCAGATGCGTTATTATTCCAAATTGATAAACCATCTGCATCTCTGCCGTCATAACCAATATCTCCTATTTGAGTACCTGCTGAGTTTCTAAATGCTATATAATTATCTACACCTGTTGGAGTTAATCTTAATACTTCTCCACTTCCAGTAATAGTTGTAGTAGAACCATCATCTTGTATTAAGCTATTGCCTATGGTAGTTCCATTTGCTTTTAGTACATAGTTGGTGGTAGTCAAAGGTGCTGTGGCAAGTATGGTATTTAATGACATTTTTTATTCTTTTATATTTGTTCTACAATTGGTTCAATTGTTTCAGCTGGTTCAGCTGGTTCAGTTGTTTCAGTTGGCTCAATTGGTTTTAATGGTTCCACTATTACCTTACCATTTTCATCTGTTATATCTGTATCCATAATAAATTCGTCTTTTCTTTCACCTATTACCATCCAAGATATTTCATCTGTTGAATTTGCATTTTGACTTTCTATGTAAATAATATTACCAATAACCTTTCCTTTGACTAAATCCCAACCACTTTCATTTGTTGTAAAACATTGTACTTCTCTACATAATGCTTCAAATGTTCCATCAGTCATAGTAGATATTTCGTCTATATTAGCTTGAGCTTTACCGTTTACTAAGGTAAGTTTGCCTCTATAAATCAAATCTGCTTGAGGTGATTCAACACTAGTATGACGTAAATTATGTGTTTCTTTTAAATTTGAAAGGGGATGTGGAATTAAAAATGATTTTGAAGAAGCAGAGAAAGCACCTGCTACAACCACATTACCATTGTTAGCAATTGTCATTCTAGCACCAAAACCATCAGCATTGAAACTATAATATATAGTTCCTGCTGTAGCACCTGCTGAGCTTTGCCAACTAAATTTACCATTACCTGCATTGTAATCACTTGTTCCATATCCTGAAGTTCCCCATTGTATATTTCCTACAAAACCACTTGAACCTAAAATAAGTGTACCGTATGTTGTTGTATTTCCACTAGAGTCAATTTTTACTTTATCTGTACCTGCTATAGAAAGGTATATTTCTGAACCGCCTATTGCTATTGGCTGATAAGACCCAAAAAAAGTATTATTTACACCGAATATAGTGCTTCTACCTGAACTAAAAGTTCCTCCATTATCTATTCTAACTCCGTAAGCAGTTCCACCAAAAGCTGCTGAAGTACCATTTGCACTATTATATACTTGAAATTTTTGGCTTGGGCTGACACCAACACCAAACTGACCTGATGAATTTATTCTTGCAGCCTCAACGAGAGTTTGTCTTGTACTACCTGAGCCTACTGATGGAGCTGTTGAAAATATAATATTAGATGTAGCACCATTACCTGTTCCTAAACCTGCACTTATATAAACAGCTCCACCTTCATTATTAGTACCTGTTGTAGAATCTGCACCTTTTAAAGTTAATGCAGGAGCACTACCTAATGTACTTTGGTTCATACCAATAGTAGTAGCTGTATCCCCACCAAATGATAATCTAAAACTTGGAGCTGTTGTTCCAATTCCAATTAAACCATTACCTTGGATTCTCATTATAGTGCTAGTAGTATGAGCACTATTATAAAACGAATGGAAATCCATATAAGTATATGGACTTGTAAATGACATTCCAATAGCACCTACTACATTACCACTATCGTGCCAAATAATATTTTTCTTGTAGTTTGCACTTCCACCCCAAGATGGCATCTCCATCTTAATATAGTTAACATCAGCACTAGTTGATGGATAATATATACTTAAAGGAGAAGTTGCATTAGTTGTTCCAATACCAACATTCCCTGCAGTAGTTATTCTCATTCTTTCTACAGCTGTATTTAATGAACTACCAGCAGTTCCAACAGGAGCAGTATAAAAAGTTAAATCACCACCAACTCCTGTTCCTGTACCTTGTCCTCCCTGTATTCTAAATTCAGCACCAGCTATGTTTGTTCCACTACCATCTGTACCTTCTATTATTGCAGTTTGTGGGGTAGCTGATGACTGACCATTACCAATGAAAAGACTTGTACCATCATCATAAATTAAGCCATTACCAATTGTATTTGTTCCAGTAAATTTAGCGTGATAACCACTTGTACCACTACCACCAATACCACTATAAGCTCCTACTGAATAAGAGTAAGCATAAACTACTACTATATCATTTAATTGACAAGCTGTTGCTAATATTATACTTGTACCATTGGTTGCAGTATATTCTGATTGAGCTAGATTAGAACCATTATAAAACACATCTATTAATCCTTGTGTATATGTTACTGTGAATGTTGTCTGAGCAGCTGTGGCTGTGAAGGTTGTTATTGTTCTTAGTGCATTGGTTGGTAAGAATGCAGTGAGGTAGTTATCAATTTCAACAATATTACCAGCAGCCAAAGGAGCTGTCATAACTACTGTTGTACCATCTGTTGCTGTATAATCTACACCATTTACAAACTTAACACCATTCACAAATACATCTATCATTCCAAGGTTGTAACCATTGGTTACAGTGAATGTTGTTTGACTTGCTGTGGCAGTAAAAACTTCAACACTTCTTGCTGAAGAGCTTGCAAATCCAGAAGATCCAGAAGACCCTGAAGATCCACTTGTTCCACTTGTACCTGATGATCCTGCAGTTCCTGTTCCACCTGCTGTTCCTGAAGAACCAGATGTTCCTGTTGCTCCACTTGAACCACTTGTTGCACTGGTACCACTTGATCCAGATGTGCCTGATGTAGCAGAAGTTCCAGATGAACCATCACTACCTGCTGTACCTGACGTACCTGCAGTGGCTGATGTTCCACTAGATCCAGAGGTGCCACTTGTTCCACTTGTTGCAGATGTGCCACTAGACCCATCTGTACCACTAGTTCCTGATGTTCCACTACTTGCTGATGTACCACTTGATGCTGATGTACCAGAACTTCCAGAAGTTCCACTAGATCCATCAGTTCCAGACGAGCCATCTGTACCACTTGTTCCACTTGATGCAGAAGTTCCACTAGATGCAGATGTTCCACTGCTTCCAGAGGTTCCACTTGATCCATCAGTGCCAGATGAACCATCAGTACCAGATGATCCATTAGTTCCACTTGTTGCACTAGAACCACTAGAGCCACTTGTACCACTAGACCCATCCCCTCCACTCGCACCATCTAAGTTAACAGACCAAGCAGAATAAGTTCCACTACCCACTGTTCTAGTTGGTGCTGCGAATGATAAAGAACCTGTTGCTGGATTATAAGCTGTAACCTCACACTCTTGGAAGTTATTAGCGTCATAAACCACAATGATAGATTGAGCTACTGTATATGCTAATTGAGTACCTACAGTTATTGTTCCTGCATTACCCAATGTAAATGTTGTTGTTGATGTTGTGGCATATCTGTCACCTGAAAGACCTGCTGTTCCACTAGATCCTGAAGTTCCACTTGATCCATCTGTACCAGCTGTACCAGACGATCCACTTGTTCCAGAGCTAGCTGATGTTCCTGATGATCCATCAGTACCAGTAGTTCCACTCGTACCACTTGATGCACTTGTTCCAGAAGAACCATCTGTTCCACTAGTGCCACTAGAGGCTGATGTTCCTGAAGAGCCAGCTGTTCCATTTGTACCACTTGTTCCAGATGATCCGTCTGTACCTGAACTACCATCAGTGCCACTAGAGCCATCTGTTCCAGATGTACCACTAGTTCCTGAAGAAGCACTTGTACCACTAGTTGCTGATGTACCTGAGCTACCACTAGTTGCAGATGTTCCACTAGAACCTGATGTTCCAGAAGAAGCTGATGTACCAGATGAACCATCAGTTCCACTAGATCCACTTGATCCACTAGATGCTGAGGTTCCACTTGACCCACTTGTACCTGATCCACCAGATGTTCCAGAAGAGCCAGATGTACCAGCATCTCCTGATGTTCCACTTGACGCAGAGGTTCCACTAGTTCCTGAAGAACCAGCAGTTCCAGATGAGCCAGATGTTCCACTAGAGCCACTAGCCCCTGCTGAGCTTTTAAGTAGGGCTACAGAGGGGCTAATTTTTATGTATACAGGAAGTATTCCTGTTAAAGGTTGTATGTCTGTTAAGTTTCCAGGTGCTGCTGGATCGAAGTATAATATATCTCCAACACTACCAACAGTGATGTTTAAATCATTCACTATTCTTCCTAAAGGTCTAACTCTTAGATTTCCTTGTTCTGGTGTATTAACAGATGTCACTATACCAGCAATGCTCATTAAATCATTTTCTGTAGTTCCTGTTACTTTGACAAACTGCCCACTAGAATTTATCTTAACAAAGTCTCCTTCATTGAAGGCTGCGTAAATAGTTGAATTAATGTCTAAAGAAAAGAAGTCTGTAAGATAGTTTCTGAAGCGAAATCTACCAGTGATGTCATTGAACCAGTTGGTTAAATCTCCTATTTGAGATCTAATCTGTTCTGTTGGTGTGATGATGGGAAGACCATCCAAGCCTATATTAAAGAACAATCCTGTAAAACCTTCCACAGGAAAGTTATTACCCATTCCTGAGTTGTCTGTAACAAGATTGTAAAGATCAACATCCTCAATAACAATAGTGCATGATGTCCCTGCTGGGTTTACGCTTGTTATAGATTGAATTCTATAAGCGTAACCATTAGGAAGACCAAACCACATTCCTGCTACTAAGTTGCTAGCATTATAAAGAAGTTGGGGGGTTGTATCGTAAGAGCTGGTTTCTTGGGGTAGTACTGTAAGAGTACAAGTAAAAATAAATGGAGAGCCATCCCAAGGGGACAACGCATTACTATACGTAGAAGTTGTGCTTGTAGACCCAAAGTTGATACTTGCAGGAATACAAATTGGTGGGGTTATTAAACTCGCCATGTTTCATTTTAAACTTTTGCTAAGAAATAAAGAGTCAGTGTGGAACTACCTGTTGAACTATATCCTGCATTTGTAGGATTCAAACTGTAGAAAGTCATTCCTGTATATGTGCTATTTTGGAACATTGAATAGTTACCTGTGGTATTTCCTACAAAAGTTCTTGTAAGCACTACAGTGTTATTTACACCACTTGTGTAAGCACCCACAATAACATTTCCTAATGGTTGTGTGATATCAAATATTGTTGCAGAAGTAACAGTGAATGCCCATCCTGGAGCACCAATCAAATTAGCTCCATTAGGATCTGTAGCACTAGCTACAGTAGATAACAATCCATTACTAGTATTAATTACAATAGTGTACACTTCTAATGTTCCTATTGCTGTAGCACCAGACGTACCAGATGATCCTGTTCCACCACTAGTACCTGTTGTACCAGCAGTTCCACTTGAACCATCAGTTCCAGTTGTACCAGCAGTACCACTAGACGCACTTGTACCAGCAGTTCCACTTGTACCTGCTGTTCCACTAGAGCCAGATGTGCCAGACGTACCACTTGATCCATCAGTACCATTGGTTCCACTAGAACCACTTGTTGCAGATGACCCACTAGTACCACTTGAACCATTGGTTCCAGAACTTCCTGAAGTACCTGAGCTACCGTCACCACCACTTGCACCATCTAGATTAATAACCCAAGAGCTATATGTTCCAGATCCTACAGTGCGTGTAGGAGCAGCAAATACTAACAATCCTGTAATACTATCATAACTTACCACTTCACATTCTTGGAAGTTATTAACGTTATATGTAATGATGATAGACTGTACAGGAGTGTATGCAAGTCCTGTTCCTACAGTCATACTTCCACTATTACCTAATGTAAAAGAGTTAGTTGATGTTGTTCTATATCTATCTCCTGAAAGACCACTAGATCCACTAGAGCCACTAGAAGCAGCTGTACCAGCTGTACCTGTAAGACCACTAGAGCCTGATGTACCTGCAGAACCACTTGTTCCTGTAGAACCAGAAGTTCCACTTGTACCCTTTACACCACTAGAACCAGAGCTTCCTGATGTGCCACTAGTACCAGACCTACCACTAGATCCACTTGTACCACTAGCACCTGATGTGCCAGCAGTTCCAGATCTACCACTAGAGCCACTAGATCCTGAAGTTCCACTAGCACCAGATGTACCAGAAGAACCAAACAAACCTGCACCACATACAGCAGCATCAAGTTTCTCAATAATTGTTTCGAGATTGTCGTTGGTATTAATACCAGAGCATATTAAGTTAGGGCCTTCGTAGAATACGCAGGTCGAATCCAATATAACTGGACAAGGGGTTGCAGAGCAAGTAACGTTCATAGTGATAATGTGTTATGTGTAATCTATTGATATACAAAGAAGTGCATCAAACTTATAGAATGTGCACTAATTGTAGCAAAAATAGTGAATTTAATTTATTTTCAATGAGTTATAAAAATTATTCCTACATAATATAGCAATAACTATACTGTTTATTTACCAAATGGTTTAGCTTCAGATTGTGCTTTCATGCCAAGGTCTTTAGCTACATCTGGATAGAACATTAATAATATTGCATCCACCTGTGAAGCTATGGGGAATCCTTTTAATGCATACTTAATCACTTGGTTTTTCTTGGCTAGCTCTTCATCCCCTACACCTAGAGCATACATTTCTGTACCAAAGTTTAGGAATAGCTTCTTGAAGTTATCTAAGTAACTTATTGCTGGGAAGATACCTGATGTGGTTAGGCTTAAGAATGATGTTGGATTGTAGAAATAAGCAACCTCATCTCTAATCTTATCCATCACTCTAAGCATATACTTATATCTATTCTTTGTGGCTTTGTCATCATCATCATCATCTGGCTGTGCAACTTTAGCTCCTATGATTAATGTAGACAATGCAAGATAGAACATGAAATCTGTCATTTGATTACGTATGTTACTACTAACCAATTCTACAAACTCACCTTCTGTCATCCTTAGTTCTTTACCTGTATCTTTTTCATAGTCAGATCTTTTTGATTCATAAAGTCTCTTTATTTGATCGACAAACTTTTGGTCATCTCCTTTTATAGAACTCATTAAGCTATCAACAGAACCCATAAAGTCTTCTGTTAGAAGTCTGAACATGTTTCTAGTTCTACCCCACTCATAAGCTTCTGTAGCTGAGTTATATTTTAAGTTACCAAATCTTACATCTACAAGTCTTGGTATCCAGTTCTTGAACACCATGAATGACTTACCATATATATTTAAGTTAATCTTTCTAAGGTCATCCTCAGATAGATTACCTAATGCATCCTTAGTGATAGCCTGTACCTTTCTTCTAAGTTCAATCACACTATCAGACTTTCTATCTAAGCCATCCACTACAAGCTCATTACCTTCAACTCTAGCTAGTTTTAAAAAGCCTTTCTCATCAATTAATCTCTTTACTTCTGTATCAAACTTTTCTTTTAATTGACTTCTTTCTTCAGCTGTACCTGTAAACATATTAGCAAACTCTGGCTGTTTCTTAAGATATTCTCTTACATTAAACACCTTACCATCTTCTACAATAGAGTTCTCTAGATAACTAAAGAAGTTAATAGACTGCACATATTGATCTCCAGTTCTCATCAAAATCATTAAGAAGTCTTGTATTCCTTCTTGACTAAACTTACTAACAGATAATTGCTTAGCAAGAATGTTGTTGTAGTTTTCTGTCAAAGGTTGAAAGTATTGAAGAGCTCCAACATATTTCTTAGAGTCTATTCCATTCATCTTTTGAGCCATCATAAACTCATTACGTACAAAGTCTGCCTTTGTGAAGAATTTACCAGCATTGATATAACTTTGGAAGCTACCTCCCAAGAAGTTTGATAATGCTGAGATAGGATTTAATCCTAATGTCTTCATTTGGAATACAGTATTTAACTGTGTGATTGTCTTGTTCAAAGATATCTGAGCATCATCATAGTCTTCAGTAAATATCTTTCTACCTAATACTTTGTTTGCTCTCTTACCAAAGTTTGCTATACCTCCTAATAACTGATCAAAGTTTTCACTCTCTACATACTTCTGACCATATACAATAGCTGCCATCATGTCTCTTACAAGCTTAGTGTTGTCAGAGTTGTCTGATGTAGTTTCAAGTGTACCATCAGGTCTATATTTAGTTTTACCAAAGTAGGATGTCTTTATGGCTTCTTTGTTTGACTCAACCTTAATAATTACATTTAACTGGTGCTCAATGTTACTTAAATACTCATAACGAATGGCCATGTTATTTAACAGAGTCATGTTTCTGAACAAGTCTTCACTTGCTTCTTCTACAGTTTCTCTAGTGAAATATTTAGGAATAGAATATACTGGCTCTTTAGTAATAGGATCTATCTCACCATAACCTACGTCTCCTTCTGTGATAGTTATGTTTCTTAACAAAGACTCACCAAGTTTATACTCACCACCCATTACAATCTTCTCTGTAAGACTCTTTCTTACAAATGGTAAAAACACCCTAGCATCTCTACTATTAATATATTTGATTCCCACTAGATATTCATTTCTACCTTTAATATAATCAAAGAACTCTTTAGCAGGTTTGTTCTCTGGTTTGTTAAGTTCTTTCCATGCTTCAGACTCCCATCTCTCCGCCTTGGGAAACTTACTAACAAACTCATACAATAACCAACCAGGAGAATCAGTTGTTGATGTATTGTATAAAGCATTAACATCAGCAACCTCTCTCTTCTTCTCTTTGTTTATACTTTCTTCATCACCAAATCTAGGTTTATCTTCTATTCTCTTAAATTCTTTTTCCTTCTGTTCTTTTAAGAATTCATTATACTTTGATACATCAATGTTATCTCTAACCCATTGTGTATCTTTCTCAGCAATCTTACTCTTCAAAGTTTCGTAGAACTCAGAACTAAACTCATTTATTAATTCATTCTTGTTCTTCTTCTTGATAATATCAAAGTAGTTTTTGTTTGTAAGCCCCTTAGACTTAGCCCACTTATCATACTTCTCTTTAATAGCTAAAAGTTTGTTTCCTTGTTCTGACGTTTCAATAGACGCAAGACCAAAGGCTCTGTTAGCCATCTTATATAAAATCTCAGCAGACTTAAGCTGTATTACAGACGTAGAGTTAAATAACTTACTAAATCCTTTAATAACCTTCTCAGGTTTTAATAAGTCCATAACGTTTACATCTTTTGCAATAACATTCTCAGCAAAGTCTTTTCTTACTTCTTCAAGATCTGCTTCTAACTCATTTGCACTTTCTGCAGTGTCTCTAATGTCTTGCCACAATGCTTGATCTTTCTCAGACAAGTCTTTCTTGAACAAAGACTTTAAGTCTGTTGCCAAAGATGTATAAACCATCAGAGAGGTTTCATAAGATAGGATTCTATCAGATAGGTCATTCTTTTGTTTATCTGTAAATGCTCCTGGATCTTTACCTTTCCACTCATTATTATATGTATCTATAACTCTTTGAACGTCAGCATTTAATAACTTAGCCTGTCTAATAAGGGGCTCAACATTCTCTCTCATTTGTAATTGTCTAATAGACTCATACAATGAGTTTAATAATTCAGCTTTACTTCTTTTCTCTTCAGGACTAGCTTTCTTAGAAGATATAGTGTCATATATCTTATTAAGCTTTTCAATCAACGTATCTAGTTTCTTATTACTAGTCTTTTCAGTTTCTAAACCTACAGGTAGTAAGTATGCTAGTTCTTCTTTGTTTAAGTTTACATCTCCTATCTGAACACCTGTCAACTGTGGTAGCACTCCTTCTTTAGGAATAGCTCCAGAATAAATTGCTCTGATAGGAATCATTCTTGTTTGTTCAAAGTCTTCTGGCTTAACACCATACCCCTTTTCTATAATAGACTTGTATTGTTTCATTTGTTGTCTCCAAGCACTTACCTTATACCAAGGAACATCTTTATATCTTTGAACATTAAGGTCCATAAACTTCCAGTCTAAAATGCTTACCTTTCCTTCAGGAGTAACAGCAATAAAGTCTATAGTACCAGCTACATCACGTGATGCATTATATACAGTCATCTCAGCAAGAAACTTTGTATTAGCAGGGAATGTTTCCAAACGAGCTGCCATGTTTCTTTTAAGAATATTATACATATCCTTGTTCTTAGGATTCAACTGAGATATATATCCATTATCATCAGGTCTTTCATTCTCAGGTATTAATGTACCATCTTCATTTAAGAAATAGTTCTTAAGCATGTGCTCTATATCAGCATGTCCTGCTGTACCTTTTTCTTTCTTAAGATCATCTACAGCTTGGTCATACTCAGACTTAGTCAAATCTTTGTTAGCAAATCTTGTGCTGTACCAATCTTTAACAAAGTCAGTAACTCTTCTTTTGATTCTGTTACCATTAATCATATAACCAGTGTCATCTTTTGTAATTTGATTACTAGTTAATTTTAACTTATCAATTATAAGTTGTTGAGTGTTAACGTTTTGTTGGAAGAATATTCCTTCTTTGTTTCTAATATCATCAGCAGTGCCAATCTCTTCACCAGATAAAACCATCATTGCTGCTTGGTCAAATCCAGACTTAACAAATAATCCTTTTATAAAGTCAACTATTGTATTCCACCAACCTTCCACCTTAGCTAATAGCTCAGGCTTCTCTGTAGAACCTTCATTCTTTCTAATGATAGTTTCAGCTAATATTTTACCAATAGCCTCCACCTTTAACTTTCTGATGTTAGGTTTGCCATCAGCAGTTTGATATTGTTTGTACTTACCATATGTAGCTAAGACATCAGAATACATTTTGTATCCATTGATTTCTCCTAGTAATCTATTAAATAACTGAGGATTCTTTTGCTCTAATATTTCTACAACAAAGTGCATAGCTTCTTCTGTAAGGGCTACATTCTCTTTACCTTCTACCACTTGTACAAGTTTCTGTACAATGTTTGCAACACCATTTACATCTTGCTTAACACCATCCACTTCTATAGCTTGTAGTGTTTTAATATCTACACCTATTCTATTTAACAAATCTTTAACAAGACTTACAGTTTGAGGAGCTGCTTTAGAAGCAGGTATCTCTCCTGTTTGTAATAACACTGTGCTATCTCCATCAGAGTTAACACCAAATGTAGTATCGTTCTCAAGATCTAATCTGTTAGCCTCAGGTATTTCAAGATCTAATTCAGCCAAAGCTTGTTCAAGCTCAGCTGCATCTTTTGCATTTAATGCATCCAACTGCTTAACTGTAGGAGCAATAATTACTCCCACCTTATCTGAATATTGTTTAGGATAGAATACCTTTCCTAGGGCAATTTCAGAATTGATTGCTTTGTTAAGAGTGTCTGCTACAGAACGAGATACTCCATAGAAGTTGTTAGAATTAACTTTCTCCTTAGGAGAGGTTCTAACTTCTATAAAATCCTTACCATCAAATCTTAAGTAAGGCTTGTTCTGTACATATTTCTCAACTGCAGTTTTTATACCTGTTTGACAACTCATTAGAATTTACATTTAAAGTCTTTAGTACTTAGATCTGTTTCTGTTTCAGGCTGTGAATTTACTTCATTTTCAACAATACCTGTAAAGTATTTTATAATCTCTGAATTAGGAATCTCATCAGTCACCTTACCTGTGTTATTATCTAACTCAGAAGGTTTATTAAACTTATAGTATTCAGAAATAAATTGTCCATCACCATATAAGTTTACCATCTTGAATACAAACTTTCCTTGATATGTTCTCAATGCTTCACCACTTATAAACTTAACTTTCTGATAACCAAACATTTGTCCAATTATAGGATCACCTTTGGCTTTTAATTCTGCATATCCTGCTCTTGTAATAGTCTTACCAGTCATGAAGTCAATCATCTCACCATACTTAGTGGTGATGATACGTGGAATTGTAATCATATCATAGCCAGCAGCTTTAGATCTTTCACCTACAGATAGTACAAGTTTATCATTCTCACCTATACCAACCTCTGGGATTTCTACAAAGCCTGTAAACTTGTATTGAGAAACTATTTCATTCTTAAACTCACCAAGTTCTGTTATAGACTCTTCATCAATATAAGGAGCAATAGCAGGAGTGATATCTGGATTCTTCCAATTGTTTCTTTGGAACCAATTGTTCTTAGCAAACTCTTGAACGTTCGTATCTACCACAGCTGTGTTTACAATATCTTTTACTTCTGTAGAATAGTCTTCAATAGGAACAATGTTCTTAATAGATACAGCAGATTGATAGGTACCTTGTATAATAGCTACTTTGATAAGATCTTTGAATAGTTGGTTAGTATTTGGATTGTCTCTCAACTCTCTCATCATACCAATATACATGTTCTCGTCATAAGCTTCTTTAGTATTAGCTTTAAGCTTAATAGTCTTAGGGCTATTTGGTCTTTCTGCAGACACTACAACTAAGTCTTGTAGTATTTGCACATTAGGATATTTTTGTTTATCTTCTTCTAACTTCACTGCTACAGATCCTGGACCAAAAGATAACTCACTGATATTCAATGCGTTCTTTCTACCTGTTTGAATAATATAATCAAGTAAGCTTGCTGTTGCTTTCTCAGCCACTCTATTAAATGTATCCTTAGCCATGTAAAACTTCTCAGCATATTGTTGAATAGTATTCTCAAGCACCCCTCTGAATTCAGGTTGGTTGAACTTAAGAATGGCACCTAGTGCTGAATTAGATTGATCTAACACAGTCTTTTCTGTACCTAAGAAAGAACTGTCTAACACTTTCTGTGGAGAGCTAATAGCTCCTTTATTTTGTGCACGATCAGTCATCATTTCTTTTCTGTAGAAGTCATCAGCATTTCTAAATGTACTGGTATCATAATTGATAGCCTGTGTGAAATTGAAGTTCTCATCAGCTAGGGTAACATAAGATAAGAATTCATTCAATATCTTGTGTTGTTCAGCATTCTGAGTTTCATTCATTGTATCCTTAGCGTAAGAGGATATGTTATCCTCAAAGTTACCTTCAGCAACTGTAGCTGCTTGGATAGCTTTTGTACTTGCAGGGAAGTTTATCTTAGCCTGTTTGATATAATCAGCATTGCTTATTGCATATCTAGGAGCACCATTAGCATCTAAGTTCTTAATGTGTTCTCTTATAATAGGCTGGTTCATAAACATAGCCACTGTCTTCATAGGAACACCTGCACGCTCTAACAACATAAATGTACCTACAACTCTATTGCTGTATATAATCTTCATGATGTATGGGTCTTTAGCAATATCTACGAAAGCATTCGCATACATTGATAACTTATCAGAGATATACTTAGGTTCTTCTGACTGGTCTTTCATACCAGAAAGAGATATATGCTCAAATCCACCATCTTTAAACTTGTTGTGTGATAAAGCCATTTCTGTTTGTGGATTCTCTACAAACACATCTGTCTTTTGTGCAAGAGAATTACCTGTAATGTTTACAGCAGCAATACCAATCCATCTCTTACCAGTCAAGAATGCATGTCTTTGATTAGTCATGTAGTTTCTATCTAACAATCTATTCTTGATATCACCTTCATCCTCTCCTCTTAATGTATCTAAATTACCAGCAATCTCTTTAAGAGTTGTATCTGTATTAGGAGAAGTCAATCTATCAAAGTTATCTGGTAGAGTTAGTAATGTTTCAAGAGATCTAAAGTATTCATTCTCAAGAGATTGTTTGTATAACTTGTCAGCTAATGTACCATAGTCATCAATTCTACTTCCAGATATCTCACTATTGATATCTAACATTGCTTTGATATCTTCCTCAAAGATGAATTTCTTGATAGCCTCTTTAGCTTGATCTCCATATCCAAAGAATGGTACAGACTTGATTTCTCCAGAAGGAGTTACATATATGTTCTTTAAGTATAGATTTAATTTATCTATGTCAAAGTCAGATCCAGCCTTTGTAGTGATTTCAGAAGGAACTACAATTGTCTTACCCATAAACTCAGGTAAGAAACCTTTGATTCTAAATACCTCTGCAGAGTTTAATCCCTGTGTTGGAATACGAAATCCTATACCTTTTAATATCTCTGAATCTTTCAATAACTCAATTAACTCTTCATCAGTTTTACCTTGAGGTAATTGTTTCTTAAACCATGCAGGAAGGTATACCTCCATGTATGGATCTTCTTTACTGTAGAATTTAAGAGCAGACTTCTTTAATCCTTCTCCTCTAGACTCACCAGCTTTCTCCCACATTGTTACAGGAACCTGTACAGCAGGGAAACCATTTACCTTAGGAGATACAATAGACTTGTCTACAATTGAATACAAGATGCTCTTGATCTGGATGTAGTTTGTTGATGCTTCGAATGGAATATAAAACTCTCCAATTTCTGGATCAATAGATATACTATCAATACCATTCTCAGACATTTTTCTCTTAAGCATCTCCTGTCTTAATGTATCAGCTACAACAGTCTTATCTTTAACAACAAAGTTGTCACCTAGATCTTCAATACTAAGCTTTCTTAATAACTCTTGATATCCATTAAGTAACATCTCTTTCAACACCTCAGTGTTCTTTTCTACTGCCTTTTTAGCAGCTTCATTATTAGCTTTACCATCACTGTATAAGTCAACAGTGGCAAGCTTAGTTAACTGAGAACCAAGGGTTTGTTTGCTATCTTTATCATAGCTATTCTCTACTTGAATACCATAAGCATCCCAGCCAACATTGATTGTATTGTTAAATGCTTCTTCATTAAAGTTACCATCTTCATTATATAATTTGTGTAACTTCTCAGCACCCACCTTTCTACCAGAAACTACAACAGCATAGTCATAACCTTCTTTGAACATCTTCTCATAAAGCTTACCTAAATTAGTTCCTTTGATAGCCTTATAATATAAAGGCATTTGAGAGAACTTATCTAATACAAGGTCAAAGTTTGTTTTACCAAACTTATTACCAGATACAATAGGTTTTAATTCCTCTATAAAATTCTTAGGCTCAGATTGTTCTATTAACGCTTCATCATGTTTACGAAGAGCTTCGCTTTTATATTTGTAGCCAGGAACATTCTGTCTTGTGTAAGCCATTTGCCATTGATGCCATACTTCAGCCTCATCAGACCATTGACCATTCTTTAACTTCACTTCTTTAAATGCACCATCCATAATCCAAGAAGCAGCATCTGCCTCATTTGTCTTAGGATAAAAACTGTCTGTCACTTCTACATCAGCAGCTGTGAATGTCTTAGCAAAGTTTTTATGCTCATGATATCCATAGTCTTCTGATGTTAATTGAACACCAGCCACTGTGTTGTATTCACTATTGAATAAGTTATTAAACTCATCAGAGTTTACAGTGATTCTTCTTGGAGATAAGAAAGACTTAATACGCTTAGTCTCATCTAATTGATTGCCTTCAATCTTAAACTGATATGGATCACCAAACAATATCTTATGGAACTCCACGTTGTTAATCATGTAGTTAGCATTAGCAAACTTTATAACATTATTAACATCTTGATCTGCCAAAGCTAATTTATTCAAGCCAGCCTTTTCAGTGAATCTATTCTCTAGCTCAGGCATTAAGAAACTACCTGCTTGTTTACTAGCAATAACCTTTTGTGTTTCCACTAAGTTTTGTCTAGTCTTGGTAACAGTGTCATTTAATGATTTTAGAATGCTTGAATCTAAACCTGGTTGTTCCTCTTTATCCTTACGATTCTTAGCAATGAAATTATTAATCTCTGCTTCTGATGCTCTCTTCTCAATAAGAGTATTTATCTTCTTTAACAAGTTAGCAGGAAGCATATCCTTTAAGAATCTAAGCTCTGTAGCTTTATCTCCTACGTTTCTAAGCTTAGCTCTGTTAGTGCTATCTTGAGCTAACTTAATCTCATCCTTTAAATATCCTAAGAATGTATCAGTGAATAGCTTATCTGCATTACCAGCAGCTACGTCTGTATAGGCAATTGTATTACCTAAGTTCATCATCCACTCTCTAGAACTATCTGCAGGGATTAATACATAATATCTACCATCTAGGTTTTGGTTCATTTCTGTAATGTACCTATCGCCTATGCTTAGAGAAGATGTTGTCTTTCCTTCATTGTCTACAACATCCTTAACTCCCTGTATGTATTGTAACTTAATCTCAGCAATTCTATTACCTTCTTTATCAAAGAAGTTACCACCTAGTTTTAACACTTGGCTGTTTATAGAGAATACATCATTTAACTGAGGCATGTTCTGCTTCAATTCTTTTAACGTGTCAGAAGAGTTAAATACGTATTCTAATAAAGAAGGATAGTTTGCATCTGTGTCAGATTGTATTCTATTACCATCTACACCAAAGTATGTGCTGTCTTCTGCAGGAGAAGCAGCAACTGTATATAACTTAGCCAGCTCATTTAACTGTGTACGAATACCAAGCTTTCTACCACCAAAGCTCATCAACTCATCTGTCTTACTAAGACCTATCTTAATACCACTTACAGCATCACCAAAAGCTTTCTTGTTCTTCACCTTATTGTACACAGCCATTGGAAACTCTATACCCAACTGTGCTAAGAACTCTATCTTATCTTGTGGAAGCTTAATATTATAATCCTCTTTCTTAACTTTATATACTTTTCCATTAAAGCTAATGATAGAACCAGGCTGTTCAGCCTTAGTCTTCATGTTCTCTATCCACTCAGATCTTGTTGCAGCAATAGCAGAAGCTTGATTAGCAGGAGCAGTGTATACATTATTACCATCCATGAACATAGCTAACGCATCAGGTCTTTGTTTTGTAAACACCTGATAGAAGTTAGTAAACAATCTAATGTCATGAGGTTTGTAAGAATTAAAGTCAATCTTACCAGTGGTTAGGTTACCACCTAAACGTTCAAACAATCTAATATAGTCACTGTTTTCTTTAGCTAATTCATGTAGCTTAGATACAAACTCAGGGATACTTCTTGTGTTAGAAAGTCTATTCATTAAAGTTGTAAACGCTTGATTAAAAGGCAATAACTTAAGTCCACCAATACTAGATGTATCAGCTTCACGACTCAAACCTTTTGTCTTAATCAAAGTACCAATCAATAACTTAACAGCATATGGAGAAGACTTCTTGAAATTAACAGTGAACGCTTCAGCAGCATAGTCCTTTCTATTAGCTCCATCATCATTAACTGTAACTCTACTATCTTCATCAAACTCAATTCTGTATGTCTTCAAGAACTCTTTAGTTCTTTCAACTAACTTAGCGTATTGATTCTCAGAGATTTGTGTTACTGGGTTGTCACCAATAACATTGTTCTGTATATATTTTTCTCTGATTCTATTAAATAAATCAAAAGCTGTAATATCTTCTATATTAAACAAAGAGCTATTGTTGGCAAATATCTCACCAAACACTCTAGCTGTAATGTCTTGTACAAACTCATTAGTTTGTTTAGCATTTACACCTTCAATCTTTCTATACTCAGCAGCTTGATTCTTAACAGTTTCAGGAAGTGTTCTATCTGCAAACTCACCTGTATTTATAGCTTTGAATAAGTCTTCTTTCAATGTAGGTTTATTTACAAATGATTTGAAGAAGTCCATAATAGCTTTGAAGAAGTTCTTAATCTTTTCTGTAAGGTTTCTAGCAGGTAACTTACCAAGTCTAAACTCAGCAAAGTCATCAGCTATTCTTTCCTTAGCTTGTTGATCTGTAGCATTAGCATAATCTATTCTTCTACCAGACTCTCTGTCTAAGAAAGAACCTGTTTGAGCTTTGAACTCATCAAGGATAGATTGTTGCTCTCCTTGAGATAAAAACCCTTTCCAGATACCTTCAAATATCTCATGGTATTCTGTACCTCTCTGAGCTCCCTTAAAAAACTTAGCTACACCATTCTCAAATGCTCCCCATGCTTTCTCTGTGTTATTAATCTTAATAACATTCTCTAACACTTGATAAGGAATGTTCTTAGCATTCTTAGCATGCCATTCTTTAAACAATGCAAGCTCAGCATCACTTATTCTATCTACATCTGTTCTACCTATTCTTCTATATTCAGCATCACCAATATTAATGTTCTTAGGTTGTTCTGCTTGTTCAGCTTTCTCTTCAACAGGAGCTACTTCTACTCTATCTTTAACAAGCTTAGCTGTAATGAACTCAACAGCAAACTTAGCAGCAGTCTCAATAGGTTGATCTAACTCATCATACTTACCTAGGTCTTTAAGTTGTTGTGTAGCAACAGCCATTAATTGTGGGTTATCTACAATCTTCTGAATGTTTGGATTCTCACCAACTAACTCTACAGTGAAGTCACCTTTACTGTCTGTTGTAACTTTATATGTAATAGCTCCTACATTAGACTTATAAGTCTCCACTCCAGCTTCTGCAGGTTTAGCTACAGATTGTTTTGGAAGCTCTAAGCCATTTAGAATAATATACTTTTGTTTGTGTGTGTAAGGAACAGCCTCTGTAGGTTTAGCCACAGTGGTTGTTAAAGGAGCTATACGTCCAGATCCATCAGGATTCTTACTTGCTAACAAATAAGACTGATAGTTCTTCCAGCTTCTTTGTGCTAACTTACCAGCAGCATCTACATAGAATTCTATAAAAGGTTCACCTAGTCCTAAGTTAACTGTGAAGCTATTTACATTATGGAACACTCCTTGTAAATCACTTATAATAGGAATCTCTTGCTTTTCTATATTAGCAAAGTCATATGTGTTGCTTCCAATGTGCAATATAGATCCCTCTATATAAATACGATTGCCACTTCCTTCGCCTACACCTTTTGCTACAGCATCTGCATTAGTATAGAATGTAACTCCTTGTAAAAATCTTTTATATATCTCATTAAACTTAACTGGCTTCTTAGCAGCAATTTGTTGCTTAGCTTCATTAGACATAGCTTTGAGTACATTATAAACTGCACTTGCTTGGTCTTTAGTTAAGTTAGAATTGTTTAAATATTCTAATGTGTCTTGGTTTTGGAATACAGGTCTGCCATTAGGAAATTTATAAGTTATACCATCTATATGGTCAATACCTTCTTTAGTCACAACAGTTAAGACTTGTTGTGTAGCAATCTGATTCTCAGGAATAAGAACACCACCTACAGACTTTTTAACATCATCTGTATTAGCAATACCTCTAGATGGAGTAAAGTTAAATATTGGATACTCTTCTTCAGCAGCCTCTCTTAAGTCTTTACGATATACTTCGTATGCAGCTAACTCTAATGCAGCTTGTTCTTCTTGACCAGCTCTGTTTCTAGGTTCACCTTTACTATTGTCTAGTTTAGCAGCAGGCATACCTGTAAACACCACCTTGTTTAATTCCACTTGCTCACCCACCTTACCAATAGGATTGCCATTCTTATCTACAAATTGTCTTTCTCCTTTCTTATCTTCTACAAACACAAGACCAATGAAACCATAAATAGGATCATTCAATAAGGCTGTATCAAAGTTACCTTCTCTAAAAGATAGTTCACCAAGACCTGCTAGTCCTAATGCAGCTTCTTGTTTCTGAGTGACAACAATAGCTTTGATATTCTTCTTATTCTTAAAGGTCTTTACCTTGTTTATAAACTCATTGTAACGTGTAATGTTAGGAGCTAATACTTTCTCCCAGTCAACAGAGGCAGACGTAGAAGAGGTAAACAATATACTTGCATCTTTCTTAGGAGTCTCCTTAGGACTAGGTGTATTCATTAAGTCTTCATCATTGTTGCCTGTTGGGACAACTCCAGATGTAGCAGCAATATCAGTTTGTGCAGACTTAATCTTATCTGCTACAGCATTCATCTTCTCTCTATTAGCTTGAAGATCAGCTTGTTCTTTCAAATATGTTTCTGAAAGTGTATTGAACTCAGTCTCAACAGCATCAATTAATTGTGCATTGTCTAAAGAGTTAATATACACTAACTTATCTTCTCCCTCAGGAAGTGTAACACCTGCAAACTCAGGAGTAGATAATACATTATCAATAGCAGCATCCATGATGTCTTTCAACTCTGGTGACGCTGCACCCTCATCTGCTAAGTCTATTGTTGCAAAATCTTCAGGAGTTAAGAAACGCACATCACCTCTAGGTAACTGCACTTCATATTCACCACCCAATGTTTGAGATAACACTTTAATCTTAGGAGCTAATGTAAGTGTATTGTCTTGCTTTCTAACAGGTTGTTTTAAGAAGTACTCCTTACCAACCTCTAGTTTTCTTTCTGTTTGTATAGGAAAGAACTCTCCTTCTGATGTTACATCTTCTTCTTCTTCTATCACTGTTACAGGCACTTCTCCTGTAGCACCAAACTCTACGTCAGGCTTAAACTGAAAGTCTGTAGGTTTAGATTTAATAGCATCATATTCATCAATGAATAACTTTCTACGTAAACCTAATTCAATGATATCAGACAATGCTGTCTTCAAGTCATCTTTAGTCTCAGAAGTTACATCCATCTCATTGATTTGTTTCAATGATTCTTGTACAGCTTCTTTATTAGGTTTGTTTTCTTTAATGATACTTTGTAATATGTCTTGTGTATTAACCCCTGCTGTGAACAATAGATTATTTACCTCAGGAATACGTAAGTCATAACTACCCACCTTAGCTAAAGAATACACCATTTTATCTAAGATCTCTGATGTATAGCCAGGTTGATTACCATACTTTCTACCCAATGAATCATATAGGTCATCAATATTTTTAGTAATCCTTGTAATGTTTGTAAGTCTCTTTAAGAAGTCTTCTCTAGTTTCACCAGCATTTACAATACCATTTGTAATTAACTCTTGGAATCCTTCTTCTGTAGATGACTGTTGAGAATAATAAGATAACTCTTCTCCAACAGATCCCACCTTACCATATTTAACTCTTGGCATAATGTAAGATAGAGTAAAGTCATTCTCAAAATCTTTCTCTGAAACCTTATCATTATTTACAATAGCTTGTTGTCTAGCCTTTTGAGAACCAATACCAATACCAATATATCTAGCATAGTCTCCAAGTACATTTTCAATATTGCTTTGATTCAAAGCACCTAGAGCTATATCTGTATTAGCTCTTCTTTGACCACCTGTACCTAATAGTCCTTGTTCTCTAATAGTTCCTCTTGCCTGTTGTAATCCACCAGACAAGCCACCAATTAAGATGCTCTCTAAACCTTCTTTAGTAGAGATGGCATCATCTACACCCTTACCAAGTACGTTACCCATAACACCACTTAAGCTAGTTAAGAAGTCTTGAGTTCCTTGTCTGTTTCTAAAGGCTCTGTTGAAGTAATCATTTGTACCTACTTGGATGGCAAACTGTGCACCTTCTTCAAATGCTTCTGTAGGAGCAAAGAATAGTTTAGAAACATCCTTTGATCTTTGTAACACTTTTCCAAACTTAGTAGAGGGAACCACTTCTGTGAAAGCAGCACCTTGTCCTTTCTTTTCAATCTGATTAAGTAACAACTTATCAGCTCTGTTAGAAGAACCTAATATCTTTGGAAGTTGAATATAGTTTGTACCAGTTAATAATAAAGTATTCATTCCCCAAGTGAAGTTACCAACATTGTTTGAGTAATCATCAATCTCATCTAAGTCAGCACCTGTAGGATTCTTACCATATTTTTGAACATATTGTTCTATTGCCTTTTGTCTAAAGTCATTTGTATTTTGTAAAGCCTCCAAGGAAGCTTCACCAAACGTACCCATTGTAGAAGCAATGATTCTATCAGGGTCACTTAGTATTTTAGCTACAGGAGTCTTTAAATATTTCTGTGCTACAGAATTAACTGCACCATCAAATGCAGCAAATTGATTTACCTTTGGTACAGCTACCATTGCTTCCTCAGCAGCAGTAACTGCTTCTAGTCCACGACCTGCTCTAACAAGAGTATTTGTCTTACCCATTACATTTAGTAACTTAGTCCAAGCCACACCACCCCCTATAGCACCCACTGTATATCCTAAGTTTTTTATCAACTTGTCTGAGAAGAAGTTAGCAGTCCATATATTATCAGGAGACCACCAATCAGCATCTCTTTCTTTAGCTGTGTAATAGTTAGGAGCAACATCTTCCAATCCTGTAATAAACGTTTTATCCATGTCTCTAGTAACATCATTATTATAGAGATTAGAAAACTTACCATTCTTTATAGCAGAACCAGCACCATATAAAAATCCAGCAGTACCAGCAACAAAAGAAGCTGCAGCAGTGCCTGCCATTTTAATAGCACCATTCTTAAACTTATCTACACTAGACTGTTGTTGACCATACATCTCTTCAAGGTTTTCACCAGATCTAACAGCAGCATATCTCTCACCACTATAAATATTTGCTGATGGAATAGCTTCTCTACCCTTTGGTTTATCACCTGCATAAGCAGCTTGTAAAAATAAATCAGTTACAGAAGGAGTAGGTAGTTTAGCTGTCTTTACAGCACCCCCATCACCAAGTACAGGTGTAGTTGGAAAACCTTCAATTGTACCACCAAGGTTGACAATCTTTGGCTTTGGTCCAAATGTATCTAATGTATTATCTTCCATTTATATTATTGTTGAGTTAAGAGAGCTTGGATAAACTGTGGATTTACACCATTAAATCCATTGATAATTGTTCTTATATCTGGCATACCAGGTAAGTTCTTTATACCTGAGTTTACACCATCAGTAACAAAAATGTGTGGATAGTACAATCCATTTTTATATGAGATGTTAGCTTTTGCATCATACACACTGTTCTTACTTAAATTTTTAAAACTATTTTTTTCAAAGTAAGCATCACCACTTAAGTATGTTTGCTTTTCTTTAGGATCACCAATAGAAGTTTTATCACCAGTTGCTTGAATATACATTTTAAGATTTGTAATATCTTGTGGTTCAAATAAAGTAGAATAGTCAATGTTAAGTCTAGTTGCTTCATTTTGAGATATAACCATACCTCCTAATCTACTCACACCATCTCCACCATATGCTACAATTTCTACCATAGGTTTGTCTCCTGACATTGGACTAATTTGTGCTTCATAAGTAACATCTTTACCACCAACGTTGCTAACAAACCCATTAAAGTCAGCAGAAGAGTTTTTTCCCTTTGTATTATAATCACCAGCAAATCTTACTAAATTATCCACTGTAACTTTATCATCACCAGCATCTCCAGTTATCAATCCTTTCTTAAGACTTGGTCTTTCATAATAATACTTTTTAAGAGCCTCTGCTTGTAATTTTAATGTTGAACCATAATCATCTCCAAATTTATTAACTATCTTATTTACTTGAGACAAATCAATTTTTGGTATTGCACCAACTCCTGGAACTCCTGGTATTCCACCAAGTGAGTTAACTGCTATGTTACCATACATCTTTGCAGATCTTGTAAGACCAGTTGCTAAATCAGGAGCATCTCCATATTGTAACAACGCAAGAGAAAGTAAATCACCTTTACCTTTTTCATTTAATCTAGTCTCAGCTCTCTTTGCTGCTTCTCTTGCAGTTTTATCATTTAAGAAACCAAGTGAAGAAGAGTTACCTTTTAAATAAACTGCTATATCATAAAGATCATCTGGAGTGGCTACAACTGGTTTACCATTAACAATACCACCTACAGATTTTATACCATCTAATAAAAACTCTTGACTTACATTTTTATTAGGTGACTTAGCTTGTGCATCTTGAAGAGCTTTTGATTTTACAGCATTCAATACACTGTAGTTTGTCTTTGTAGCTTTATATAATTCATATGCATCTTGAAGATCAGGATTGTTCTCCCTTTCTTTAGCATTCATATTATTATAAGCAATGTCAGTTTTGTTACCAAACCTAGCTCTAAACGCTTCAGGAGTTTCTTTAGTTTTAGCTGCTAAAGTATCAATTATAGTTTTAATAGCTTCATCTGGATTACGACCATTTGCTAACATTGAATTATAAGTAGCTTGATTTGCAGGTACTTTAGATAGAGCTGCACTCCAAATAAAGTTATCAGATGCATTTATATAGTTATTTGCAGCATCACCTAACTCTGATTCAAAGCCATAAACTATATCACGATCTCCTGGTTTATCAGCTTCTTCAAATCCATCATCTGTAATAACAGTTCCATCACTACTCACTCTTGTACCTTTACCACCTTTTGATTTACTAAGAAGAACTTGTAAAGCTCTATCCTTTGCCTTCTCCTCAACACTTGTTTTTAATGATGTCATTTTAAAGTTCATCTCAGTAACAAAGTTTCTTTGATCTTGAGCTTCTTGTTGAAGTTTAAAATTATATTCAGCACCTGGATTGGCCATTGATAGTTCCTTAGTTTTCATCTCACCAAACATTGTGGTGAATCTACTTTTAACATCATCCTTATATAATAAAGATCTGACAGCATCTGGATTATCCTGAGCTACAGAAACTATTTCATCATATTGACTTCTTACATTATTCTTCTTTAATTCAAGTTGATCTATTTGAGCTTGGACATTCTTACCTGTACCTTTTTGTAAAGCTAATTCCTCAATTGCATTATCATACTTAGAAATAATGTTTTCTTTTTGTAAGTTGATTTTTTGAGTTAGCATCTCTGGAGAATAACCTCTATATTCATATTGACCTGATATATCTAATTGCTGACTCACTCTACTATCAGAAAAGATTTGTTCTATAGTTTGTTTTACCTTCTCTGGAAATCTACCTTCCTGCTCTAGTCTTTTCATCACTGGAGAATAGATAGGTTTACCTTTTTCATCAACTTTTATATTACCATTTGCATCTGTTTCATAAACCATATCTGTTGTAAAATTATCAGGCTTTATAGAATCAAATGTTTCTTTAGCAAACTTCTGTACATCAAAATAAGGGATATAACCTGCTGAAAACTTTTGACCAGCTTTATCAGAAGACAACCAACTGTTAGCTTTCTTATTGAAATAATCAACATTAGCTGGACTTGACTTACCTTCATCTACATCCTTTTGTAACTTAGATAGTTCTTTTCTATAATTGGCTGTAGAGTATACAGCATTCTGAACTGTAGGGTCTTTGATAACTTGAGTAGCCATACCTCCCACAGAGTTAACTAATTGCTGATTAGAGAAGTCTCCTGCTGCAACAGTCTTTAATCTACTACCCAAGTCATTTAGCTTGGACTGTAGATACTTTTTGTCAGCATCATTGACAACGTCCATGCCAGCAATATTATCTACATATCCCTGAATTTTTTGCACACCTTGGTCATACTGTTGTTGCTTTTGAGTGCCAACAGTGACCATTGCTTCTATCAAAGGGGCCTTTGATACGTATGGGTTAAAGGTTGATATTTGATCTGTAAACGATGCCATAATACAAAATTAATTTAAAATATTAGAATTACCAAGAGTAATAACATTTTTTGGTAAATCACTATAACTTAATTAGTTATAGATTTTTTAAAGCTTGAACAATAGAACCATTTCTGCTTGTCTTAGAAGTTCTGGTTCTTTCCTTACTTCCTGTAATATTGCCAGTTTTATCTCTACTAACAATTCTCTCATATAGGTCTTTTATTTTACTTTTATCTAAGTTTGATAAACCTTCTATGCCAACTCCTTCAGGTATATTAAACTGAGCAGGAGCATTAGTGTTGTAAGCTACACCACTTGGAGAGAATCTGTAGTTGTACATGTTCTCATAAACGTTAAGTGTTTGATTCTCAAGCTTGTTCTGAGCAGTTTTATTAGCAATAGATTTAAGAGCTTCAAGAGCTTGAGCTCTAGTGTTAGATTTAGCTTGGGCCTGTCTAACGTATTGTTGATCAAGGATTTGTAAGTTTTTCAACTGAGCATCATTTAACAAAGCTCTGTTTCTATTGTAAGTACTCATCTTGTTAGCTTGATTGACTCTGCTTTGTTCTCCCAATACTCTGTTCTTAGCTTCTAATGACTGAGCCATAATCTGTGCTTGGGCTGCTGGATTTGAACCTGCAGCTCTGATGGCAGCTCTAGACTGAGAGTCAATAGCATTAATCTGATCATTAAAAGAAATGTCATATGGAGTATCTAACATTGGCTGGAAGGTTTGAGCCTGTACAGGTTCTAACTGATTGGTAGCCATTGCATAATATTCAGGATATATCTCTTCAGGGTCAAGACCTAATTTAGTTCTAGGTCTTAAGAATGGAGCAATGTTTGACAAAGCCATTTGACCTAACCCTTTCCAATCAAAACCTTTTCCTTTGTCTGCAGCTTCTTCAGCTACATCAGGAAGTAAGTTATTACTTGTACTTAACTTATCACCAGTCACTGTAACTGTAGGAAGAGTTGTATTCATTGAACTATATCCTGGTTGATAAGGTATTTGAGTATATTCATCTCTTGTAGGAACTCCACTTAATGCTGAAGACACAACATTGTTTACAATATCTCTTCCTGTAGGGCCAGGATATAAATCAGGAGCATCTGAAAATGGTGTACCACTATATGGAACATTAGTTCCTTTTTGTGCTATCATACGAGGATCTTTTTCTTTTACTAATTTGCCTTGTGCTAACTCATCACTTTTAACACCTAACTCACTAGCTGTATCAAGAATAGCATTCTGAACAGCTGCTAAGTTTTGTTTTAAAATAGCTGCACTTCTTAATTTCATGTTGGCTCCCATAAGTTGAGCTTGACTTGTATTCATTTTCAATTGATCAAACCCACTATTTCCTGTAGTCATATCAGCTCTTTCTGTAGCTTTTTCTATTAGCTTATTTTGTTTCTTTTCTACATTGCTTATATCTGTAGCAACATGTTTAAACTTCTTACCTTTTGCATCTGCTATACCAAACTCATCAGCAGCCATTTGTGATAATTTCATATTACCAAATACCACCATGCTGCTATCACGTCCACCATCTTTTAACTTAACTGCTGGTTCACCACCTTCAACTTCTACACCATTCTCACCAAAGTTAATAGGGATACCACCATTATCATGTGATCTACCTTTGAACATAACTGTCTCACCACCATCTGGTAAGAAAGGATTATAAGAAATAGTTTCTGCTTTACCACCTTCAATTACTTCTAAGTCACCATTCATATCTGATGCTTTACCATTTTTAGCTCTAGGATATTTGTCTGTATCAAACATCATATTAGTAGATGTCATACGTCCACCATTGTCAAACATTCCACTAGTTACTGCACTTTTTAATTTATTAGCCTGTTTACTATTTTGAACTGTATCTATTATACCTTTGTTTAACATACCCATGGCTAATCCTGCAAAAGCTTTAGGCATATCTGGTCTACCAGTGTATAATGCTGACGCACTAGGAGGAGTGTAAGGTACTTGTGCAAGATGACCACCACTTCTTAACATATCTGCATCATAAGGAGGCTTTAACAAATCTTTAACATTGTATTCACCAAACTTAGCAATCACTTGTGGATTGTATTCAGGATTCATATATCCACCATGTTCCATAGACTTACTAAACTGACCACTTTGCAATTGATTTTGCCATGCTGCTTGTTGACTATTAAGAGCAGATTGATCTTGATACTTTTTTAATTCTCTAGCATCTTTAGCACCACCTAATAAGTTACCTCCAACTTGACCTATTATTTTACCAGCCATACCACCAAGAGGACCACCTAACATAGTACCTATAGCTTCACCTGCAGCACCACCAATTTGTGCTTGACCAGAATCTTGGAAGTACTCTCCAAACTCTGCTTTGGGCATCTTACCACCTTTCTTGTATTGTTTTATATTCTTAGATTCAATTGGTTCATATCCACCATCTGTATAAATATCACCAGGATTGTATGTATTTTGAATCTCTGTAGGATTGCCACCAATCATTGTACCATTCTGAGCTGCTAAATAGTTTGTACCTGTACCATAGGGATTACCTAATTGTCCAGGTTGTACTAAAGAATCTTCAGGTCTTACATACTTACGCTCAACTTTTTCTCTTGTAGTAGCAGCTTGGCTAGCAAGTCCTGCTAGTTGAGCTGATTGATTAGCCTTCTTGATATTTTTCTTTTGTTGACCTATTGCTTGTGCACCACCTATAATTGCTGGTATAGCATTAAGACCAGCCATAGCTGCACCTGCTGCATCAAATCCACCACCAGCAGCTTTTGCACTACCAAATCCTTCAGGAGGAGGAGTTGCTCCATAACCTGCAGCCATTGTATCATACTGACTTACAGACTTTCCACTCATAGGCATTTGAAACATTCCTGTATTAGGATTAACTGAACTACCATATTGAGCAATAGGAGGATTACCAAAGTCAGTTAACTGATGTAATTGATCATTAACCATTTTACTACCCATAGCAGCTTTCTTAAATGCTTTACCATGAGCTTTCATAAATGCTTTCTCTGATGGATATTTCTTGTAGAATTCCTTCTCAGATTTAACTTTAGCCATCTTTAACATTTGGTCTTTCATATTATACTATTGTATGATTTATTTATATTTGTTTAACCAGCCACCATTTTTATCTTTAGATAATCTAGGTTCCATTCCTTTAGGAATATCTCTTGAAGCATTTGGATTACCTATAGGATTATTTAAATATGTTTCAGGATTAAAGTTTGGATTTTCTTTTTTATATTTAGGGTCATCCCACCAATTGATAGGTCCTCTTGTAACTTGTTGTGTACTAGTTGGTTTAGGAACTTCTTTATATCCTTTTAACCAATCTTGTTTGTAAAGTTTAATTCCTGAATTTTCTATAGATATTGGTACTTTAGATTGAGCCATATTTGTTGTTGGAAATGAAGATATAGGATGGTTTAATTCTTGACCTGTTAGTTCTGCCATGTAAGGTCCCTTATAACCAATTCCTCCTATAGGTTCACCAGATTTTGTAACATATCCATAATTTCTACCATCCCAAGGATGTTTCATACTAAAATAAACATCATTAAATTCTTGAGATTTTAATCCACCTTTTCCTGGATTAGCTCTAATAGCACCACTTTCTAAAATATCTTCATATCCTTCTTTACCTAACATTCTATAATAAGCTTCAGGATTTGCTTTGAATGCCAAAGGATTTAACTTATAAGCATTCTTTAAAGCTGTTTCTTCTGTAAGATATTTACCTGCAGCTTTAGCACCTTTACCAACAAGCTTACTTGCTGCCAATCCACCTTCCATTATCATTGCTGCTTCTATAGCATCCTGCATATTTTCAGCACCTTGACTAGCAGCCATTCTATTTAGTGGAGCATTATCTTCAGCTATTCTTTGTAACTTCTGTTTATCAAACTTAGCTTGTTCTCCTGGTTTAGGAGTGTATTGAGACATTGTAGGTCTATTAGCATTTCTTCTAGCTATGGTTTCTTCAGCTTCTTTCTTTAGTTTTTTGTTAATATCCCCACCATCTTGAAACTTATCTAACCAACCACCTTCTTGCATCATTGGATATTCTGTAACCTTCTCACCATCAAATTTATAATCTTGATCAGGATACATCATCTTTGTATCACCTGTATCAGATACACCAAGTACAGGATAGTCAACTCCCTGCATAGTGATGTCATTAGAATTGATCTCTGTTATCTCACCTGGGTAAGCCCATTGACCTCTGTCATCTTTGATTACAGAGCCATTCTGAGCACTTGCTTTTGTCTTCTTAGTATACTTACCATTAGCAGGAGCTGAGCCAGCTGTGCGTGCGTATGTGAATCCTACAGCACCTGGTAAAGCACCACCCATAGCAAATCGTCCACCCCATGCAGGAGAATAGTCCCTACCCTTGGTATTATATCCAAGTCCTACAAAGTCTGGACCTACAGATGCTTTTGCATCATTGTAGTTACTTTGTTTGCCATAGTTATCCTTAGTCTTTTTCTTTAAGACTAAGCCACCTTGTTCATATTTGTCTAACCAATTTGCCATTACTTGTAATTATTTATAACTAATCATTGATGGTGCAACAATGAATTGAGAAACAATGTGAGCTGTAGAACTGTTATCTAAGATGTGTCTCACCTTAAGATCTTTAGCTCTTAGTGGTTCTTTCTTAAATGATCTTTTTCCATAATCCATATTCACTTGATTTACAACCTTATCTATTGATAAAGATTCACAACTTGTTGTAAATAAAGGTAATGCTTTATTTTTAATTAATCCCCAGAAAGTATTATATTGATAGAAATTATCTGACTTAGTATAAGTGATAGTTTTACTTTCAGTATTATAGATTGGGTAGGTTAAGTATTGTTGTAGGTTGTGCATTGGCTTTGGTACCAATTCTAACACACCTGTAGACTGTTGACTATTGTAAAGAACAGCTTTGTTAAACCATTGATTATCAACACTTATCTGAGCATTATCATTAAACACACCATCAACAATAGGTAAGTAGTTAAACACCTTACTGTAGTCTTTTATATTCTGAAGAATCTCATCATAGGTTTGATAAGCAAATGGATACTCTATTATGTAAGGTTCTACGTTACCATAGTATTTATTGTAGTTAACTACATCAGTTAAGTGTCTCCATAAAGAACCTGTATTACATTCTGTGTAAGGCAATGCAGCAAGTTGTTCTATAGTGGCAGTGCCAATAGTAACTTGTAAAACTGTATGGCATTTACCTGTAGATGTTATAGTAATTGTAGTGACAGAATTATCCACACTAACAGTATACCCATCAATAAGATTTTGTTTGGTTATATCAGTGCCCAAGACAGTCCCTAAGTTATCAGAGATATCAAAGGGTCCAGTTCTACCACCTGAACACGTTAATCTTATTATTACTGTTTTAGCCATTTATTATTTTTTAAAGACATGGTACTCCAGCACAAGATGTTACTGGTGTTGAAAATAAACCAACTGATCCTTGAATTCTTCTATATCCATTAGCTGCACCTCCATAGTAACCAGCAGGAGCAGGTATAGTTAAAAACTGATCTACATACATAACTGACGCATTGTCAAAATATGGAACACCATTATCATCTACCCAGAATTGAGTCACTAAGGTATATCCTGATGGTACAGGAACTATTGGAAGTTCTGAAAATATAAATGCACCAAAACTATCTACATATATTAACTTTTGTATACAACAAATACCAGTGTTAGCAGCATCTGTTTCATTATAACCAATAGCACTTGCATCAATAGCTACATATGTAGGTGCTGGTGGTAATGTAGTAGTAGTGGTTGTAGTTAATGTTCCACATTCAGCTACACCTGTTATTTCACCATAAAATCCTGTTACTTCATAAGTACATATTCCCAAGCTACATGGTCTAGCATAGAACCCAGCAGGAGCAGGATTTGCAACACTAGTTGTAGTATATAAATGATCTCCTAATCCAATAGGAACTTCAACTACTAATACATATACAGTTGTATGCACATTAAGTTCCCAATTATCACAAGCTTGGTTTGGATCAACTGCATTAAAACCATATGTTAGAGTTGTCCATTCATATTGTGTTGTACTAGTACTTGTAGTAGTTGTTATATCACCACATTGACCAACTTGACTTATAATAGCTAAACTGCCTTCTAAAACATTAGGTGAATAACCATCACATAAACATGCACTTCCTGATTCACCTTCATTTAATACTGAACTTTGATTATTACCATTACAATCTGTCCACTGTACTATTGCACCTGTTGCACCTGCTGTAAAGTCCCAATTAAAACAACCAGCCCCTGCACCAATTGATTGACAATAAGTTGTAGTGGTGGTACTAGTGGTACTAGTGGTACTTGTGCTTGTACTTGTAGTTGTACTTGTACTTGAACTTGTAGTAGTAGTAGTGGTTGGTGGTGGAACATATGTAGCTGTACCATTTAAAGCACACTCTAATGGAACTGGTGTAGTAGTAGTTGTAGTAGTTGGAGAAGCTATCTCTGTAACAGCTACTGCTGATAATTCACATCCTTCATTTAATCCAGAATAGAAGAAGTTGTTTTCTCCTATGTAGAAATTAGGTATGTACGTGTGGAAACTTACCCAAGCTTTAGTGTTTAAGTTAAATGATACAGTCCATGACTTATTACAGAAGTATTCTACATCTGTTAGGTTTACATATCTTTTAACTGACGTATTACCAGCCACTGGTTGATTTATATAAAACTTCTGTAAAGCTTCATCATAGTATATTTGCTTAGTAGGTTGAGGAATATAATCTAACTTAGTTATGATTATTCTTTCAAACTTGCTGTCGAATACACCATGTAAACCAAGGCCATTGAAATGATTATCTGTGTTTGCTGTAGGGAAGTATCTTAATATTTCAAATGCTAAATGGTCTGTAAAGAATCTGTTTAAACCACTACCAAATCCTGAGATGTCTATTGCTTGGGTAGCATTAGCTATCATAAATACTTGACCTCTCTTAGCATCTATTGTTATTTGTCCATTAGGTATCTTAAGTAAGAACTTGTTTTGAGATCCTACATAACCTAAGTCAGTTTCAGCATAATCAATTGCAGGAGCTGATGTGAACAATGTAGGGTTACCTAAGAAAGCTGCCTGAGGATTACTTGTGTTCATTGTCAATAAGTTACCATAAAGCAATGACTTGTTTTCAAATCTAGCTAGGGTAGCTTTATTCTGTATACCATCTAGTGATACTAACTTACCATAGTTCTGAGGGAAGTCAAAGAAACTTATTGGACGATATATCAACCAATTGTTAATTCTATTATCAGAATAACTTTCTTGTGGATCAGAGTATATAGCTCTGAATGGGAAGTATGTAAAGCAAAGTTGCTTTATCCAGTCTGAAGGTAAATGAGAGAAAAAGTTCTCTGTGTTTTGTTTAGAGAAAGTGGTATTGTAATAGTAGGTGTTATCAAGTGCAATAGGAACTCTGCTTTCTTGGAACCAAGTATCAGGAATACCTGAGCTCACGTGTGGGTAGAAATCACCCTCTAGGTTATTAAATGCCTGACGTAAGTCTACATTAATAGAACTCTCTACATAGAAATAAGGAATACCATAAGCAAATAGATACATCTTACCATCATAGATATAGTTTTGTGAACCAGCTAATACAGTACCTGGAGCAGGAGTTGTAGAAGAGGTAGTGGTAGTTGTACTAATATTATCCACTATATAATCATTAGGACAGTCTAAATAATGAGCTTTGGTAGAAATGATATTCTTCATTAAAGTACCACCTACAAAGTAATCAGATAATTCAGATCTAGCAGAATACCAATATTGTGGATAGGCTACATTACCTAACTCATCATAGTAAATGTCACTATCATCAGGAGCTCCCACTCTATTATCAATAAAGAAAGGAAGCTTAGTTTTGAATCCAAACTTACCAATATATGTATCACCACCAAATATTACTTCAGTGGCTGGAAGAGAACTAAATATTCTTTGGAATCCTGTATCAATTGTTTGATAAGAATATATTTGTCCCCATTGATTATTATTAATAGCCTTTATTGAAGCATAATAAGATACAACTTTTATATCTTCTTGCTGTTCAGGAGCACTACAGTTATTTGCTTGAGAAATAGTAAATCTTGAATCATCAGATATCTGACTTACACCTGCTATGTATAAAGAAGGAGTTTGATTAGGGAATGGTAGAGGATTTACAACTACTCCTGATCTAGCTTCAATAGTTTTAGTATATATTGAAGACTCTCTATTAAAGTTATTAAGATCATGATTATCACCTACATTCTGTACACCTGGGAATACATATTGACACTTATCAAGTTGTCTTTGTTTAACTCCTTGATCATTTGGAATATCTGCACTATAGTCATAGCTAGAGACAGAGTTAAATGATTGTGCAAAGTTCTTTCTACTAATACCATTTAGGTAGATTTGTAAGTAAGTTTGATATGCTGTAAAGAATGCCACAGCACTAAATCCTCCTAGGTCAGCAATCTTCTTGCTAGAGTTTAAGGCATCTATTTGAGTTTGTCTGGTAAGAAGCTTGTACATAGAATGCTTCTGTACCTCAACAAAATGAGATCTTCCACCACCAAACAATACACTTTCTAATTTAAGAACATTACCTAATGTAGGTTGTCCAAAAGAAGTTTCTGGTGAATTAAATACTTGTCTATATTTAGATTCAATACTACTAAATCCATCTAAGTTATTTGGAAAACAATTAATATTTACTTTACTATTTTCCACTATAGTGAAACGATCACATCCTGATACAAATGTAGGAGCACCTATTGAATTAACTGTCACTGATGTATTAAATGGTACAGTGATAGTTTGTAAAGCTCCAGTTATAGGATCTAAATAATTAAATACAGGTGCTGAAAAAGTTACACATTTATAAGTTGAAGAGATTATATAAGTGCTAGATGTAATGTTTGTAAATGTAGCTGCTCCTGTATTTACAACAGGAAGTGTAAGAGAACATATTTCAGTGGTAGCTGTAGTAAAATTTTGACTTGATACAGTGCCTGTATAACAATCTGTATATTGTAATGCACCATCAACTGTAGCTGTCACTTGGAAAGTATCACATTGAGACATGTAAGAATTACTCTTCTCAAGTAAGAATGGATCTTTAGCAAGGTCATTATATGGATAGTTAGGATAGTAAAAGTTTGTACCTTCTCTATTGTACTTACCTACATTTCTCAATATACCTTTAGCAATAATAGATTTGTTTGCACTTCTATTTCCTCTCACTATTTTAAATCCAACAATTGAAGCTTTTTCTTCAGTTGTTAAAGTAGATGTTTGAATTAAGAACGCTACCTGTTGTACATCTATTTTTACACCTATTGGATAGATGGCATTAGAAGTTTGCATGATTGGTTCTATCTGACCACCTGAATATGTAATAGGAGGAGTCTCAAAGTAAGGAGAAACTAATACATCAGGAAATTTGTGATGTCTAATTTTCTGACCAGCAAGTTCTCCCCATACATCTACATTACAAGGATATTCTTCATCTTGAGCTTCCCAATAGGCAAATTCTCCAGATTGATATGGATATGCTTGTCCTATATTTTCAGTGCTAGAAACAGGATATGTAGTGGATACAGTGGCAGTGTTATATATCTTCCAATAAGGTTGAGGAGCTCCATCTCCTATGTAATCTGCATTAGCTGTTGTTACATCTGGCTGAGATAACTCCTGAGCATTTTTAACTCTACCAGGAATATGGAAGCCATCTGTTTGTTTACCATTATCTAATAAAAATACTATCTCAAATGCATATATCTCATCTCTTAAATATCCTCTTAGATTAGCTGTATAGAAAGGATCTGCATAGCTATTACCTGCTGGTAACTTATAAGTTTCCCATTCTAATGTTATTTTACTAGCAATTGATTGATAGTTAATTCTATCAACAGAAGTAAGATTATCCCAAACGATATAGTCTTGCACACTTGTAACATCTTGTGCAATATCATAATAAGGGAACTTCTCTAATATGTCACCTAAACTTAAAGGTATTTGTGTTTGGTTTTGACCTGAATAAGTGGCTGTTGTTATCTTGTCTTGAATCTTAAAAGTTCCTACAAGTTCTACACTGGTACCATTATTAATAGTCTTAATAACAGCTAAATTAAAATATTGGAAGTATCCTGTAATATCTACATTACCAATACTTAATAATATAGACTTTCCTACAGAGTATTGAAAATCAGGAGTAGTTATCTCTGTATTTGCAATAGATGTAGGATTGGTTACAGAATAATAGGATGTGTATCCATCTCCTGAAGCATTACAATATTGAACAGCAAACTGATATGTACCTGCTTGTAAATCTCCACCTACAGCTGTTCCAGTAATATCTATGCTAGGAATAGAGAAGTTAGGTTGTACTTTTAACTTATTACAGTCAAGTACAGGAGTGACAATTGGATCACAACTTGAAGAACCTACATAAGTTGAAATATAGGGAACTTGTTCAATGTTTATATATCTTCTTGGATTTAATCCATCAGTCCAATATACCTCAGTGGTACAGTTTGTAATCTTATGTACAGCCTTATGAATAGGATAGTTTATATCAAAGTTTAAGCATTCAGAGTTAGCACATACAGTGATTTCTAAATCAGGGTATTCTGTACATAGTGTATGATATTCACAATCATTGTTATCCATATATCCAATTTCACTTCCTCCTGTTTCAGGATTAGCTAAAAAGAATATGTGTTTGTTTTTCTCTTGAATGAAATGAGTTCCAATTAAATGATAGCCTTCAGGAAACTCTAAACAAGCTTCATTACTTGGCTCATTTTGATAACTTACAGAATTAGCATCAAAGTTTTCTAATGCTCCATTTAGGGCATAAGAAAGTTTACCCTTCTGTATTTGGTTTACAGAAGAATCCATATCTAGTCCAACTCTGCCAAGATTATACTCTTGTCTTATGTTAGATATTCCTTCTTGGTTATCTGCCATATCTTGAGCTTCTGTTTGGTAATTCATATTGTGCAAAGCGTTGTAAATCATTTCTTACTCTTCTTTGCTTAGTCCATACATCTTGTTTCTTAATCTCAGTGTAAGCCATAATAAAGGCTTCTTCTGAAAGTTGCTTATAGTAAACTAACTTAGCTTGTATTTGGTTGAATGTCTCATCATTGATTTGGTTAGATAAGGTTTCAAAAACTTTATATTTAATAAAGGCTTCTACGTATTCTCTTATACGATAGTTATCAGGAATCAATTGATTACCTGTAGCATCATAGTCTGTAGCATAGAAAATCATATGAACAACACCACAGCTGAAGTTGGTAACAAATTTGTTATCTCTAATATCAAAGCTATCATAACCAGCACTTCCTGGAGTGAACTCGTGCACAGGGGGTGCATTTGTATAAAACTGCCAAGCATCTGTATAGCTTACATCACATTTACCTTGGCAAGATATATTGCCTGGTTTTAATAAATACTCTTTTCTTATACCTCTAGCTATCTGTTGATTGGTTTTATATACAGCTTGGATGATATCAGGCATACACGTAGGACATCCTGTTGTACATTGTGGATTAGTACATGGTACTCCACCACTAATAACAGGAGAGACTTGTATAGTTGTTTGGCTAGCTGCCTGAGAATAGAATGAGTTAGCTGTTTGATATGGAAGCTGAGGAATCTCTGTACACATCCAAGCTTCTCTAACAGCAAAGAAGTTGTCAGGAAGTCTAGCCTCATATCCAGAAATATCTAATGTCTGTTCAGCAATGACATAACTTGATCTACCCATCTTTTGTAGACACTTGTCTAAATAGGTGGGGAACATTAAATCATCAACTGCTCCTGTGTCAAAGTAAGATTTTAACTCTTCTTTAACAATTGAATAGATTGGCTCAGGAGAGACAAAGTTGTATCTGTAATAGTATGCCATGTTATGTTATTTTATTTTTTCCATTCTCTATACAAATGCTGGTATTTGTCATCTGTTTTTATGTAATGTGACAGCAATCTAGAAGTAGAACGAGAAGGTTTGAAGTACCATAAGTTGATGTTACGAATTCTTGTAGACTCTTTAAACCACATCCAACCAAAGAAGAATCCTTCTGTATGGAAGTTAAAGTTATAAATGATCTTACCCTTTTGTTTTGTCTTTTGCCAATCAACTGGTAGGTTAACCATCTCCTTACCATCAACTGTTTTCATCTTCTTTCTCTTCTTTTTATTGATAGAGAATTCACCAAAGCCAAAAGGAAGTCTTGCTTTCTCTCCTGTTTCTAGAATGTAGTTTTTGAAATGTTCATTATATTGATATATAATGTTTCTCCACTCATCAAATGTAACTTTTATGGTGGGATTTTTTCTGCAGAAATTGTTGTAGTTTTCTTTACTGGAGCTTCTCCAGTCAATCTTGGTTCGCATTAACTAGTTGGTTTAGCATTAGGAGCCTGACCATCTATACCATCAAATGTCATGTCAGTCTTAATGCTAAAGTAAGTAGATAATAGTTTTTGAGAAGTTAACTCTAATACTTGCTTTTCTAAATAACCAGGACATCCAAACTCCTTATCCAATGGATTCATACAGTATTCTTCATCGCTCACTGTAGGAGTTGGGCCACATGCACAGTCTGATGGGTATAGTATCTCATTAGGAACATCTTCTTCAAAGAATGCAGAAATTCTCACTGAGTGCAAATTAGGATTATTAATGTATAAATATCCTCCATTTGCTATCCAGTAATATTGTTCAGCTCTAATGATAGGTAGCTTTAATAAATTTAAGTATCTGTTAATTGTAATCTCTTTAAATCTTTTTCCTTTACCACCCATAGCGTTGATAGAATAAACACCTTGTATTAGATATTGATAGTTTCCTTCACTGATGCGAGGAAGTTTGAATCTGCTTCTTGCCACTTGACAAGGATCAACATACTCACAGCAATCAGAAATAGGAACCTCTATCATCTCTAAACAAGGAAGCGTTTGGAATACAGTGTCTGTAGCCCAAAGCTTTCTGAGATTTGTTTCTCTCTTTACTAGTAAAAATGTATTGTTTCTAACCTCAGACGCAACAACCCTATCAGTGATAAGGTTATCTGTTGTTAATAGTTTGTGCATTGCACGAACATCTGAGACCATTTTTCTTAATGTAGCCATTATAAATACTGTTTGAATATATTTGTTATTCCTTCATCATAATCAATTAGGAATCCTGTAACTTCTGCTTTAGACATTGTGTGACCATTCTTATCATCCCATAGACTCTTAGCATTTGAGAATGCTGGGATCTGGTAAAATTTAATACCATTGAAATCATGACTCACTTCATGGTGTTTGTCTCCTGTAAATATATAGAACTTATCATGGTAAGACCACCCTGCTCTATATTCTATTGGAAACAATGCAGCAAGCTTTGCAGGTTTAATAGCATCTCCATGATTAAACATCAATGCTGATTGACCATAGCTTACATACTTTCTATACTTAGGAGAACAATCAAATGTTACTCTCTCTGTATTTCTAAAGTAAGTTTGTAACCAATTAACCATATGCCATCCTACAAACTCATCATGATTACCTGCTACATATACTACCTTCACTTCATGACCATACTGTAATAACATTGTAATCATTAAGATCTCATGTCCACAGATATACTCAAAAGAAGTATGATATGTGTGAGTGTTTGTTTGAGGAGTTCCTTTTGTAGTCATACCAGTGTATTCACTATTGAACTCATCAGACCCAATGATATATGTAATTTGTTCTAAGTTGTTTGAAAGCTGAGCTTGGTTAGCTATCAACTCCACCTTGTACATGATATGAGCTAGTCTATTAGTAACATCATTGTTACCATCTATGTCATATTTGTTCAAGTGAGAGTCTTGTTTGTTGATGACTAACATACCTTTTGGTTTGTCAAAGTCAACTTTAGGACTCATAACCTCTTGACTTACAGGCTTATATGAAGCTAAAAAGTCTACAAACGCATCTTGAAAAACTTGTTCTGTAGACTTCTTCCCTAACCAGGCTTTGACTTGCCAATGTGGATTCCCACCATTTCCCCAGTAGTTCTGTACGTACTTGGTGATTTCCCATTTGTCTGTGTCAATCTTACACTTTACTATGAGCTCATCTAAGCTCTTAATTTCATCTTTTGTATTGAAGACAATCTCTCCTGTTCCTTTAGCAATATCCTCTTCAAATCTTACTATTGTTTCCTCTAGCTCAGAAACATAGTTACCTACCTCTGCCACTTCTTCAACAAGTTCTCTATTTCTTAACTCTATTAACAACTCATCAACCTCTGATTCTGTAATTCCAAGCTTGTCAGCGTAGAACTTTTTACTCTTTTTCCAATGTAGGATTTCTTCTAGCTGGTTTAGTAATGCTTGATTCTCAGGCATATGTAGTTTATTTTGGTTAAAATTATTGTAAAGATAGGAACTATTTCTGAATTTCCCAAAAATAAACTAACTATTTTGGTTATATGGAATAACTTTTTTAGTTATAGTTAAAACAAAAACTCCCAGGGTAGAAACCCCAGGAGAACTTCCTGTAAACCAACAAACAGGATTTTTAAAATTGTATTAGCATTGGAACTCATAATATTCAAAGGTGCCACTTATAAGCTTCCAAGATATATTCTCTGAATCATAGAATAAAGCAGTGATAGGAGCACCTACAGCGTTTCTAGCAATTGCTGTACATGTTATAGAACTGCCTCCTCCTAGGCCTGCAAATGAATCACCATTGGCTACAAATAAGGCATAGTCAGAAGCATCTAAGAATATTCTTAAAATTGAACCTGTAGGACATCCATCATATCCAGCATAACGTCCTATATCAGCTAAATATAATTCATTTGGATTAGGGGTTGTAGATGTAGAGGTTGTGCTTGTGCTACTTGTAGAAGTGGTGGTAGTTGTTGGAGCTCCAGATACAATTAAGTAAAGGTCTCTTTGACAAACTCCTGTAGATCTTACAAGAACTTCTGTAGTTCCATCTGGAGCTAGGCTTGAAGTATATCCAGCAATAAGAGCTGCTCTAGAAATACCAGTTTCAAATGCTGTTGTGTAACCATCTGCATTTGAGTATAAGTTGAATGGACCTGTATCAGATCCTGCTAGGGTAAGTGTTATTAATACTGTCATATTGGTTTATTTTATTAAGTAGGGACAACTGTCACTGAAGTTATTGTTAAACATGGATTTATACATCCACAGTTACTAAACCAGCTAACAACAGTATCTCCTATATAGAAGTTATAGTTTCCACCACTAGCATCATCATATACAACAGCTAGATAACCTGCTGATGTTGCAGCTGTATTAAATACCACTGTGTAGTTTCTTTGAGTTTCATATTCTCCAGGACAACAAAAACATTCTCCTGCAAAAGTGTCACTGTATCCATAAGACTGAATTGTAGTTGGTACACCAGCTGAAACAATATCTTGATATCTAGGACATCTATTACTAGGATAGTTTATATAAGGAACACTAGTTGTACTTGTGTAATAGTAAGTATTTATATCTCCTTTAGTAACTATTTTGTTACCTGTAGGAGCACTTCCTCCAATAAGAGTAAGTCCCATAGTGTTTAACTCATTCCAAGTAACTAAAGCGTTGTTTGTTAGCATTTAACTATAATTGATTTATAATGAACAAGCTCCATTACAAGTTGTGGCAGATGGAAGAGTAAGTAATACTGCAGGACTACCTGGACTAGTTGATTGTGTTATTTGATAAACGAATCCACTAAAGCTTGCATCTGCATAGAATCTATTTATTATAACAGAAGTTCCAGTTGGAAACGCAACTAATACATTTGTACTTGTTATATTACAACCTGAACAATTATATTCATCTGCTAAATAATAATCATAATTTGGATTTGCTGTGGTAGATGTTGTAGTTGTAGTGGGACCAGGAGCACTAAAAGATCTTGACTTACTTAATCCTCCAAAAGTATAAGCTGTTGGAATAGATACTGTTGTCCAAGTTAACCAGTTAGTTGTAGTAGTTATTTGAGCACTGTCTATATATGTTATCAATGCATAAGTTCCATCTGAGTTAACAAATACTCCTCCTGGTGTTTGTCCTATTCCTGGAACTGGTAAATTAGTATTAAAATAATCAGCAAAATCAGAACCATAATTTGTAGAGTAGCGAAATTGATTTAATGTATTATTAGTATTGATTAATGCTACTAGCATGTATTGTCCATCCTGAGACATATCACAATACAAAGCTCTAAAGTCCTCATTATAATGCTTTTCAATAAATGATCCACCATAGTTAGAAGATGTATATATCCTTCCTTCTCCATTTACGTTACCTGTACCAAATGAAGATTGTTGTGATAATAATTGATATTGTCCTGAAGTATTTATGGCTACATCTGTCCAGTAACTGTTAGCAAAATTATTAACACTAAATGATGCTCCATAATTAGAAGACTTAAATATTCTAGATCCCCAAGCAAAGCTTCCAGTTTGTAAGTTTCCAATAGCTGTAACATATATACCATCTCCAGAACATGCTATTTTTGGATAAGGAAGTTGTGTTAGTTGACCAAAACCAGTAACAGGAAAATAGTAAATATTAGTCCAAGTAACTCCATAATCAGATGATTTGCATATAGTAAATGCTGAGGCACTAAATGCAACTATATACATATATTGCCCACTATCTGAAACACATGTTCCAGGCATATCATAAACTGAACCTGGTGTTAATGACATTGTACATGAACGTGAAACAAATGTCACCCCATAATCACTTGATACTTTTATATCATTAGTTTGTGTACCTGATAATACGTATTGTCCTGCACCACTTCTAGAAACACTATATCCAGCAGAAATAGGATTTGACCATGTTGAACCTAAGTCATTTGAATATATTACAGTTCCATATGTTGGTGCACCTGGTGGAGTGTAAGGATTTGTATCATCAATTGCATATATTCTATTAGAATATGAAAGAGGTTGCAAATCATTTTTAACAACTAATTGATTAGCAGATTTACTAGAAAAGCTTGGATAGGAAGTATCTATGGCAACATAAGATGATGCCTCAGTTTTAGTTATTTGTTTTTGACTTACAGGAATAGTGGAAAGAGGAATAAATACACCAGTAGTTACTCCATCCTGAAGATTATTACAAGAAACTGTTTGATTACTTGCTATACCTGACCAACTCATTATTTATTTAATTTAGCTTCTAACTCAGCAATACGTTTTTCTAGTTGAGCAATCTTCCAACTATGTACTTGTGTATAATCCACTACTAAGAAACCATCTTGTTTTTCTTCTACAGCATCAGGTAATACATTCTGTACTTCTTGAGCAATATATCCCCAATGAGTTTTATTATCTCTTTCTTCATCTTTCCAAGTGAATGCTACAGTTTCTACATTGTTTGATGGAATAGCTGTAATTATATCTTTAAGTCTTAAGTCAGAGTTTTGGAAGAAAGAATCTGCATATATTGAACTACCACTTACAAACACACTTGAGTTTGTAAATCCAGAGTTTGCGTTAGTACATATAACTATTGCTCCTGCAGTTGCTGGAGAGATAGTTGTAAATCCAGGACCTGTTGGGCCAGTAGGGCCAGTTGGACCTATAGGACCAGGGCCACCAGGAGTACCTGGACTACCTGTTGGTCCAGGACCACCAGGAGTACCTGCTGGACCTGTTGGGCCTGGATTACCTGTAAGTCCTGTTGGACCTATACCTCCTGTTGGGCCTGTAGGACCAGTAGGTCCAGCAGCTCCACTAGTTCCACTAGAACCATTGCTACCAGGGCTACCAGGAGTTCCACTACCACCAGAAGTACCACTTGTACCTGTACTAGTTCCACTAGAAGCAGATGTACCTGCACTAGCTGATGTACCAGCTGTAGCTGAAGAACCTGAGGTTCCATTAGTACCAGCTGTGCCAGCTGTTCCTGATGAACCAGAACTTGCAGATGTTCCTGATGAAGCACTAGATCCACTAGTTCCTGCAGTTGCAGATGTACCTGATGAACCAGAGGTACCACTTGATCCGTTACCACCAGCAGCTCCAAATAAGTTTACAGTCCAAACTGCATATGTTCCTGAACCTGTTGTTGATGCTACATTAACAACCATAACACCTGTAAGGCTATCATAGCTTGTAACAGAACCTTGCATTGTATTAGATACATCATATGTCAAAAGCACTGTCTGAACAATACTATAAGCTAATCCTGTATCAATAGTTAAAGTTTGAGTTCCAGTTCCTATTGTTAAAGATGTGACAGAAGATGATAGATATCTATCTCCATCTATACCAGCTGTACCTGATGTACCTGCTGGTCCTATTGAACCTGATGTACCAGACGTACCCATTGTACCATCTGCAGCAGATGTTCCTGAACTTCCTGAACTTCCAGAAAGACCAGAAGAAGCAGATGTACCAGCAGTTCCAGAAAGACCAGCAGAACCTGATGTACCATTAGAACCTTCTCTACCAGAACTTCCAGAGGTTCCACTAGAACCAGTTTCACCACTTGTGCCAGATGAACCAGCAGCACCACTAGCACCTGAGCTACCTGAAGTGCCAGATGAACCACCAGGTCCTGTAGCACCTGAACTACCAGATGTTCCAGAGCTTCCTGTTATACCACTAGAACCAGAAGTTCCAGAAGTACCATTAATACCAACAACACCATTACAAAGAGCATCATCTATTTTTGATAGAGCACAGTCTAAGTTATCTCCAGTGTGAATTCCTGAACAAGGAAGGTTGGGTCCATTATATATAACATGAGCTGCTGTAGTTTCACAAAGAAGTGAACCACAGTTTTGACTAGGTTGATAATATGCGTTGTAACAAGGATCTCCAGGATTGCAAGCCATTTTATAATTAGTTTAATAAGATTAAGGAATGTACATAATATAATATGAAGCTATGACAGGTTGAATATTTGCGTGAGCTGCCCCACCACCTGCATTAGCATTTGTAACACTTGTGCTTACGTCAACAGTAAGACTAACACTACTTGTAGTTTTAATATTTGATGAACTTTGACTACCAATTACATTTGAACCATCTCCAGCACCTTTATTTAAATAACTAATAGTATGACTATGAGGATTAGGAGTTATTGACGCAGTAGATGTAGCAGTTGCACTATGTGAGTGAGAAGGCATCTGTGATGCAATAAGCGTCACTGTATTTGCTCCAGCTGTATTAAATATTGCATAGTTTGGATTACCAGGATTTGCAGGATTAACTGCAGCATCTAATGGACCACCTGGAACATTTTGAATAGCTCCAACAGCAACACGTCCTCTTCTATCAGGAGTACCATTTAAGCCATTGCATAGATTTACCTTATAGAAACCAGCAGAATTTAAGCCTGCACCTGTTCCATCAAAGTTAGTTAATGGTCCATAGTATTCATATGCTACATATGGAACCATTTTTAAATTTTGTTGGTTTGAACTACCACCTTGACTAGCTATATAAGCTGCAATCAAAGCATCTAAGTCTGCTAGCTTAACATAGTTTGTATCTACATCAAGTGTAAGAGCAGCAAGATCAGTGACAGTTAGACAAAGCTTATTTATAATAGCTTGGACAATAGCATGAGTGTCAGAAGAAGCTGTTACTCCTGTAAGACAATCTATTGTGTAATTAGCATTAAGTATAGTTAATATATCATCAATAGTAAATATTTGTGCTTGTAAGCTACATATAGCTGATACTGTAGCAGTAAATAACTCTTGAGTGTTTGGTGTATGAGCAGGTAAATATAAATCAACTATAGGACAAGATATATTTAATGCAATAGCATCTCCTTCTCCTGATAATAAAGGAACCAAAGCATTCATTATGGCTTGTTCAACAGAAACTAAATTGTCTCCTGTTTCAACACCTAGTGCCTCATAGTTTATACCTGTATATCTAACACATTCATCAGATACTGTCTGAACACATCCATTATAACAACTTTCGCAAGACATGGTTTAATTTATTTATGAATTAACACTTTAACTCTACTCACCACCTGAGAGGTAGTGGGAAGTCCACACACCATAGCATAGGTGGGAGTACAAAGTCTATATGTTAATATTTGTTTGTAATGTAATAAATCATCAATTATCTCTCCAGGAATATAATTGTTCATGGAGAAGATAATATTATTATACTGGCGATTTGCCCAGTAAGTTAATCTTTCATCAATTTGTAATAGTGTAGCAGGGATGCTAGCATCAACTACACAATCTGTTAATCTTGGTGATAACATCTTTTATTCTTTTTGTAGCGTTTTTAAGTTTGTTGTTGCATGCTGAGCATAGGCCATTAATCAATTGACAGCCACAGCCCACCTTCATACCACATCCTCTACAGTTTGCCATATTAAGGGAAATTAATTACATAGTTGTTTCCTGTACAACCACATTGGTTTGCAATAAAATAATCCAATTGTCTATTGGCTTGGACATATAATTTATTGGCTGTATCAATAGCACAGTTATTAGCTGCTGCTATAGAGCCTTGAATCATATACCAAATACTATTCAATACTACTTTTGACTGGGTTCTTATAGCTGAATCACATTCCATCATGTCAAGCTTCATAAATGCACTATCAAACTTTTCTTGAATAAGTTCAGTACGCATAATGTTCTTCTCTACATAATTTACATTAGCAGGAGCAACTGAATATTTCATGAAATAAATTCCATCAGGCAATGGTGTCACTGCTGGGAATGGACTTAATCCTAAAATAATTGAGTTGTAAACATTAAAGCTATTCACATTGAATGGAATAGAAACAGGTGTAGTAAAACCAGGAACAGTAATTTGCATAGTAGGAGCACTCACATTAGGTGGATCTGTATCATAAACAGATATATCAGCCACACCAAGTGTTTGTGTGTTATATGTGTTGATTACTAAAAAATCTAATATCATGGTTTTTGATAATAAAAATGCCAGAGGATTTGAGATATCCTCTCACCCTCTGGCATAGGTTAATATGATGCTACTTTTATTCTTAAGGAATCAAAGTAGTTGTTGTTGAAGTACTAGGCCATACAGTAGTTGTAGTGCTAGTAGTTGTGATACAAGCAGTATCTCCAGCCACAGCTCCTAAACCAGCTACTAATATAGCTTCAATTGCAGATGTTTGGTTCTCAGGAACAGCAATGATTACCATGCTATCTTCCATAATATAGTCACCCCATTGGTAAGCACTCTTATCATACTCATTGAATTTGATATAGTACAAATCATAGATCTGACCATCAGTTACCCAAGACTCAAAGTTCTCGTTGTAACCATTCATTCTGTAAAGATGCTTCAAGTAACCAGCTTGGTAACTATAGAAGTTCTTCTCTAATTGTTGAACCTCAGCAGAAGTACCAACAGCATAGTTAGAACGTTGTGTGATTACTGGAGTAGCAACTCTATTACAAGGATCGTCAACAATGAAGTCAGCAGTTGTAGCTGGACCAGAGAAGATGAAAGTTCTAAAGTAGAATCTGTCATACTCAAAAGGGAATGCAGCAACGTCACAAGGTTGTCCATAAGCAGTCAAAGGTTTACCACTGATACGTAATAATGCACTTTGATCATCACCAATTCTTTGGAATTGATAGAACTGAGTCAAATAAATGTTGTCTGGGTTGTCACCAGGTGCACGAGATTCTAACTTTAAGATTAATTCATCAATTAAAGCAGGAACATCAACGTCTGTACAAGGATCATCACCACATCCAAGACATGGAGCATTAACTGTTACAGAACGAGTGAAACCATTGAAATACAATGTGTTTAAGTAGCTAGAGAAACCACGTAAAGTTAATGTTACAATCTCACCAGGTTTTACTGTGAAGTCAACTACATCAGTTACTTGATTCACTGGAGTAGGACAACCTAAAGATTTGTACCATTCAGTTACGTTTGTTTTACAAGAGTTACCACTAGGACATCCAGCAATTTTGTCTGAACGCTTAGAACCTTGTAAGTAGGTGTTAACTCTACCTTGAGCTACATAAAAATAAGGGGCAGCAGCAATGTTACCAGCTGTGGCAACGCTATAGTCATTTAGGAATATTCCTACTTGACCTGCTGTTAAGTCTTGTGTTGATCCAGAGCTAGGTAATGTGTTTCCTACTGGTACAACAAAGAGGGTGGTTAGGGAAAAATCAGCCATTTTGCTTTATATTTAATTGTTAAAAATTATTCGTTTGTTTGTATTCTGTAAATTGAGCTTTGAACAGCACTTTGGTTTTCTGTATACATAGCCAAGTTTTGTACTGTAAGATCTAATAGTTCATCTTCTAGGTATAGTTCAAGTTCGCAATCCTGATCGAATGATGGTAATCCATCAAGCATGATATATCCTGCCTTATTTATATATTGAGGATATCTCATGTAAGACATATATATATCCTTAGGTATAAACGTACCATCTGTAAATATAGAGATCTCATCAGAAGATATAAAGTTGAATGTCTCTTGATATTCAAAAGAGGGTCTATAGTGAGTGTTGTTTAAGCAAAACTGTAAGTCACCATGCTTAGCCAAGTCTCTATTAATCCATATCTTTCTATCTGTACATCTTCCTTTGTCAGCTAATATATAACTATCTATGTAGAACATGTACTGAGGTACAAGGAGATGAACGTTTGCAAACCATTGATTTAGTTCAGCATTCTTCAATGCTAGGGTAAGTGGTTGGTGATTGTAAGGCTGTACAAGACTTTGTAAGTCTTCATAACGCTTCTTAAACGCATCCATACCTAATCCAGAAACTGTACTAAACCCATCAACTTTTTGCTTTATCAATTTGATTTGAGCTTCATTCAATGCTAGAATTTTATCTTCTACAGGAATTTCTTGATGCTCGTTAGTGGATAGTTTATTTAGTTTCTGATCAATCTTATATAATAAACTATCTACTGGGATCATATTGCAGCTATTTTTTTACCTTTCAATTTACCTTCTAAAATTAATAATTGGTCTTGGTTATCTTCATCTGCTAAGAACTTCACTAAATCATCTTCATCTTTAGCTATTTCAAACTCACCTTCATAAATCTTACCATTAGGTTTAGCTCTATATACTGAGTGAGCAACAGCTTGTTTAACCAAGTCTTTAATATGGAGTAAGTTTTCTTTCATATCTGCAAATCTGTTGAATACCTCAATTGGATTCAAACCTTGATATCTGCCATTCTTGAATTCAGTTTGTTTCAATAGGTTATCCACCTGATTGTAAACTGCTTCTTCTTTGGAATCATCTGACACTGGAAGACCAAGTAGACGAGCCACTTTCTTCTTCTTCTCAGGAGTCATACTATCAAACTTGACAATTGCTTTGTTGATAAGTTGTTTCTTCTTAAACATTACCTTGTTCTCAATATCATCATCAGCAACATAGTACTGAACATCAGCAGGGAATTCACCTCTCTCCCAAGCTTGGTAGCTAGAAGCAATTGTTGGATGAACTCTTAACCATGAGAATGCTAATTCTTGTAATGGTAATGTAAAGTCAAAATAGTTATCACCATCTAGTAACTTTACTGGTTGAACGTGCAAAGAATCATCAACAGAAGTTGATAAGCCATAGTTCCAGAATTGAGAACGAGGACTTAAGTCAGCATTTAAAGCTGCTTGAAGTTTATCTCTTAACTCTGTTACTCTTTCAATCTCCATCTCCTTTTCTAAAGGATCTTGGATTCTTTTGATGTAACTAGCGTTAGGATCTAAGCCTGTTCTATACTGACCATCTAATTCTTTGTAAGGATATTTAAAAACTCCTGTACCAGGAATTCTTGTGTATCCTCTTGCTGCAAGTCCACCTTGCATCGTTTGCAATTGCGAGTTGTTGTACTCTTTCTTAATAGTAGAGATTTTTCCTATCTTACCCATAATGTAGTTGTTTTGTTTGGTTTATTTGCAGATGGTTCCCATCGAAGGGAACACTGTACAGCATTTACTTGTACATGTCCATCTGTGATTTAGAAGACTCCCCCACTGGGAGAGTGGGGGGAATGTCTTCTTAGTTTTTTGCGAAACACCATTGGTGTCAGTCTAAGGATACTATCCTTAAAGGGGCATTTATTAGAATTGAGGAATCTCTTCAATCAATACTGTACGAGATAAATCTTCGATAAATACATCACAACGATCTTTCATCCAAATCTCATATCCAGGGAATTTATTTGCAGAACTCATACCTTGAGACTTAGCAAAGCCTAAGTGGTGACGAGTACCATCGATATAACCCCAAGTCATAGAAGGTGCACCCTTCATACGTACTTCACGAATATTATTGATCATAGAACCATCAGACATTGGAGATACATCAAACACCATAAATACTGGAGTTGATTTCTTGTTTTGTCCAAATTCTAAATTTGTTTGAGGTAAGTCTAATTCTTTCAAGTGAATTAATTCAACACGACCAGTCTCACGAGTTACCATTGCATCGAATGCAAAGTTGTAAGTGATATGTTGACCTTCACCTTGCATGTATCTGTTACCAGAATCAGCCATGAAAGTAAGACCAGAATTCAAAGCATCTGTTTTTAAAGCTTGTTGGAATACATCAAAGCCAGCTTCATTAGTGTACATTTTAACACGTCTGTCTTTAACATCCACACGTCTGTAGAATAAGTCACCAAATACAGAACGAATTAAGTTCGCAGTGAACTCACCTCTGTTGTACTGCACTAAGTTACCATTGTTACGCATTCTGTGGTATACACCAGCAGATGTACGCTTTAAGTTTTGTTGAGAACCATTAGTTTTTACAGTTCCAGGACGAGCCCAGATCATACGCTTAACTTTTAATTCTAACATAGACTTACGCATCCAGAACTCAATAAATGGTTCCCACTTAACATCATTACGAGTTAAAGGTAATTGGTTACGTCTTTGAGGAGCATATACTAAGATATCTAAAGGTTTGCCAGAAGCATCTCTCATCATCTTGTCATCAGCCCACTCAGTGATTTTGTGCTCATAACCATATGCAGAACCTAAAGATTCAAACATAGTGATTTGCTCACCTAAACGAGGAAGACCTAATAAGTCTTGGTCGAATTCACCAATCGCAGCATCAACTAACTCTAATTCCACACCCACTTGCAAGAAGATAGGGCTTACGAAATCTACAGTTGGGTTGTCACTCACTAAAGTGAAAGTGTATAAGAAACCTACGTTCCAAGGAACTGGATCTTTTACTACGTAAAAACGAGGACCATATTGACGTGTACCTACAGAAATAATTGCGTTCTTAGAAAATTCATTAGTATCAAGAATTACTTGAAACTCTTGTCCATCAATACCAGGCTTGTTTAATTCCTGTGTAGAAGTTGGAACATCAATAAATTTTGGGAACTTGTAAGGTACTTGCACTTGCCATTTCCAAGCATCACTATTATTATCGATATAGTAAGGAGTAGACTTGTTAATCATGTCTAAGAAGTCATTACTATAAAGAGAACTCTGAGTGTATAAGCTGATGATTTTCTTATCATAGTCAGCAGGCTCAGTTGAGTGAAAGCTCTCTAAATGGTTTGCGTCAGTCAATTTACCTACAGCACGCTTGTCCATAGAAGCTACTCTAGCATAGGTAAAACCAGTTAAACCTGGGATTGTTTGAATTGCCATTTGTTATTCTTTTTTAATTTTTGTTATATAAATTGTTTATTTAAACCAAGAAGTGGATTGTGTAACTGGTTTAGATTTCACTGAACTCTTCTGGGCTTGTCTGGCAACTTCACCAAATAATTCATTAGACTTTTTGGTGATACCTGTCTTTTGAATAGTTGATAATGTAGGATCTTTCTCCATTATCTTCATTAGCAACGCAAGCTTTACTTTTGTTGCATGATTCTCAGGACGTTTCAGCTCCAGAATTGTACGATCAAAATCAGTGAGAGTCTCACCTGAATTTGTTTTGTACTTGTCTGTTACTAGGAAATCTTGTAGTTCACCAGCTAATTTAGTGTTAATTGGTATGCCATCAAATTCTTTAGCTTTTATTTTCTCTTGTAAAACATTGTTTACATTTTGATAATATTGCTGTTTGATAGCTTGTTGTTGTTGTAATTGGGCCTCTCTTTCTTGCTCCATTTGTTGGAGCTTTTGGCCTTCTTTCTTTATTAGGACTTTATGGTGTTTCGTAGCAACACTTTCTAGGTCACCATAATTTTTTAATCTTTCAACTTCTGTTGTAACATCTTCAGGCTCAAATCCTTGATCAGTCAAAGCTTGTCTAATGACAGCTACTTGATTGTTCTCTTGAGTTAAGTCCATATCAGAGAAAGATTTGATTTGGTTAAATGCACCAAAGTAATCTTCAGGTTTTACACCTTTTACATATATGGCATCAAATGCTTTTTGATAATCTTCTCCAAACTGACCAATGAAATTATCTACAATTTCAATAGCTCCTTTCTTCTTCTCTGCTTGGAACTTTTCCAAGAAAGCTTCAGGAGTATCTATTGTAGCGTCTTCTTCATCTTCTTCTTTTGAAAATACACCTAGTTTGAAAAGATCTCTTGACAATGCAGTGAATTGACTTGTAGGAGTTTCTTCACCTTCTTCATTATCAGCATCTTTACTATCTTCTTGATTATCAGCGTTTTGTACAGCTTTCTTAGCTGGTGCAGCTGCTGGTTCATCATTTGTTTCTTCCTCGCTTTCTTCATCATCCTCACCATATAAGAAACTTTGAATATCCTTTGTAGGATTTTCATCTTTCTTTTCAGGTTCTGGTTCTGAAGCAGCTGGTTGTTTAGAAGTAGTTTTCTTTGTTGGAGCAGGAGCAGGTTCATTCTTAATGTCCTGAATATCATCAGGGCTAGAAGTTGCACTTTCAGGGGACAATAAGTCATTTAATAACTCTTGACTACCCATTCCCATGTCCATAGTATCTTGAATACTAAAGTTGCCCATTTGGGGCATATCTAGATTTTCAGCCATATGTAGTTGTATTTATTTGGTTTTCAATGTAAAAGTATATCAAGTTAAATTAACAGCAAAGAGACAAGGCTCTATATAGATCATTATTCAATATAATATAGCATTAATGTTTTTTACTCTAATCTAATTTGTTAGTAAAATTGTCATTTATAAGTCTAAAGCTTCTGATTGGAGCCAAGTCAGTAAGGGTAACTTGTTGAACCTCAACTCCCCACTTCCTAGCTTCCACCCTAACCTTCTTTGTCAAAGTGTTGTCAAGTTCTGAATCTGTACATTCATCCATTGTCATAGACATAATGACATTTTTGATGATGCTTTGAGACATATCTGACAGAGCATCCTGGGCATCAAATACCTCAAGAAGAAATATCTTGACATCAGCTATCTTATATTTAATGACTCCTTTCACTACAATGTTCTGCTTGTCTTTAGTATATAAAGATTGGGCATCTAAACTGAGAGTTGTGACAACCACATGTTGGTCAATCACTTCATCAAATAGAGGCATCTTGAAATGTATTCCAGGTTTGAGTACTCTTTTAAAGATACCAAACCTGAGTAATACTGCTTCTTCATAGTCTCTAATAATGATAGCTGGTGTGAGTTGTAACCACCAATTGGTGATTATCTCTATCAGTTTATCAAACATATTTATTTAGTTTTCTTAGCTCTGCCCTTGGCATTCTCCTTGGCCACAGCTAAATCATTTGCTTGGTTTTCTCTAGCTATCTTTAACTTCTCTCTTTCTATTTCTAGTTTTTGAGAAGCTAATTGATTTTTACTTTGTACATCCATCATCTTAGCCTGATAGTCTCTTTCAGCTTTTGATTGAGCTAGGGCTAGTTTATCTATTTCTAAAACATCAGGGGTACCACTTGCGTCAATATCTGATAAAGGACCTGCTTTAGATTCAGCTGCAATAAGAGCAATCTCTTTCTTGTTGATTCTATCAAGCTCTGCTTGGTAGTTTTCATTAGCTATTTTCTCTTCAGATTGTTGTTGAGCTAATTGAATTTGAGCTTGAGCTTGTTGTTGTTGTTGCTCAAGTTCTTGTTGTTTTTGTTGTAACTGAGCATTCTGTAAAGCTTCTTGTCTATCTTTCAACTTCTTAAAGACTTGCTTCATTTGTCTCATTGAGTTAGTACTGTAAAGCTCAATCACATCATGTAAGCTACCACCATTTTGGATGACAGCTTGAGATAATCCTCTAATCTCACTAAACATTTGTCTGTCTTCTGGTCTATTAGTTAAGAATACTTTAAGATCTCTGAAACGTAAATCTGTACCATTTACAGAAACAAACGCAGATTCTCCTTCATTAGTAATATAAGAAATAGTAGATTGTGGTTTAGCACTTTCTATATATAAAGCTGCGTCAATAATTGCTTGATACAATTGACCTAGTACATATTCATGAGCTACAAATAAAGGTTCTGTCTGAGCGTAAGATTGTGTAATAGCTGCATTAGTACCTGTAGCTGATTCACTAGCTTGTACAGATCCAAGTCTTTGTCTTGACATACCAATTAATTCCCAGCACTCATTCTTTATTTGTTGTGCTAGAGTATATCTTGCTTGGATTTCCTGTGTACGTGTAAGGTCAAGACTTGTAAATTGGTTGAAGCTAGATGGACTCTTTAAGTTCTCAGGACTATCATCAACAAATACTACACCTCTATTACGTGCTTCCATTTCCCAGATATCTAATGCATCTTGAGCATCACCATCTTTAGGAATAGGAATATGTCTTATAGACATTAACTGCACCTTACCTACTTCTTTCTCTAATAACTTATAAAGTTGATTCATACAAACATTATAAATTACTTGGAAAGGTTTCATCATATCCACTAAGCTCTTAGCTTCTGTGTTCTTAACTTCAAATGTTTGTCCAATGATTGGGCAATAAGGTAATAACTTATAAGGTTTAATATGATAGATGTCTGGACCAATCTTAATACCTTGGTACCATTGGTTAATCCATCCCCACTCTAATGAAATTTGTGTAGGAATATTATTAGACTTATAGTCTTCATCAACTAACATAGACTGTTCGTTGCCCATCTCATCTGTATATATAACTTTACCAATCTTCTTTTTACTAATCCAATATGCTCTTACCACCACATACTTATAACCAAATGAGCTTACATTAGATGTAAGTCCTAAGAAGTCTTTAAGACCATCATTGTTTTCTTTCATCTCAGACTCAATGATCATTCTAGTTTGTAGAACAAGAGGATCGTATGTATCATATTGAATAGAGTCATTACCTGGAACAGCATTAGGATTACCTAAGTTAGATTCACGTACATTGATTAATCCATAGTCTTGTAATGAACTACGTAAGTGATCAATCTCATCTTTAGTTAAGTCAGGAACTGATTCAATAATCTCAGATAGTTCTAATACCTGTACAGTACCAGCAGCATATGCTCCTTGATTTCTACCTGTAGGATCTGAAATATATTTTCTATCAGGAGTAGTTAAGAACCAAGTATTTTTAGGGTTAGCTACCTCAATGTTAAAACCAGTTTTAGAATTGTCTTCGTATACATGGAAGAACTCTCTAGAAGAAATTAAAAGATCTCTAAATGCATCTTCAGATTTCTCCTTTAATACAAACTCAGCTTTCTCAGCAGTCAATACATGGTTTGCCCATTTCTCTGCTACAGATGTATAATTGTCAAGTTCATCTTTTACTTGTTGTAATGTTTTCTCTTGTAACTCTTCATCTGTAATCTCCACTCCATCAAATGAAGCTTTTTCTAATATCTTTCTTTGTGCTTGAGAAACAACATAGTCTTGTAATAGTTGAGTTTTAAACTCTAACTCTTCAGACTTACTATCATCATCAAATGCTTTGACACGAAATGCATCAGGTCTTTTACTGATCTCTCCCACTAATTCATTAATAGGAGTGGTCATTATAGAATAATGTTTTACATAAGCAGGAAGTTCAAGGTCTGCTGTAAGCACATCTGTAAAGCTTCTTACTTCTGGTTCTACAAAGAAATCTTCTCTTCTTAAAATACCCTTTACAAGATCATAGTTCTTTACAAATGTATCTCTAGCTTTAACATATTCAGCATATGCCTTATTGGCAAAGTAATCCATTGAATTCTTTATCCAGCTCTCATCCATCTTTTCCTTCTCAGTTTTAAACTGATCAGGGAAGATATTTAGATAAGCATATCTTATAGTTGCGTCTTTCGTGTATCTTATAATTGCCATTATGAAAACAATTTATTGCGTTTATATTTATTTTTTGTTTGTCCAAACATATTATTCCTAGAGTCAGTGAAGAGTATGTTTCCTTTCCTCTTCTTAAACATAGAAGCAACTCTCTCATCTGATGTTCCACCTATCCTACCCATAATTGGGTCCATCTTTAAAGCTTGTGCTATGGCTAACTCTGCAGCTACAATTCTATCGAAGTTACCTGAATCATTGTATTGAATGATTTCTTCAAGTAATACAGGATCAAATATCTTACTTACACCTAGCACTTCTCTTATCACTTCACCTGCTTCATTTGTTTCTTTAAAGATTGCAGCTTCCATATACTTCTTTAAACAAGTGTGAAGGTAGTCAATTATCTTTGCAGCTGAACGATGTATACCAAAGTCTCTTTTTACAGTGGTGTTTGGTACAATCTCTTTTAACCATTCAGGTTGTTTTTCTAGATAATGAGCATCTCCTTTACTCTTCATATATTCAATAAAGGATATATCATCATTCTCACAAAGAGCTCGTGCATTATAATACTTTATAAGAAGTCTAGCTTGTTCTTCCCAAGTTTCTTTCTTATCAGGTCTAGCACAATACGAAGCTACGAACATATCTTGATATTTCTCACCACTAATTTCATGCATCCTTTTATATATGTATACAGATCCAAGTGAAGTTGAATATGCAGACTTACCTTGTCTATATGGATCGACTCCTGCTACATACAATCCATAAGGTGGATTATCTATAGGGAATTCATATATAACTATAGGTGCTTCTTTTAGGTCTGAGTTCTTTAGAGGGAAGTTAGAGATGGGTAGTTTATCTGTAAACTCATGAGCTATCTTCTCTCCATCATTAAACAATACAACAGGAGTTCCTGTTCTTTCTTGTTGTAACAATCTAGCTTTCTGTCTCTTAGCACTCTCAATATCAAATATATTTGTATCCTCATTCAAGAAGATATCATCCACTTCCTGAGGATAGTACATCTTTTCTTTTAGATAGGCTATACGATCACCAGCTTTCTTAAGTCTTTCTAAATCTCTATTAGTAATTTCTGTAGCCTTATTCTCATCACTTACAAGCATCTTAACGTTATGTAAGTCTGATTTAGATGGCTCATTTAAATATGCTCCTAGTGTAGATTCATCTTTAGCCTCCATCCTATACTTATGTGAGATGAACAAACCATGTATACGTTTATCATCTTTAGCATTGTTATATGTAAGGAAGTTAAAGTTATCTACGTCAAACATCAAGCTTTTAGCATCCATGAATTTCTTCATGTCACCACCAGTCCCAGTAAGAATGGGGCTACATCCCCAGCCATAGGGTGTAGTGAAACCAGGAATAGCTGCCTGTAAGCCTCGAAGGAAATTTCCTTTACCAATCTCATCTATAATTAATTTACGTGGTTTTGTACCTGCAATAGCCTCTTCATTATTACCTTCATCAAGGTTACGTATTAGAATGGAAGAGAATGGGATACGTTCACCAGACTTGGTCTTTATACCTAGAGTCACTTGGTTCTTCCAGTTATCCTCAATTCTCTGCCATCTCCAATACTCAGGAATGAAATTCAATCCTTTGTCAATCTTATCAGTAATCAGTTTAATATCTGGGGCATTTAAGCCTGCTATGATATTCTGACTGTTTTCATCAAAGGTTGCACCCCATGCAATATAGGATGCTTCAAGAACAGACTTGGCAAAACGTCTAATACCTAGAATGACTAAGCCCCTCTTTTCTTGTTGAGCTCTGTCAATTTCGTTCGTCACAAGCCATTCATTATCTCTCAATAGGGGATTAGCATATTTCTGTGCAATCCTCCCATAATCATCTATTATATCTACTTCTGTATGCCATATGTTAAGGTGCCAATATAAAAATGGGTTGATATATGTACCACCCATCATAGCTCCATTTAAACATAACTCTCTGTGAAAGTCAAAGAATGGCTTACACTCCTGAGAGTCTTTATCAGGAATACGCTTCTGATTTATAAACCAGTCTTTGTAGTCTATACTTTGTAGTTCCATTATTTTCTATTTGCTAAGAACTCAGCAGCAGCTCCTGATAACTCACCTTTACCTCTCACTTCCACCTTTGCTTCTTCCATACTTCTTAGCTTGTCAACCACCTCTATTAATGCTAAATAGTTTTTCATTGTCTCTTGGACAAATTTACCTTGAGCTTCAATACTAGCAATTACCATTGGTAACATGCCACCTTTAGCTGTAGGTTTCCACTCAATTCTATCCTTTAGTTCATGTAGTGGATTAGCATTTACATAAGCTTTCCATGAAACGAGTTGTGACTCAGCCCATTCAAGCTCTGTATTTACATATGTAGTTTTCTTAATAGTCGCCATCTTCTTCCTCCTCCTTGAGGATGTTATCGAGGTCCATGCCCTCTTTGATTATTTTTTCTAGTTCAGATTCATCTGTATGTGGAACATCCATTTCTATTTCAGACTTATATTTGCTAAGAGCAAATGCAAGTTCTTTATCTGTTAGTCCCCAAATATCACCATAATCTGCAAGAGCTGTAGCTAGGTGTCTTCCAATGTTATACGTTGGAAAGTCCTTATGTAGTTCTTGTAATATATCAATCACTTCTGTATAGTGAGTCTTTTTACTCATTAGTCTTATATTAATTCATTTAAATCATCATCTGTTAACTTCTCAGTTCTGATCTCCACTTCTAGATCAACACCTTCAAAGTTCTTTCTTCCCTGATCTGTCATATATTCTCCAGTGAAGGCTATGCCCATTCTATCAAACTCTTTGCCAGGAACTCCCACTACATCAATGTAATCTATACCCTTGTTATATAGGTCAACAAGTGTATCAATTAACTTGTCCAGTGGAATCTTCTCTATTTTTACTTCCCTCTTTGCCATATATTGTTTCTATTAATTGATTTTCATCATCCCTAGATTCTATTTCTGCAACCCATTTTTCTATGGGACAAGCACAAGACAAACACTTAGTTTTGGCTGAGAGAACACATCCACAATGTGTACAATGTTTATCAAACCTACGAGGTTTCTTAGGCTTGTTTTCAGAGCACCATTCACATGCATCACAGATAGCCATACGTTCTTGACTCACCTGTCTTATATGTTCCTTCATGTCGTCTGCTGGAAAGAGGTTATTCTTCCACCCCTCGTAAATCTGAGAGAAGTTGATCTTCATAGATAGTTTTTGTTTTTAACAAATTGATCAGAGCTTCTGTTTTTTCTAGTGTCACTTGAGACGAACGTCTCTTTTGTTCAGATGTCGTTTCATCTGATATTATCTTTTCCATTGCCTGCTTCTTAGCATTCAATTGTCCAAGTCGTTTTGTAGCCTTCTTTTCATTGAAATAGAACTTACCAAAGCCAGATATCTCTAGGCTATTGTTAAGATCCATCGCTTCGTTTGCAGACTGAAACTGGTGGTTTATTACAGTCTCAATTGTCTTCTCACTTGTCAACATCTTCACTGCCAGAGTTCTAATTAGGTAGTCTTTGACAGACATGCTTATAGGCTTATCCATGTATTAGACTTATTTGCAATATGATGTCCTTCTCGAAGTTCAGCAGAATAAGAGGATTGACCTTCACCTTTGTCCCATCCTTTACAAACACCCCCATCTTCTTCAGCTTACTAATGATGTTATTAATAGCAGCAGATGTGCTGTCATATGTCTGGCAAAACTCCTGTCTAATATTAGCATAGGAGATGTTACCCTTTATAGCAGCAAACGCAATTAATTGCACTTCCCTATTGGTCAGCTTAAGGTCATTGATGGCTGACAATATTCTATAATACTTCTCAGCCAAGGCAATATCATCCTTCACTGATTTTTTCAGTCGCTGTACAATGGGAGATTTTGGTTTGGTTTCCATAATTAGTTAACACAAAGGTATGTATATTCCATTGATTGTCAAATAACTATTTTAGTTATTATAAAAGTTAATGCTATATTATGCACCAAATCTCCTGAACAGGAAAATAACACTGAATATAAGCAAGCCTATTCTAAGCTCTTGCTCTAGTCCACCATCGTCTGTAACGTAGTTTCTATTAGATATTCCTAGTTCAAAACTATTGTAATCCTTAGGGAGAAACTCTATACCAAATTCCCATTCTTCAAAATTGGCAAACCCCCATATCACTACAGCTATCATAAGGACAGCCACTATTGTTAACAACACATTTAATACTACCATATATCTAAGCTTTGTTTAATGAGGAGGTATTAGCAGGGCCCCCCCTAAATCCCCCCCAAAGATACTGCTAAATAAATTTACCAGCCAAATTTATTTTTAATGGGTTATAAAAAGGACAACCTATAAGTTGACATGTCCCTTATAAGACACATTAAGTAAAGCTATAGCTTGACTAAACATCCCCCACAGTCAAGCTATCCCTTGACAATCCCCCTGCATGAAACTTTGGAAAAATTCATGCAAACGTTCCATATGGAACTATCCCCTGCTTAGGCAACAAAATTTTCTATGGCCCCCACCCCCCTTTGTATGTATGGGAGGGTAGCCTTCTCCATATCACAACCCCCCCTACAAATTGGGGGATCGACACATCCCCCCATCATTAATCATTTCACAATTTAAAACGAAAACAGATGCAAAAAAACATCTCAATGACAGACATTACCTCAGGTACTTGGTCTGCAGCAGGCAACTTCACAGGTAAGGACATTACAGGTGAGCGAATCTTTATTGGCAAAGACCTAATGGCATCATTAGGCTACAGTGCAGGTGACGTAGCTTCAGGCTTCTCTTGTGCTTACAGAACTAATTTGATTGGCCAACTTGATGAGAAAGGCAATCCAAAGGTTGACACAACTACAGGCGAACCTATTAAGGTGGCTCGTGTTGAAGCAACTGCATTGTTTGAATCAACAGATGCAATGCACGAAGCGTTTGCGTCTCGTGAGAGTCATTCATTCAAAGTACAAGCAAAGGTACAAGCTTCAGCTAAGTCTGCAGGCTTAACAGAATCTGCAATCAACAACTTGTTGAGCGTAGCATTCTAAACTAATAGAGAGTAGTGTTCCTTAATTGGGACATTACTCTCTTATTATATATAAGGGTGGGTGTGATGAACACATTTGGGTGGGTTTATTGCTAATTAACCTATTGATTCTCAACATTTTATCTATGAGAATGAGAATAGGTGTGTGCTCTATTCCCACATATTGGCACATTTTGACACATCATTAATAACAGCTATACAATACAATATATATAGCATTAACTAACATTTATATGACAATTACAATAAGAGATATATCTAATGGTTTAAATATTATTACATTAGATCTTAAACATATTCCTAGTAGGGAAGATGATATAATTATAGATAAGATATGGTATAAGGTTGATGGAATCATTTGGAACTTTGATAATAATGATTATACACTCTACGTTGTACCTAGTAAAACTATATAATGTACCATTTCTATTTCCCAAGGATAGACAGATGTAATACAATTTATGCAATACAGTATGTTAAACTCGATATGATACTCACTAATCATAAAGGTTTATAACAATTAACAGAGACATTGCAATAGAGAAAGGTTGTTCCTTTCAGCATTACATCTGAGTACAGAGGGATATATATATCTTTGTCATTAGCCTTTAGCGTACCAAAGGTGATATATATTATATAACACATTATTAATCAATCATTTAACACATTAACACATGAAACTAATCAAACACGTCATTAACATTATGTTCCTATGGAGCATACCTCACATTCTTTTAGCATTTGTTTTGCTAATTACAGGTCTTATATATAACTATCATGAAGCTGTTACATCAGAGATATGGATAGTTGTTATGTTCTTCTATTTCATTATTACAGCTATTATGTATGCTGTAAGCTCAGGAGAAGAAGACGAAATGAAAATACTCAAATAAACATCACATTATCAATTAGTTATTACACAACACAACTACAGCTATAAAAAACATTGGCTAGTTGGTAATATGTGTGTTAGATTTAGGACTCTGCTTCCCCTAGCAGGGTCCTTTTTTACTAATCATCAAAAACAAACAATATGCTTATATTAGCAAAACTTGTATTTAAATCATATATGCCCAAGCAATTGGAGATAGGTATGTGGTTTAAGAAAGATCACAGTGATGTGGTCTATGGTAAGATATATAACTATATCACCATATATGAACTAAAAGAGTTGCCACGTAATATGGAGGAATACATATCCATTAATGGTGCACCTGTTGAGCCTTATATTATACAGCCAATGACTAATCCAGATGATCCAGAAGAAATACTGGTGATATCTGATTTTGTAGGTTGGTGGGAGTCTGATGAAGGCTGGGAGGATGATGATGGTAATTGGATAGAGAATATACAGCTAGAAGACCTATCGCCTAAGATTATCAATGAATGGATATATGGTGAGAATGGAGACAATGATGGTCTCATAGCTCTTGAAGTCAATGATGACAGAGAAGCCATTACATATCTTGATGATGAAGGCAATGATACAGGCAAGGTTATCATCAAACAATCTGATTATGTAAATGAAGATGATGACTATGATACAATAGAAGAAGAGTATCTTGAGGATGAAGAAGATTGGGATGATATGGATGATGAGCCTGAATTTGAATTAGGTGGATCTGAATAAAATAACAATTTAAAAACAAAACTATGGCTATTTCAACATGCTGTGGAGCACACACCACAATGCCAGAATATGACATTTGTCCTGATTGCAGAGAACATTGTGATTGGGAAGATGATGAACTTGAAGAAGATAGAACATTATCTCATTTACAATATAATCTAAATAGAGATAAAATGGCTGAAAATGAAAAACATGAATAACTCATTAAAAACCAAAGAGATGAAGAAGCTATATGAAATTTTATTTGAAGGCAAAAAGCCTGAAGAACAGCCATTAAAGCTTGAGATAAAGCTTAAATCTACTGCTACACCACAAGAGCAGCTAGAAATAAATGAATGGTATAGACATATTAATAACTCATTACAAAGAAATTAGGTTAGATGTGTGTGTGGTTAGTAAGTAAACAAAGCCCTGCAGAAATGTGGGGCTTTTTTATGAACTCATAAGAATCAATACCACAAAGCATTACAGAAGAAAGTCCTAACATAATAGAAGAGAATATGATAATTAAAGGAAATAGAAAACGTACAAGGTTGACGAATGGTAAGGAACCACTCAGAGATACTGATTTGAGTGTTGACACTGGTTATATGAGTTACCAAACTGTACCTTTACCCCTAAAGAAGGATAAGAAATTTACTCAAGCATGGGATTATCTACCTAAAGATGATATACCAAAGCAAATATTAAGACAAAAAGGTCTTGCAAAGACTAATAAGCAGAAGTTAAAACATATTAAATCACATCAAAAACAAAAACATGAAAAGCAAAGGTCAAACCAACTATTCCAGCAAGGAATTAAAATCAATCAAACAAATGGTAGCTACTAACAAAAATAGTGTTAAACCATTGTCTAAGCGTAAGTTAGCTACTCTTGTGGCTAATACAATCAATAGACCTGTAGTAGGAGTCTATTATAAAATATTGAGTATGCCTAAGAAGCGTACATATACAAAGAGAACAAAGGAAGTGACAGCCACTCCTATTGTGAGCATGAAAAAATCTATTAGCTTTGGTAAGCCAAGCAAAATAGAGATATCTGATACAGGAATGACATTTTATTTCTAATCAATAAACACACACACCATGTCTTACAGCCTAGTTTACAGTGCTAAACCACATAGCACACATACAATCAACGTGTATGAATCATCTAAACAAGATTCTCCTTATATAAAGGGATTAAGAGCTTGTTCTAAACTAATAGATGCTATATTTACTGACAAATCAAAAGGTAGATATAAACCATCTAGACGTGTAGATTGCATACACAAAAAAGGACGTCACTTTATGTACATCAATTCTGATGAATATGAAATAACTAGAGAGTTGTTCATCAGGGTAAAAAACATTGGAAAATGATAGTATATTTTATTATCTTTGTTATTGTCATCTGGATATGGGTAGCATATGAATTCTTCAGTGCACCATATTCAGATAATGATAATAATAAAAACAAAAAAGATAAACATGGCAATAAGTAAAAAGGTTGAGAATAAGGTAAAAGGTTATTTCTTTATGAGTATTAACAATGATGTAATCAATGTTGATATGGCTGGTGATGATACAGCATTAGCTGCAGCATTTGGCATGTTATTAACAAGCAAAGCTAAGAGTAATGCAGATATTAAAAGAATATTAGCAGCATCTCTTGAGTTTGCTATTCAGCAGTTAGAATCTAAAAAGAAGCCTATTGCTAAAGCTGTTAAAAAGAAATAATATGAATGAATATTTTAGTTATTATGAGAGCTTACATAAGCTTCCTAAGTCTAAGCAGAGATATTACATCTGGGACATGATTAAATGGTGTATTAAAGAATACATTAAAACATATAAGAAATGAATGTACTTATCTATGATATAGAAACACTTAAAGAACTGTTTCTTATTGTTATATACAATCCAGAGAGTGATGTAACATATGAGTTTCAGGTGAGTAAGTGGACTAATCAATTAGATGGGTTCATGAGGTTTACTGAGCAACATGATGAGCATTATTGGGTGGGCTACAACAACTTACGCTTTGATAGTCAGGTTGTTGAGCATATACTTAGAACATATGAGAATTGGCATGAGCTGAGTGGTCTAGAGATCTGTGCATTAATATCACAGAAAGCTACAGATACTATTCATGATGCTAATTATGATGTATTCCCTGAATATAGAGAAGAATGGTTGAGTCTTAAGCAAATAGATCTATTCAAGGTGAACCACTATGATAACAAAAATAGAATGGTCTCACTAAAAAGATTAGAGTTTGAGATGGATCTAGAAAACATTGAAGAGATGCCTATACATCATAGTAAAGAGAACATGACTCAGGATGACATAGCTATAACAATAGACTATTGTCGTAATGATGTTATGGCTACGTATGAATTCTATAAGGTGACAACAGGTGACACTGAGCATCCACTATACAAGGGTAATAATCAGATAGAACTAAGACAAGACATATACGAGGAGTTTGGCATACCATGCTTAAACTATTCAGATAGCAAGATTGGTGATGAGATGATTAAGAAGTATTATTGTGAGGCCAAGGGCATACAATATTCTGATCTACCAAAGAAAGGATTATTTAGAACTGAAGTTAAGGTGAAACATTGTATTGCTGATTATGTAGCATTCCAGACACCAGAGCTGCAACAGTTCTTAAAGAAGATTAGCAAAGAGCGTTTTACAATTAAGGATGAATTTAAAGAAGCATTAGAGTTTCATGGAAACATATATACATTCGCAAAAGGTGGCTTACACACAGAAAACAAGGCTAAAGTATTTGAAGCTGATGAAGAGCATATTATTGTTGATTGGGATGTCTCCAGCTATTATCCTGCTATTATTATTAACAATAAGCGTTATCCTCAGCATCTTGGTTCTGACTTTCTTAGGGGCTATGAGCAAATGTTTAATAAAAGATTGGAGCTCAAACCCTTGGCTAAGCGAGATAAGAAGATTAAAGGGATTGTGGGAGCTCTTAAGCTTGCTGTCAATTCTGTGTATGGCAAAAGCTCTGATATGCAAAGCTGGATTTATGACAGACAACTAACTATGTTTACCACTATTACAGGTGAGCTTAGCTTGTTGATGTTGATCGAAGCATATGAGTTAGCTGATATACATGTTATATCTGCAAATACAGATGGTGTAACTATTATGGTTAAGAAATCATTAATAGATAAGATGCATGAGGTTAATCAATGGTGGATGGAATTGACTAAATATGAATTAGAACGTACTGACTATCAAAAGATTATATTCTCTACAGTAAATGACTACATAGCAATCAAAACAGATGGAGAAATTAAAAAGAAAGGTGATTTCCTTACAGACTTTGAGCTTCACAAAAATAAGTCAGCTAGGATTGTACCTATTGCACTCGAGCATTATTATGTTCATGGTGTGCCTGTGGCTACCACTATTCACAATCACACAAATATATATGACTTTGCTCTCAGGCAGAAAGCTAGTAAAGACTTTCACTACGAAGGGCACAGTAAAGACAAGACAAGAGTCTATAATAAACTTATCAGATATTATGTAAGTAAAACTGGTGAGAAGCTATTAAAAGTTAAGAATGATAACTCAGATAGCACAGCTGTAAATGTATCTCAGGTTGAAGCAGGTGAATGGGTGATGACAGTATGTAATCATCTAACATCAGATCATCCTCTAGATAACATCAATCATGCATATTATATAGAGCGTGCTGAAAGACTGATAGGTAAGATACAGTTTGAAGGCAAGAAACGCAGAGTTATTATTAATCCTAATCAAATGAGTTTATTCTAATGGAAAAGTATCCTATACCTTCAGAAAAAGCAGAAGAGCTAATAAATAAGTTCTTCAAAGCAAAACATCAACCATATAGTTATAAAGATGCACAAAGCTGTGCATTAATAACAGTAAATGAGATTATAGAGCAGATAACTCATTGGTGCCCAGTGCATATTCTTAATTATTGGATGAATGTTAGAAAAGAAATAGAATTATCATAATGGCAAAGATTAATAGAGAAAACATTTGGTAATATCAACTATTCTGTTTATCTTTGCCAAAATAATAAATAATGGAAGAAATTTGGAAAGATATACCTGAATATGAAGGATTGTATCAAATTAGTAATTTAGGTAATGTTAGGTCACAACATTTTAATAAAATGAGTGGACAAAAACCTGGTCAGCTACTTAAAATTGGATTGATGTATAATGGTTATTTATCTATACAACTTAGAATGGGTGATACTAATAAAAGACATCTTGTTCATAGATTAATTGCAGAGTCATTTATATCAAATCCTGATAATAAACCAGTAATTAATCATATTAATGGTATCAAAAATGATAACAGAATTGAGAATCTAGAATGGTGCACTCAATCTGAAAATGTTAGACATGCCATTGATACAGGATTAAGAACTAGTGCTTTTGGTCCAGCTAAAGGAACTAAACCTTGGAATACAGATAAACTTTTATCTGAAGAACATAAGACTAAATTAAGCAAAGCTAAATTAGGTAAACCTTCATTAAAGAAAAGAAAAGTAATAGACACATCCACTGGTATAATTTATGATGGTATACAAGAAGCTGCAGATGCTTTTGGTGTAAAATATAGTAATATGTGTGGTAAATTGTATAAGAAAAACAAAATAAATTTAACATTTTATGAGTCGCATCAATCGTGAAAACATAGCTGATCATTTAGTTGATTATCAATTAGGTATAATTGGTAAGTCTATGCAAGAAGCATATATGACAAGAGAGTGGTACAGTAAATGGACCATGACTCAAGAACAACATGATGCATTCAAAGCATATGCTATACCATTAATGAAAAAGGTATTTAAAATAAATAAAACAAGGGCTGAAGCAAACTTTCAATGGTTTGATTTAGAGTTTGGCCTGCGTATAAAAGATTAAAACACACAATTATGGGAGCATGTCAATTTAAAGGAAGATATGGTGGTAAAACAGCACAAGAAGCATATGATAGAGCTTGTGAAGAAGCTGAACTTGAGTATGGTAGTCAAGATGGCTACAATGGTACAATTAGCACTACTCATGGATTTAGAGATGAAACAGAAGCATATAATAAAAGTAAGTTTAATGATGTATCTGCTTACATACGTGACAGATTTGATAGTCATTCTATGAACAAACGTGATTGTTCAGCTATATGTGTTGTAAAACCTGTAGGTAATAAAAACAAGACTAAGTCACAAGTGGAGCACATAGTTACACCAGGTACGAAGAAATGGGTACTTAAATATGTTGTTAAACATAATGATCATGTTATTGGTGCATGGCCTACAAAAGGTGATGCTGTAAAAGATGCACGTAGATATACAGAGAGAAATCAGGTAACTACAACAATATCAATGGAAAAGTTCTTAGAGAAAGGTGATAACTTAGTAGCTAAGATAACATACAAAAAAGCTACTAATGAAAGAGATGGTGAGTGGATATTCTTTGGTTATGCAGCAGAATAAAACAAATAAATATGTTAACAACAATTGTACTTATTATTATTTATGCAGCACTTATTATCTATAACCAAAACAAAGACAAAAACAAATAACCTATGAGTGAGGTAGTGTTTCAGGTGTTTCAAGTGTTTTACACTAAGCCTGCTAGACAAAGAAGAAAGGCTGTATGGAAGATGTTTAAATGGTGCATAAAAGAATACATAGCCACATTCAAGAAAGAAGAGATTCCTGTAAACGTTATTACAGATCAATTAACTAAAATCAAATAAAATGCCAGACATTTCAATGTGCGAAGGTGGTAGTTGTCTATTAAGACTAAACTGTCACAGATATACAGCTAAGGCTGAAGAGATGGGACAATCATTTTTCTCAGAACCTCCATATAAACTAAACTTAATGTTAGATGAAAATGTAGGCAGCCTTGGTGTTGCAACAATAAGTTGTGGTTATTTTTGGAATAATCAAAATTATGAGAATGAAAGACCAAAATCTAAAAATTAATGAGGATTGGGAGAGGGATTATCTTAAAGATTTAGTATATTTGCAAGAGACACAACAGATACTTGAAGAGGAGTTTAGAAGAATAAAACTACCTGCTCAGATAGTAGTAATTGATAAAGACAAAATACTAGAAAAACACAATGAACCTCACACTAACGTTCTCCCATTTTAAGGAGCTAACTAAGGCTGGATACACCTTAGACATGTTATGCTTCATAACACTAGTTGAAGAAGGCAATGATGTAGATGAAATGTGTGCAGAAGATAGCAAAATGAAAATGCTCTATCAAACTGTACGCAGAAAAGGTCTATTGTCAGAGTCAAATAAGATTACCATAATAGGTAAAGAAGTTTTGTCTTTTCTTAATGAGAAGATAGAACAACCTAAGATGGTTAAGAAGAAGAAAACAGATTCAGACTTTGATAAGTGGTGGATGACGTACCCAGGTACTGATACGTTCACATATAAGAGTCAATCATTTACAGGTACACGTGGTATGCGTGTAAAGAAAGATGAGTGTAAACTTAAATTCAACAGCATTGTTGGAGAAGGCGAGTACAAACCTACAGAGCTCATAGCAGCATTAGAATACGAAATACTGCAGAAGAAAGAGAATTCAATTAAGACAAAAGTCAATAGACTTACATTTATGCAGAACAGTCTCACCTATCTCAACCAGAGGTCATTTGAACCATTCATTGAGTTGATAAGAGATGGTAAGACTATCAAAGAATCTGCTGAACCAATTAAAGGTATGGATATATGAGTTTTGAAGATTTAAAACGAGAAGTTCAAGCAGGCCTAGATGGTAGAAACAATGGTATACCTATGGGCTTTGAAAGATTGAATAGATATATAGGCATCAGAAAATCTATGTACACACTGATTGGTGGCCTCACTGGTAGTGGTAAAACTAGCTTCTTAGATGATGCATATGTTTTAAATCCATTTGATTGGTTTATCAATCAAAAGACTCCAGGTCTGAAGTTACGCATCATATATAGATCTATGGAGCGTAGCAGGACATATAAATATGCTAAATGGGTTTCAAGAAAGATATTCTTAGACCAAGGAGTTATTATACCTGTACCCAAGCTATTAGGTTGGACAGAGAAGATGACCAAAGATGAGCACGATCTGTTCCTGATGTATGAAGATTACATGGGACAGATGAAAGAAGTGATTACGCTTATTGATGGACCAGACAATCCAATTGGTGTATCAAAGCAAATCAGAGACCATGCATTAGCTAATGGTGTCATAGAAGATGTAGATCAATACAATAAGAAATACATTCCCAATGATGAGAATGAAATAACTATTATTGTTGTTGACCATATAGGCTTATTAAAACCAACTAAAGACTATCCTACAAAGAAGCAGACAATTGATAAGATGTCTGATGAGCTGAGATATGCTCGTGACATGTATGGATACAGTCCTGTAATTGTAAGCCAGTTTAACAGGGACATTAATAATCCCATCAGGATTAAGAATGGTGATGTAGAACCACAGCTAGAAGACTTTGCTGAGAGTTCACAAACACAGAATGATGCTGACGTTGTCCTAGCATTGTTTGATCCCATGCGATATAAAGTAACAGACCCATCAGGGTATGACCTAAACAAACTTAGAGATGAGTTTGGTGCAAAGTATTTCAGATCATTGAGACTAATAAAGAACAGTTATGGAGAAGATGATGTAAGAATAGGCTTAGGTTTTCTTGGCCAGGTTGGTATGTTCAAAGAACTACCTAAGGTCAAGTATATGAACGAGAGTGTATATAGTGATATTACTAGTAAAACATTCTTTTTAAATAAATGATAATGAGATTAAATGTAAAAACATATAACACACTACCTGCAAAGAACAGTCACTGGTGGCAAGTGGTGTTATTTCCTACAGTGAGTATAATGAACAATATACAGAAGAATGACCCATACGTGGCTATTAATATAGAATATCTATTTTGGTCACTTACAATAATTATAAGTTATGGCAATTCCAGTTCTTACGCTACGAGATAAGAGACAGCAAGAATTTGCTCAAGTATTCTTAGACCATGCAGAATTTGGTATCCTTAATCTATGCCCTAGATTTGGTAAGATATTTACAACTATCAACATCCTAGAGAAATTAGATGATGATATCAACATCCTGATAGCATATCCTGATCTTAAGATTAAGAGTGCTTGGGAAGAGGATTTCAAGAAAAGGAAGTATAAGAATCAGAACATCACTTATACCACCCATTTGTCTATTAAAAAGCACACAGCTGGCTTTTACGACCTAGTTGTACTTGATGAGATACATTTACTCTCTGAAGCACAAATAGAGGCTGTAAAGGAGCTAAAATGCGTCAGTGTGCTTGGTTTAACAGGTACATTATCTAGCTATACAGAAGAAACATTAGGAATAGAGTTAAAACTACCAGTTTTAGCCACCTATTCTATAGATCAGGCAATTAAAGAAGGTGTCATTACAGACTATGAAATCACAGTGGTGAGAGTACCACTTGATAACAAAAGAAAGAATGACTACAAGGGCAAATTGAAGACTGAGAAACAGCAATTTGACTCATATGGATGGGTGATAGACCAACTAGAAAAAAAGGGTCAAAATACAATGTTCTTAAGACTAGCTAGAATGAGAGTGATTCAGAATAGTGTTGCTAAAATGGAGAAAACAAGAGCTCTATTAGCAAAACACAAAGATGAACGTGTGTTAGTATTCTGTGGACTCACAAGCATAGCAGATGAATTAGGAATCCCTGTATATCATAGCAAGTCAGGAGACAAAGATGTCTTTGAGAACTTTGCTAATGGTGATGGTAATCATTTAGCTGTTGTCAAGATAGGCAATACTGGTGTTACATATAAACCTCTTAATAGGGTGATAATCAATTACTTTGATAGCAACGCAGAGAATCTTGCACAGAAGATTAACAGATGCATGGCTATGGAGTATAATACACCTGATAAGAAAGCACACATCTACATCGTGTGCACTGTAGAAGATGTAGAAAGAAAGTGGCTTAAGAAAGCACTAGAATTTTTTGATAAAGATAAAATTAAATACACATGAAAGTAGAATTAGAAGAGCAAGTAAAGTATAATGCAGAGCCTTGGTTTGTAATAAGAGTGGATGGTGAATATTTTACTGGTACAGGCAATAAAGCCAATGCTGTTAAGATGTACGAAGAAATAATAGCTGACCCAACTGTTATAAATACTAAGAGAATTATTTTGAAATCTGAAGAAATTACGTTACCTTTGGAGGAAACAAATCAGTAAAAACATGTCAAGTAAATTAATTGGAATTGTTGGTCCTACAGGCACTGGCAAATCAACATCAATCAAACATTTGAATCCCAAAGAAACGTACATTATCAATGTTGCTAAGAAAGAATTACCTTTCAAAGGAGCAGAGAAGTTGTACAACACAGAAAGTAAGAATTACAAAGAAGTGGATGACGCTAATGAGATTACACGTCTATTAAGGACTATCTCTGAAAAAGCACCACACATTAAAAACGTTATCATTGAAGACTCTAATTACATTATGGGCTTCAATATGTTAGCACGAGCTACAGAAGTTGGTTTTACCAAATTTACCATTATGGCTAAAGATATGGTGGAACTATTCAGAGAAGCTAGACGCTTACGTGACGACATCAAAGTGTTCTATTTTACACACCCTGAGACTATTGAGGATGGTGGTGAGATTATAGGATATAAGATTAAGACAGCAGGTAAATTGATTGACAATCAGATTGTATTAGAAGGATTGTTAACAGTTTGTTTGTACACATTTGTAGAAGAAAGCAAAGATGGCACAGCCACATATAACTTTGTAACTAACAGATTTAAAAAATATCCAGCAAAGAGTCCTGATGGAATGTTTGCAGAGATTAAAATACCAAATAACTTACAAGAAGTAGTCAATGCTATTGACGAATATTACAATTAATAACAAATAAATACAGAAAAATGAGTAACATTGGAGGAGACAAAAGACAAAGCCCAGCATTTGAAGAAAAAGAGTTTGCCAAGAAGATTGGCTTATTCGAAGCAAGAGTGATTGCAGTTAACCCTACAACAGAAGAATATTCTGATGTATTAGGAAGACAATTAAAAGAAGATAGCAAAGCTACAGAGTACTTAGGTACTAGTAAAGATGGTAATGCTAGATTACGTTTAGACTTTTGGTTAGAAGAAGTTAAAACACAAGAGAAGTTTAAATTAAGTTTCTTTATTGAAAACAAAGAGAAGGAAAATAAAGATCAAACTAAGAAACAATATATTAATAACATTGGACGTTGTACATGGGCTGATAGTCCAAACAACTTACCACCATGGTTCAAAGAAAGAGAGAATCGTGTAGCATTTGTTGGTGAAGAAGACCTTTACAATTTCTTACGCTCTTGGTTAAGTAACATTGACTTTAGCAGCAAGAAATCTACATTACAATTAGAATTCAACAAGTTGATTAAGGGTAATGTTAAGGAACTTAATGAGCAAATCAATGGTGAGTGGGCTACAAACATTGTAGCATTGGCAACTGTTAGTTCAAAAGAGACAGCAGATGGTGTAAAAGAATATCAAGCTATATATAACAAAGCATTCTTACCTCCATATAGTATTAAAGCATTCAGATTATTAGATTATAATAAAGCTGAAGCAATTAGTGCATTACGTCAAAAGTCACAGAAAGAATTAAAACCTCATGAGCGTTTTGTTTTGAATGTGGTTGGCGAATATGGCTGTAAAGATTTCTTTACATTCAAAGAGTTAAAAGATTACAACTCTGAAGACAATCTAGTAGCATCTGACAAGGTGATTGCAGATGATGACAGTGAATTTCTATAATGGGTCCCACCAAAATAAGAATTGGCCTCACTTTTGTGGGGCCTTTTCATTAACTTTACATTATGATTAATGGAGTAAGAAAAACAAAACTATCCATAGAGGCTATTCTAAGCAGAATATCAGAGTATGACATCTTTAGATTTTACATGCCTAATCAAGATTGGAAGATTAATAGAGTGACATATTCTCCATTTAGACATGAGAACAATCCATCATTCATGATTGGTAATAAGATGGGTTATCTTCTATTTATAGATTATGCTGATACTAGCAAACGTGGTGACTGTTTTAATTTTGTTCAGATGGTACATAATCTTCCTAATATGAGTGAAACTTTGCGTAAGATAGATAAAGACTTTGGTCTTGGTCTTTCTACAGGAGTGATAACAGAAGACTATAAGAGGATTATATCTGAATATAAACAGCCCCATCTAGAGAAGAGATATTCCCTGATTCAGGTCAAGGTTAGAAAGTTCACAAAAAGCGAACTAGACTATTGGGCAGAGTATCACCAGGATCTGCAAGACCTTAGAGATAACAATGTTTATTCTATTAAAGAACTCTATCTTAACAAGCAAAGATTCCCACTAGGGGAGAATGAGCTTAGATTTGGGTACCTTTATGAAGGACAGTATTGGAAGATATATAGGCCATATGCTGATAAGAAGCATAAGTGGATGCCTAATAATGTTCCTATCACAGCAATGGATGGTAAATTGGATATCACAAATTGTGATGTTGCATTTATTAACAAGAGTAAGAAAGATTATATGGTAATGAAGAAGATATTTCCCTGCTGTTGTGCTGTACAAAATGAAGGACTTGGATGTTTCTCACATGAGAATGTAGAGTATCTAAAAGCAAACTCTGATAGACAAATCCTTAGCTTTGATGCTGATGATGTTGGTGTACAGAATTCCAAACAGATTACAGAGATGTTTGATTTTGAATATACTAACGTCCCACGTCAGTATTTATCAGAAGGGATTAAAGATTGGGCAGATCTTGCAAAAGCCCATGGATTACAAGCAATAAAAGATTATTTAAAAAGTAAAAACCTGTTATAATGGACACATTTAACACCACAAAGGAATTGATCACAAATGCATCAGTTCCTGTACAAACACGTACATATAAGCCAGTGAGTCATTCATCATTGATTGACCTTACACTAAACAGTATTGAGAAAGCAGGATTTATCCTAGACAAAGAAACTTATTCTGCAGCTAGAGATGGTAATGTTGCTAATGGTAGATTTTCTATCAGCAATGTTGCAGACAGCGAGATGCAGTTACAGATTGGTTGGCAGAATAGTTATGACAGAAGCATGAGTCTTAAGTTTGCTATTGGTACAAGAATTATGATATGCTCTAATGGTTGTGTATCAGGAGACTTTGGTGCCTTTAAGAAAAGACATAAAGGTGACATACAAGACTTTACACCAGGTGCCATCGTTGATTACATCAAAGGTGCAGGTGAAGCATTTACTACTATGCAAAAGCAAAGAGAACAAATGAAACAAGTGCAAATAACTAAGCGTACCAAAGCTGAATTAGTTGGTAGAATGATGCTAGAAGAACATTTCATTACATCTACACAATTAAGCATAATTGGTAAAGAGTTAAAAGCTCCTACACATGATTATAATGCTAAAGATAGCTTATGGGAGTTGTACAATTATACAACATTTGCTATGAAAGAAACTCATCCATCACAATGGATGGAGAGTCACATCAAGGCACATAAGTTCTTCAATGATTACGCATATGATCAATCAGCTCCATGGGAAGCAGAAGAAGCAACATTTAGTCAAATATCAATATTTTAACATGAACTGGATAAAGTTCCAAGATCATTTTCATCCTTCTTGGCATAGATTTATGCAGCCTTTTATTGAAAGCGAAGCATGTGATAACATCTATAAATATCTCAAAGCTGAAAGTCAGAGGGGCAAGAAGATTGCTCCTCTCTCTCAGAATGTTTATAGATGCTTCTCTGAGACATCATATGATGACCTGAAGTTGGTTATGGTGGGCATGTGTCCATATCATTCTATAAAGAATGGACAGTATGTAGCAGATGGCCTATTAATGGGCTGTTCTACAACAGGCATATTACAACCTTCTCTAATAAAGTTTTATGATGGTGTTGAAAAAGAGGTACACAATGGATTATGCGTGACATGTGAAAGACCAGCAGATGTATCTTTCTTAGCACAACAAGGTGTGTTGATGTATAACGCTGCTCTCACTACAGAGATTAATAAAGCAGGCTCTCATATTGATTTGTGGGAACCATTTACTAAATATCTATTTGAGGAAGTCTTAGCACCAACAGGAACACCTATATTGTTTCTAGGTAAAGATGCTTCTAAATATGAGAAATATGTGGCACCATTTACATGGCATTTCACATTGAGTCATCCAGCCAGTGCGTCTTATAAACAAACTGAATGGGACACAGAAGGAACATTTACAAAAATTAACAAAATATTAAAGGAAAACAACAATCTACAGATAGATTGGATGTTAGACACACCCTTTTAAAAACACAATTATGTATACAGTATTACATGGTGGAGATATCCACAAAGGAGATTTAATAGCAGTGGCTAGTAGTAGCTACATGAGTATTGGTATTTATATTGGAAGAGGACAAGGAGGATCACTTCAATATCTATGGCCTGGTAGTGCCACAGCACAAAGAGATTGGCATGAAGAACAGTTAAAGAACTGGAAAGGTGATAAACCAATGAAACCACTTAGAATTTCTCAGATGGGCAAAAACTTTATTAATAGTCCAACTGGTACCAGAATTATTAAGTTAAACAAAGAAAACATCACAGACCAAGAAACTATAGAAAGACTTTTAACAGATAAAGAAGTGTTAAGAGAATTTAACATTACAGTAAACTACTAACACAATGATTTTAGAAAAACAAACAGAATCACACATCCTTGAAGAAGGAAGTACACAGGAAACTGTGAAGATGTCACTAGACTTAGATTCTGCTCAGGTCCTGATGCAGATGTTAAGTAAGAATCTATATTCAGATTCAGTAGGCTCTACTATCAGAGAATGTGCATCCAATGCACTAGATAGTCACAGAAGAGCTGGGTGTGATAAGCCTATTATTGTTTCATTTAAAAGAAACAATCAGGCAGATACATTTGAATTTGCTGTTGAAGACTTTGGTATTGGCCTAGATGCAGATGATGTACGCAATATTATCAGTAAATATGGTAAATCAACTAAGCGTAATAGCAATACAGAATTAGGTATGATGGGCTTAGGTTTTAAGGCACCTTTAGCATATAGTTCTAGCTTCTACTTTGTATGTAGAAAGAATTCTATGGAACGTAAATACATGATGTATGAAGGAGATGATACAAACAGTATTGATCTTTTATATGAAAGGCCTACAACTGAGCCAAATGGTGTAAAGGTTATTGTCCCTGTTAAATATGAAAATAGATATAGTTTTACTCAGAAGATCAAAGAACAACTAGCTTATTTTGAGAGTGTTTATTTTGATGTAGATAGTTCTTGGGGAAGAGTAGATAATGATTTTACTATACACAGAGCTGAGCATTATCAATATTCTGATCTTGCTACTAATGGTCACATGCATTTGTGTTTAGATAATGTATCCTATCCAATTGACTGGGAGAAGCTTGGTATTGATAGAATTCCTATGAAACTAGCTTTACGTTTCAGTCTTAGTGATGGATTATTCCCTACACCAAATAGAGAAGCACTTAGATATACACAAGAAGCTAAAGAAACCATTCTTAAGAAGATAACTACAGTGGCTAATATCTTCATGGAGAAGTTCAATGAGTCTATCACAGATAGTGCTGATATCAAAGCTATTATGGATTATTATGGTAATAATGATAAGTCTATTGATAGTTCTTTTATAGGACAATCAGGAAGAATTGATGTAAGCTATTTACTTAGACATGCTACAACTATTAGTAAACAACCTAAATTAAAGGGTGCAGAATCATTAAACTTAAAGAGAATAGCTGAAATGTGTAAAGATTACATGTTAGCTGAGTATCAAGTGAAGTTTAGATACAATACCAATAGATTTAATAAGTCTACTAGTTATTGGACCACTAACTTAAGAGTGAATGATTTTTCAGGTGGTCATTTTGGTGGTGTATATATATTTAGTGATAGACTTAGTAAAGGTAAACAAGACTATCTAAGAAGTATATTGGGAGATAATCATAAAACATATTATTTTGTTAAAAAAGATAAACAATTTAAGCTTGGATCTAAGACAGTTACAGATTGGGAAACTTACCATTCTATATTAGATTTAAAAAATCATCCAAAGACTCAATGGAGACAGATGATTAAAGAGTTTAGATATGTAATAGATATGTATTCTAAAACCTTTATTGATGTAGATGCTATTGATATACCACAAGCATTTATAGATGCTCAGAAAGCTAAAAGAATGAAGGTTATAGCTAAAGCTACCACTGTAAAGGGTGTTAAGAAGGTTAGAATGAAAGGTGAATTCTCTGGTAAAAGAGGTGAATCAACACAACATACTCTAACTGACCAATATTGTAAGTTTGTTCCTAATACGTACAAAATGGAGGACATCCATAAACTAAAGATGTTACATGTATATGCTAAGGAAGTTGATAAAAAGCAAATGGACAAAGCTTGGTCTTGTTTTAGCAAGCACGCAGCATTCATATTAGTTGCCCAAGCTACATTTGATAACTTACAGAAAGCAGATTTACATAACTGGATAACATTAGATAAATTTATGGAAGGTAAAAATAGACCATTTAAGACAATAACTACAGCGTTCTTAATTGATGAGCTAATGACAAATCATAATGCTACATTCAAAAGAATTAATGTAGTTAGAGATATATCTGCTGATTTAGCAGATAAATTACAGATATTGTATGATTATGATAACAATCACAATAGAAGCTATGCAGATGCTACAACTAAAAAAGCAGTTATAGAACATGCTAAAGCAAACAACTTATTTGACCAGCCTACATATCTAGTGTATCAGCAAGTTAATGAGGTGCTTACTAAGCTAAAGTTCTTAGATGCTATATTAGATACAATGCATTATAGCAATTCTAAAAAGGATTCTCCTATGATGATGGCTATAGTTGATCTTTTTAAATATCATAAGCATAGAGTGAATCTAGAGCATTATAAAATTACACTAACAGAAGATGCCCCTTTAGAGGAGGTGTTAACACAAGACACAATTGAAGAATTAGAAACAATTTAAAAAACAAAACATGGGACTATTTAGCCTAAACTGGTTCAAGAACCAGAAAGAAAAACAGATTCAAGATTTAAAAATTGAAATCAAAATTGCAGAATTAGAAAAAACATTAGAGAGAACAATTGCTCATCCTAAACCATCAGATTATTCTCATGCGACAGCTGGTGGATATACCTCTAGTTGTTTAACTGCATCAATCTCTAAGCCATATATGAATATAAAGATGGTAAATGATACATTGACTATTATATTAAATGATGGTTCTATCATTACTAAATCTCCTGCAACTGCAGGGGATTTTGATAAAGCAAGAGAATGTAAGACAGAATCTTGTTTATTAAGTCTTGTAAGCTCTCCAGAAATAAAAGAAGAAAAGAGAAAAGCTGAAGCTGAGTATGAGAAAGCTAAAGCTATTCAAAGAGGTGCTGAATTCTTAGCTACCCTTGAGGAATTTGAGATGAAGAACAATGCTTTGTATTTAAAAGGTATCAGTAGAAGTCTACCTCCATTACTAGTAGAAGAGTTCTTAGAAGTGGTTGGTAAACATGGTGGTACAAAAAATGATGAATTCAATGCTTTGCATAGATTCTTTATGTGGTGCTGCTTGAATCCAAGAGCTGAGGTTGCAGATAAGTTATTTACCTTCTTGAAGAAGAATAGCTTTAGCATCACTAAGCAGGGCTTCTTTGTAGCTTTGAGGAATGTAGTTACATTGCATGGTTCTACAGAATTAGTACAATTCATAAGCAATGCTTATAATAAAGTGAAGGCTGTTTGGAAGAAGAAACCTGAAGATTACACTGTATTCTTACAAGATGATGGTACATACAAAATGGTTCATAAAGATTTACTTACAAAAGAAGAAACATGTACATATTGTGATGGATCTGGTTATATTCCAGGGTATGATGAAGATGGTTTTGAGTCAGATGATGATGATAATAGAGAATGTCCAGATTGTGATACTACAGGTAAAGTTAATGTAACTTGTGAAGATGAATATGGTCAACCTATTGGTAATCTGACAGAACTATATCTTGATCTTCCTAATAGAGCAGAGAATAGATTTACAGATGCTCATACAAGAACATTTGATATCAGAATTGGTAGACCAGTGAGTATGCCTATGGAAAAGTGCAGATGGAATACTGATGACTGTGGTGCTGAAGGTCTACACTTTACTAGTGATGAGATTCATTATGTAGGATGTGGAGATACAAGCGTTCTTGTACTTATTAACCCAATGAAGGTGGTAGGTATTGGTGAGTCTAAGGGTAGATGCTATGAGTATTTACCAATTATGACTGTGCCACGTGAGGAAGCAACAGACATTTTACATGATCTTGACTTTGATACACTAGAGCTAGATGAGAGTTATGCTGTACGTGAATTAGATAACTTGGCTGAGAAGGCTAAGGAAGGATTTACAGAAGAGCGTAAGAAGTATGATTTCAATCTCCCTGCCCTATCTGCTGTAGAAGTTTATACAATTGTAAAGAGTCTTGATGAAATAAAACAAGAAATATCTAAAAGAATTGTAGAAATTGATTAAATTTGTAGTCCCAGGGATAAAACCCTGGGATTATATATATTATGATAAAAAAGAATGCAACAAAGAGAATCTCTAAAATACCTAGAAAGGTAGTCAGTAAAACAAGATGCCATGGGACCATGACAGAGTCAGCATTTTGGAGCTTTATACGCAGTGCACTTAGACAAAAGTCTAGATTTTGGAAGCCTATTACAGAATGCAAGCTTAAAGCACGCAGATTGTACAAGGGCACAAATAAGAGACAAAAGTTTGAGTATCAATGCAATGTGTGTAAAAACTGGTTCATAGAGAAGAAAATAAATGTTGACCACATTAATGCTGCAGGTAGCTTAAGAAGCTCAGAAGACCTACCAGGATTTGTAGAGAGATTATTCTGTGAGGTAGACAACTTACAAGTCTTATGTGAAAAATGCCATGACAAAAAAACAAAAGCAGATAAACATGAAAAGGACAATTACTAAGCTTAACAACAAGAAGCTTGCAGATCTAGTAGATCACAATGTAAGAGAATGTATTCAAAAGAAAGAAAACTATGAAATTGAATACAGAGGTAAGTCAATGATACTTACACCAGAAGAACTCAAAACAAAATGTGTTGGCAGACAGTATATTGCTGAGCCAAAGTTTGGGGATAAGCCATATCATTTGCTATCCTATCTTTGGGAACCCACTAAAATATCAGAAAAATGAGTAATGATGAAAAAGTAGTAGTTTCTATTAACAGACAGCCATCTTTTACAGAGATATGGCATGAAGGCTCTGTTACGTATAATGAAACAGAATACATGTTTTGGTTAATCAATCCAAGAGGACTTGATGAACAAGGACGTGAATATGAAATGGAGATAAGATGGTGGTTTAAGCAAGTTCCAATGGAGATTAGATCTATGAGTGAACAGATTATTAAAGACTTTAAAGAAAACAGACATGATAGTCCAAACAGTACACGAGATTCTAAATCCATTTGATGTAGAAGTTAAACAATTAGGATATGGTGTGGCATTGTTTATGATTGTAGGTAGTATTCATTCTAATCCTCAATTTATTGTAAGGTTTTATAACACAGGACAGCTTAGAACTGTTGATCAAAATGATCTTTCTGTGTATGGTAATCCCACTGCAGGAGAAGATTTAGTTCCAGATCCTGATGTAGTAACTAAATTACCAGCAAATGCAAGAAGAAACACAGATTTTTTAAAAAAGTAAAAAGAATATGATACAAGGAACAGTAAAAACAGAAGCTCAATACAGAGCAATTTATCTAGACAGTAGTTCTAGTTTAAAGGAATTCTCCACAGACAGGAGAAAATACCATAAGAAATATATCCTTAACGAAGTAGTTGAGGATGAAGACAGTAAAGCTGCTACAATGGGCAGAATGGTGGAGACATTACTAATGGAACCACATTTATTTGATGAGAGATTTCATTTATCTACATGCATGACTACACCCACTGGTCTTATGTTAGAGTTTGTAGAAGCTTTATATAAGCACACTGCAGAAGCTACAGCTGACAATGGTACCATCACTAGAAGCTTTGAAGACTTGGCTAAGGATGCATATGCAGATTCAGGGTTTAAGATTAAACTAGAGGCTGTGTTGACTAAGTTTATAGGATCTGAAGCTGAGATATACTACAAAGAGATTAGAGAGGTGAGAAGCAAAGGATTGACAGTGGTAGCTACACAAGATATTACAAATGCTGAGAAGATTGTAACAGAGTTAAAGACTAATCCAGTCACAGCAGACATTGTAAACTTAGTAGATGATGTACAGTATTCTGTACACAATCAGTTACAAGTGGAAGGCTATGAAGTGTTTGGACATATGTTCAAGAGCATGATGGATAAAGTGGTTGTAGATCACAAAGCAAAGAAAGTACAGGTTTATGACTTGAAATGTACATGGTCTGTAGAGAACTTCTATAATGAATACTATTTATATAGAAGAGCATACATCCAAGGATTTTTATATCATAAAGCTGCAGAGTCTTGGGCTAGTGAAATGGGATATGGAGATTATAAAATACTCCATCCTAAGTTTATTGTCTGTGACAGCACAAACTATATGAATCCTTTGATTTATGCAATGTCTGATATAAATATGGTGGATGCTCGTGCTGGATTTGAGCACAAAGGAAGAGAATATCCAGGTGTTGCACAACTCATTGAAGATCTTAAATGGGCTTTAGAGAATGACAAATGGAACATATCACAAGAAAACTATTTATCTAATGGCATTGTAAAACTAGGGTAACACACATGGAGAGAAAACACACAATCACTAGCATATTCATTGTCCCCACTCTTAGCATTGGCAAAGATAAGTTGATAGACAATGGATTTGTAAATGGATATATAAAAGATGGTAAAAGAGATATACAGTATGAAAATGCTGTGTATCTTTTATTTAAGCCAACAGATTTAGATAAGTTTAGAGATTTTCTAGATGGACAATATGAAAAAACTAAATCTATTATAGATGACTATGACTATGAAGATGGTTACGTAGTGGTTGTTTATGAAATAAATCCTAGACTTAAGAATGATATAGAATTAGTAAAACAGGGTAAATATTCCCAAACTTCTAAGAAATTTCAGGAGATTTTCCCTAAAGTTGTTAAAATTAGAAAGAATGGATTGAGTAGAGATGAGATATCTCTTCAATTTAGAGTCTTTAACAAAACAGAAGATCTTGTGCAATTTTGGGAAGATAAGCTAGGTGTTGAGCTTCCAGAGGACGTGGAAGTTTGGCATGGTTTCTTTGATGAATTTGAAACATTAGACCTTGATAAAATTAAAGAATATGTATAACAGTGAAATACTAGACCATCTAATCAGTAAATATGGTATAGATGATGTAATTAAATTCTGTGACATGGAGAGCGAAAAGAATTCTCTCCTAGCAGGATCAGTAGACAAAGACAAGCAGCACCATCCAGAACCTAACGAATGGAAGTTTGAGAGAGACTGGTGGGCTCAATCAGGTAAACAATTAAAAAGCAGAATATGACAGGACTAGAATTATTAGAAGCCTATCCTAAGGCAGCTAAAGTTATCAACGAATTCTATCGTAGTAAAATGATGAATTCAATGGAAACTGATGATGTACCAGATGAGTTCAAAGAAATGTTGAAAGAACAAGAGTTTGATAATCAATACATTGCAACGTTTATAGATTCAAGTCCTAGATTTTTGTTTGATGTATTTGATGATCATGAAATATATATTAATATTAGTGCACCTAAGTTTTCTTTTTCTATTGGTACTGGAGGTGTAATTTCTGGAACTTTGAAAACTAGAAAAGAAGCTGAGAAAGCAGCTATAGAACATGCATTTCAACTTTTAAATGATAAGTTATGAGTGACCAAATAGTATTGGAGGTGATAGAGAAGTATGCTCAGCGTAGTGAGATAGGGATAGCCAAGTATGGCACCACTCTACAGACTAACAATAAGGATAATTATCTTAAGCACCTACAGGAAGAACTGATGGATGCCACACTTTATTTACAGAAGTTAATGACTTTGAATAAGGAAATAACTAAATTAGTTAAAGATCATTCCAATGATGCAGAACTTGGTTACAAAATAAGAGATTTAGTTAAGTAGAATTTTCAAAATGTCTTGGTTTGTATGAAGGGCTGTTGTATATTCGCAGCCCTTCATTTTTTAACTAATAAAACACAAATTAACATGGATTTAGGATTAGAAGCCTTGAGCAAAATTACCATTTTTAGTAAGTACGCAAAGTACATCCCTGAACTAAAAAGAAGAGAGACATGGGACGAGATAGTAGACAGATATGAGAACATGATGGTTAAGAAGTATCCTAATCTAGAGACACAAATCAAAGACAGTGCTACATTCATCAGAAAGAAGAAAGTCTTACCTTCTATGAGAGCTCTTCAGTTTGCAGGACCTGCAGCTGAGGTGAACAACTCACGCATTTACAACTGTTGTTTCCTACCAATTGATAGTGTTCATAGCTTCAGTGAGACTATGTTCCTATTATTAGGAGGTACAGGAGTGGGTTATTCTGTACAGAAGCACCACGTAGACCAACTACCTACAATTATTAAGCATGAGCGTTACAAGAACAGAAACTGGCTTATTGAAGACAGTATTATGGGCTGGGCTGATGCTGTGAAGGTCTTGATGAAGTTCTATTTTGAGGGTGGTCTTAAGCCTAAGTTTGACTTTAGAGCTATTAGACACAAAGGAGCACGATTAGTGACAGCTGGTGGTAAAGCACCTGGTCCTGAGCCATTAAAGATTTGTCTAGCACATATTGATGCTATTATGGAGCGTAAAGAACATGGATCAAAGCTTACACCATTAGAGTCTCACGATATCTTATGTTACATTGCTAACTCTGTATTAGCTGGTGGTATTAGAAGATCAGCAATGATTGCTCTATTTAGTCATGATGATGAAGAGATGATTACATGTAAGTATGGTAACTGGTGGGAACTAAACGAACAACGTGGTAGAGCTAATAACTCTGCAGTTCTTAAGAGAGGTGAGACATCACAGGAAGAGTTTGTAAGCTTATGGAAGCGTATTGAAGCATCAGGAAGTGGTGAACCAGGTATCTATTGGTCTAATGACCTAGATTGGGGAACTAATCCTTGTTGTGAGATTGGATTACGTCCATATCAGTTCTGTAACCTGTGTGAAGTGAATGTATCTGACATCACATGTCAGGAAGATCTTAATGATAGAGTGACAGCAGCTGCATTCTTTGGTACATTACAGGCAGGATTTACAGACTTTCACTACCTACGTGATGTATGGAAGATGACAACCTTTAAAGACGCTCTATTAGGCATAGGAATGACTGGTATTGCTTCTGGAGAAGTATTGAAATACAATCTAGAAGTGGCAGCAGCTGTTGCTAAGAAGACAAATCAATTAATCACTGAGATTATTGGCACCAACGAAGCAGCTCGTATTACATGTATCAAACCTTCAGGAACTACATCATTAGTCTTAGGTACAGCAAGTGGTATCCATGCTTGGCATGCTCCTTACTATCTACGTACAATGAGATTTAACAAGAGTGAAGACCTTGCACAATACTTGATGATCAATCACCCAGAGTTGTGTGAAGATGATGTATTACGTCCTACAGATACTTTATGTGTACGTATTCCTGTTAAAGCTCCTAATGATTCTATTCTACGTACAGAGACAGCAATTAATACGCTAGAGCGTGTTAAGAGATTCTCTACAGAATGGGTAAAATCAGGACATATTAATGGTGCTAATACACATAACGTCTCAGCAACAATATCTGTCAAAGAAGGAGAATGGGAAACTGTAGGAGATTGGATGTGGAATGAACAGGAACATTATAATGGTCTTTCTGTATTACCAGCCTTTGATCACACATATAAACAAGCTCCATTCGAGGACATTACAGAAGAACAATACAATGTACGCATTAACACATTGAAAGCCATAGACTTAAACAAGGTGATGGAGATTGATGACAATGTTGAGTTTAGTCAAGTGGCAGCTTGTGCTGGTGGTGCTTGTGAAATACAATAATATGGAAAAGAAAGAATTCATAAAAGATGTTGATTATTATCTTGAAGATGGTTTTGTAGTCTTTACAGAGAAGTATCATATAGAAAAAGGAGAGTGCTGTGGTAATGATTGCAGACACTGTCCATATGAGAAACCTGCTATAAAAGGCAACAAAATGTTAGTAGATGATAAAATAAGATAAAATAGTTTGCGTGTATATGCATAAGTATGCGTATGTTTGCATCTCTGTTTTTCGTTAATTGTGTCAGCCCCTGGGATTTCTATCTTGGGGGCTTTATTTTTTAACGAAAAAAGTATGGAAATATCAGAGAAAAGTAGTAAATTTGTATACAAAATTAACAATTATGGCGAAAGCAGTAAAACAACCAACAGACAGTGGTGTCTCTAAACTCCAAGACGCTTTGGATAAATTAAACAAAGCATATGGTACAGGTACAGTGTTATCATTAGATTCAAAAACAGATGGACATTATGATGTTATCAGTACAGGTTCAATTGGATTTGATTGGACTACATTAGGAACAGGAGGATTTGTAAAAGGTAAGATGTATGAACTAATGGGATGGGAAGGTTCAGGCAAATCTACAATTTGTGGTCATGCAGTTGCTGAATGTCAAAAGGCAGGAGGCAGAGTAGTTTACATTGATGGCGAGCATGCTGTTGATAAAAACTATTTTGAAGCAATTGGTGTAGACACAACCAAGATGTTAATTGCTCAACCAAGTTGTGGTGAGGAAGGTTTTAACATTGCAATGGATATGATTGCTACAGGAGAAGTTGATTTAATTATCATTGACTCAGATAGTTCTTTACTACCTAAGAAAGTTATTGATGGTGAAGTGGGTGACAGTGCAATTGGTAAGAAGGCTGTGTTAAATAACAATGCCTATCCAAAACTAAAAGGTGCCCTATCACAACACAATGTATGTGTGATTGTCATCTCTCAATATCGTGAGAAGATTGGTGTGATGTTTGGTAATCCAACAACCACACAAGGTGGACATGCATTGAAGTTCTACACAGATGTAAGAATTGAGGTGAGCAAAACTGGTGCCAAGGATGGTGATGTACAATATGGTAATTTCACTAAGGTGAAAGCTATTAAGAATAAGATGAGTCCTCCATATAAACTATCTACATTTGAGATTGTGTATGGTGTAGGTATTGATAAAGTGAAAGAGATTATGGAACTTCTTAATGAGTTTGAACTTGGTAGAAAATATGGTAAGACTATGACATTTAATGATATTAAATATGACTTAGATGACTTTAAAAGAATGCTTGTTGATAATGAGGAATTCTATAATGAAATCAAACAAAGCATTATTAATAAGATTAAACAACCTAAAATTGAATTAGCAGATGTTGAAGATTAAACTACAAAAGACAACAGAGGATGCAAACATGCCATTTAAAGCATCCTCTGATGCTGCTTGCTATGATGTATATGCTCATAGCATTATCAGTAAAGAAGAAGGTAAAGTACATGTAGGACTTGGATTTAAAACTGAAATCCCTAAGGGATATAAAGGCATTCTAGTTCCACGCAGTAACTTAACTAAATACTTTTGGATGATGAACAACTCCTTTGGTGTAATTGATGCTGATTACAGAGGAGAGTGGATGGCAATATTTACACAAATTCCTGTTCCTTTAGGTTCTCATGAAGGCAAAACATCATTTCCTTACAATGTAGGTGATAGAGTGGGTCAAATATTCTTTGAACCTGTAATACCTATATCTTTTGAAGTGGTGCCTGAGCTAGAGCAATCTGATAGAGGTGAAGGAGGATTTGGTTCAACTGGTTTGAAATGAGTAAATGCAAAACCTGTGGTAAAAACTGTGAAGGAGACTATTGTTTTCAGCACAAGCCTAGAAAACCTCTAAAAGCTACTAGTGGATTTACAAAATCTGTCAAGAAAGAAGACCCAATTCGAAAGAATATAGAGATGAAGGACTTTTTCTTACAGATTTGGAAAGATAGACCCCATAAATCTGAGATTAGTGGATTGCCTTTAGGATCTGAGCCTTTGTCAACGTTCTTTCATCACATTCTACCAAAAAATAAATATCTAGAAGCTTCTTTAGATGAAGAAAATATCATACTTTTGACGTGGGAAGAACATGACCAGGTAGAAAATGATACAACTAGGTACGAAGAAGTAAACAAAAGACGTGAACAATTAAAGAAAAAGTATGATATATAGACTATTATTACTAATTATCCTGTTTTCAGGATGTTCTTCTGAAACATTTACAAGATATCAAGTGTACACCCTTGGAGGAGATACATTTGATATTGATGTCATTGTCCTGATTACAGAAGATGTAGAGTTTGCTACTAAGTTTGTAAAAGATAACTTAGATTCTACAGTGACAATCCAAGACTTTGATGCTAGAGCTGTATCCTTTCCTACAGATGCAGGAAGATCTCCTATTATATGGATGGCTACCACAGATGATCAGGGTGTCATAGCACATGAGATATTCCACACTACTTTGAACATAATGTATTGGGCAGGTATGGAGCTTAACTCAGAGACAGAAGAAGCATTTGCATATGAGGTGCAGCATTTAACCAATTCTTTTTACAACCAAATAAATAAAATACAATGAGTTTATTCTTTTACACAAGAGAAGTAGATGGAAAGATCTACACAGACAGTTTTAACATTAACAAGGTAGTTAGATCTATGCAATTAGAAGATAACAAAGTAATCCTTGTATTAGATGACATACATGAGCGTGCTGAGCAAGTACCTGATGTTAAAAATGGTAAAGTGGTTGGTTCCAAAAGAGAACGTAACACTTTCCAAACAGAAATCACTTTAACTGGTGAAGATATTACAAGATTCCATAACCTAGCAAATAAATAATATGAAATTATTAGGAAATCGCATCTATTTAGAGATGCCTATTCAAGAAGAAGAAAACAAGATTGTTGTAGATGAGAACACTAAAGAAGCATTACAAAGAGAAATGCTTAAGAAGTTTTCTAAGCTAAAAGTACACACAGTGGGTGATATTGTAACTACAATAAAAGCAGGAGATGTAGTTTTGGTAGATCCAGGTACATTAACAAAAGCTCCATTAGTTAACCTATCAGAGGATGAACAAGTATTACTAGTTTCTCCATTTGATGTTATAATGATCTGGTAATATGAACCATCCATTTATATCATGTAAATGCATAACATATGGAAGAGTAGCCACGCTTGAGGAGAGTATTGAATCTTTCCTCAAGCAGGATTACCCTGCAGATAAATGTGAACTTATCATAGTAAATGATTATCCCTTACAAACCCTTATATTTGAGCATCCTCAAGTTAAGGTAGTTAACCTAGTTAAGACCTTTGAGACCATAGGAGAGAAAGAAAACTATGCCACAGAGTTGTGCCAAGGAGATATTATATGTCAATGGGATGATGATGACGTGGCTCTACCAAACCATCTAAAGAATGTAGCTAAATACATGACAGAAGAAGTTAACATACTTCATTGGCAAACAGGTGTGCTGTGTCATGTTACAGGTATTGAGAATGTTGGTTGGATAGGTAACTCTGGTATTGTCTTTAGAAAAGCAGCTTGGAAAGCAATAGGAGGACATCCTCTTGAAAATGCTGGATATGATATGACTTTTATAGAAACCTTACATAAATATGGAGGTAGGCTATTTGCCAATCCACCTAAAGAAGAAGCTAGTTGGTTTTATATGTGGGGAGGACGTGGTTATCATATGAGTGGACAAGGTCATGATAAACCTGGTAAACTTAATGCTATTCAAAGACATAGTGCTCACATTGAACTGGAAAGAGTTATGGGAAGAGTTCCTACAGGAAATGTTCATCTTAATCCTTGTTGGGAAAAAAACTACACAGATTTATTAAAGAAATATTTAAACTTATAAAATGGCACACACAGAACAGAGAGAATTCATGACAAGTGTAAAGGAAAAGTTTCCTGAAAAGTTTGTCAATTGCAGAGTGTTAGACATTGGTTCATTAGATATTAATGGAAACAATAGATATCTGTTTACAGATTATACATATGTTGGTGTAGATATTGGTGAAGGAGAAAATGTAGACGTTGTATCTAGAGGACATGAATTTAAAGACTCTGAGGGATTTGATATTGTTATATCATCAGAATGTTTTGAACATGATGAATTCTGGAAGGATACTATTAAAAACTGCATAAACCTAACTAAACCAGGAGGAATATTCTTATTTAGTTGTGCTACAACAGGAAGACCTGAACATGGTACCAAGAGAACTACTCCTCAAGACTCTCCATTTACATCCTTAATAGAAAATGATTATTACATGAATCTTACAGAACAAGATATTCGTAAAGAGATAGATATGGAAAATCATTTCTCACAGCATCAGTTTATCACTAGAGAAATATGGCCTCAGGATTTGTATTTTTGGGGATTAGCTCGTTAACATCAAAGACCCTGATTGTATTATCCCCATAGTTTGTTATAGCTATCTTATTGTTCTTATAATCAATACCATGTGGAAAGTTAAATCCACTTATGCGTTTTTCAATGTGTAGTTTATTGTCTACATATTTAAAATGCAACACTGTATCATCTCCTTGAACAGTAATGAATCCATCTTCTCCATTTACAACAATAGAGTCTGTTTGTCCATGGAATGTAGCTTCATCTATCTTCTCAAGTGTGTTCTTATCAAACGCATATACAATTGATTCTTTTATAACTGTTGTCTGTCCTATTTGAGGAAGACTGGCTGCACAGACAATGAACAACACATCTCCTACAATACATACATCTTTAGGATAGTGTTGAAAATTATTAAAACGTTTAATGATTTTATTACTAGTCACATCTATAAATAATAATCCTCTGTTGTCATCACTATTAGATGTTATGATGATAGTTTTATCATCTATTATACAGCACCCATGGGCTTTTGTATTTATAAGAGCAATTTCTTTTCTAAATACAATCTTTCCATCTATAAAATCATATATAGAAGCATGTCCATTAGGCTCTCCATGAGGATAGTCTGATGTTAAAATGACACCATCTTTGTATTTCATAAGATCTGGAGAATGTCTTGTCTTTATCTCTTGAAGAATATTATGTCCTTCTGCAGTTATTTCCACTAAATAAAGCTTTCTACTGTTAAATGCAGCTGAGACAAACAATGTGTCAGTGATGAAAGCCACAGCTGTAGCTGTTGAGAATCTCTTTCTATTACCTATAGTCACCTCTGGAGCAATTGTTAGCTCCTTTCTAGGCATTTCAATCTTTATCATAGTCTTGTATGGTTTTAATAGGAGGATTAGGCCAAGTTTGCTTGGATAAATGTACGTTTATATAGTCTACATATGTTTTTCTTATAGGTGACCCATGCCCTGTTTCTTTTTTAACAGTGAGATTGTCTTGATGAAGTCTTCTGTAATAACAAACATCAGGGATAGTTTTACAAGAGAAGTTGTTATATTGTAGTCTATTAACAAGTTCTGTATCAGCAGAGCATCTCCATGGATAGAATCCATTAATACTGTTAAACACATCTTTTTTAATGCCTATCACAGCATTGCTATATACAATTCCACTTAACAAAGGTTTCTTAATAAAGTCTATATAACTTAAATTTACATAATCCTTTGATTCAAGAACATTTGTAACCTCTTCTATTGTTCCTTCAGCCATGATATCATCACTATCAAAAAACAATATACTATCATATTTGGCTTGATCTACTAGTGTGTTCTTAATTACATAAGGACCCACATTCTCTTTAAAATAATAGACATTCTCTAAATGTCTAATGTGGTTGTATGTTTCTTCACATGCGTCCACCCCTATAAGAATTTCACAATCTCCCTTAATAGAAGCTATACACTCGTCTATATATTTAGTTGCTTTATATGCAGGTATTATAACAGATAGCATTAATCAATGTCTTTTTCTCTAGCAGTAGGAACACTCATAATCATATAAGTGGCTTTTGCTTTAGACTTCTTAAATACATATTTCTTTTTAAGCATTCTTTCCACTAATCTCCAATCATGTTCATATTGATCATCTGGTTCATATTCATCTTTAAGAGCTTGGGCTTTAAATATAAGCTCAGCATTACCAATCCCCCCTCTACTCAAACAAGCAACTCTTTCTTTGTTCCAAGGAACAGTGTATGCATTTAAATACCCTACATGTATATCAGGATTATCTTTCATAAAAGAATAATAACTGGTGAAATGGTTTGGTTTTAACACATCATCATTATCTAAGAAACAAATATATTCTCCTGTAGCCATTTCTATTCCTTCTTTTCTAGCCATATGGCCCCAACCACTTCCTCTTTCTACAAGGTTTGTAAATATAAGTGTATTTCCTTTAGCTGCAGCTAGTTCTGTATACTTTTGGAAGGTACCATCATCAATCTTTTCTTGAAAAAGAGGACAACAGTCTCCTACAAATATAGCTTCATAACCTTCAAAGTCTTGAGCTATGACAGATTCAATAGCACGAATTGTTCTTTGTGGTCTTTTCCAACAAGGACATATACAAGTTAATTTCATAATATTGGTTTAAATAAAAAAAGCCTCCATTTCTGGAAGCTTTTCTTTTATTTTGATAACCTCTTTTGTTTAAGAGGCCACATTTTACTTTTCAATCTAGCAGGTGTATCAGCTTCCTTCATATAATTACCATTGATTGGTTTAGGAGGAGCTACTTTAGGAGCTGGTCTTGGTGTACCAGAGCCTTTAGCTTTCCCAGCAGTCATTGGTTTTACTGATTTTGCTTGTTTGCTAGTTACTTTAGCTGATCTCATTAGCAACCATATTTACATTTGCCACCTTTTTTCATCATAGTTTTACCATACATAGCTTTAGTTAAACCTACAGCTTTTGTAGCTTTACCAGTGTAGTTTTTACCAATTTGTCTGTCATAACTACCAAGTTGCATAGATACAGTGCCACCAGATTTATACTTCTTTTTCATACCACCTTTCTTCATAGTAGGTACCATAGAAGCAGCTTCACCACCATATTGCATCTTCTTCTTAGGTGTTTTACCAGCTTTCTTCATAGCAATTGCTATTGCAGCTTGCTTAGCAGCAGCACCACCTAACTTCATCATTTTTGTACCAGATGTAGCTTTTTTCTTAGCACCTGCAATCTTATCTGCAAATGTAGCTTTAGGATTACTATCCACACCAGCTTTCACTGATAACATACCAAAAGAAGAACCATTTTTAGCTTTCTTTTTCATCATCATTCCACCTTTTTTCATTGGTCGCATTGATTCAACATTAGCAATAGCTTTCTTTTGAAATCCTTTGTCTTCTAATTTAGTTTGAAGAGCACTATGTTTTTTAATTTTTACGCCCATTTTATTTAGTTTTTAATAGTTAATGTATCAATGTGAACAGAATCAGCTTTAACTGAATCAGCTTTAATCTCTTCTGGTTTAACACCAGATGTTCCACAAGCTGCTAATAATATTACAGCACTAATAAGAATTACTTTTTTCATTTATTATTTAGTTTTAGATTTGATTTTTCTTTCTTGTTTTAACATAGCAGCTGTAGGTTTCTTTCCAGATCCTTTAGCAGCTCTGATGTTATCCCATAATCCACGTTGTGAATATGAACCATCAGCACGCTTTAACATTTGCTTACCATTCTTAGCTTTAGGTTTAACTTTAGCTTTAGGCTTAGCACCTAACATCTTAGAATAGTTACCAGTTTCATAGTTAGACTTAGACTTTGGAATCATCTTTCCTGGGGACATTTCACTTTCAACCATTCCTTTAGGAACATTTTTACCTGTCTGAGCCCTTTTCATAATTTTTGCCATATTAACATTTCCATTTACGAAGTGACTTATTAATTCTGCTATTAGGATCATTGGCAGTCTTAGAGCTTGTAAGCTTCTTCTTCATGCCAGACATCCTTGCACAGAATGATCTTTTTCTAGGACCTCCTTGAGGTTGTGGAGCTTTAAGACCAGGCTTACCTGGGTTAGCTCTGTTGTAAGATGCTCTACCTTTTGCATTAAGACCACCTGAAGGATTCTTACCTGCTTTGCGTTGCCAAGCTGGAGAACTACCACCATTCTTAAGACTAGAACCTTTAAATGGACCCTTCTTTTTAATTAATGGACCATTAGGAACAGGACTAAAGTGACCTTTGATTGCAGTAAGAGTATCTCCATTTCTAAGAACACCTCTACCTACATAGGCTTCAGCCTTCTGTGGGTTGTATACTTTTGTCTTAGGTATCTTTGCCATTATTTGCCTTTTCTAGCTCTGCCCATTGCTTTGAATGTCTTTGCTAAAGCTTTACGCTTAGGAGTACATGTAGCTTTGGTCATTGGTGTACAATATCCTTTATGTTTAGGGTTGACAGCTTTTTGAATCCATTTACCATCTTTAGCTTTCACCTTAGATGTTTTTCCACCCTTCTTTTGATTAGCAAGGTTTTTTATATCAATAGGATTAATATCTTTAGCTCTTGTAGAATCAGCAGAGTTAGCTCTAGCACGTGCATTGTTTAACATTCTTGCTGTGTTCTCATTAGTATTAGTGGCTTGATAATATCTAGGACCTTCTTTAGTGTTAGCTTTAGTAACTACATTATACTTTCCTGATTTATCTTGCGATACAGATGAGCCATATTGACTTTTCTTAACTTTTGCCATGATGATTACTTTTTAGATTTCATACGAGGAGCCATCTCACCACTACGCTTTTCTATAATTTCAGATTCACGCTTTAAAGCAGCCTTTCTGAAACTTGCTGGATTAATCTCTTTTGAAGCTGCTTGCTTCTTATTAAGACCAAATTGCATTTCAGAACGTCCACCATTTTTCATCTTGGTAGCACCTAGTTCTTTATCTCTTTTTAAAGTAGCCTTCATTCTAGCACCTGCTAAGGTAGCTTCTTGAACTTTAGTCCAAGCACCATTAGGATCAATAGGTCCTACACGTTTGTCAGAAGCATTTAAGCCTGACATGCTACCCATTCCATCCTTAGATTTTTTAATCTTTCCCATTATTTTTCTTTTATTTTTGTTCTGGAATCTCTACAATTATACCTGATTCAACACCACTAGCTAATGTTTTTTCAAGAACATCACCAGCTTGTTGTGCTAGGATAACAGTCTGTGCTTCCTTTGTGCTTGTTATAGCACGTAATGTGTTTAATAACAATCCAAATTCACCACCACTGATTGTGAATACTGTGTCTTGTGCCCAAGTGTATTTCTTTGCTGGGTCAAATTTAGGACCTTGAGGAGCTGATTCTTGAGCTCCCTCTAAATTAATAATCTCTGCCATATAATTATATTTTGGTTTAGTCACAAAGATATGCAGTTATTGCGTATCTTCCAAATTTATTTCGAACGTTATAGTTGCAGAACTTTTAATACTTTTAGATAGATTTAATCTAATCTGAAACAGGTTGTGTAGCTTTAATATCTCCTGCAGCAACATATCATTGTACATAGGCAATGAGGGAGCTAATCTAAAGTGATACGATAGAGGATTCTTAGTAATTTCTAACGTAGAAAGTTCATCAACTGAGGAAATTACTCCCTCAAGGTGAGCAAAATAAGCTATTTCATTATCTTGCATGACTTGAGGGAAGAATTTTTTATTTACTTGCATTAAGACAAGGTTAATAAGTATTTAGTTTTAGCAGCTTCACCACTTAAGGCATCAGCTAAATTAGCTATATCATGAAATTTATTAGTCTCACCATATGCTTTTAAGTTGCTAGCAAAGTCCATTAGTGCTGTGACAACTGAATTAGCGTCTATTGTACTCAATGCTTCTATTTTATATACACCAGGACGTTTACCTGTATACCCCATGATCTTCTCAATTACACCATCTTTGAAATCATGTACATAATCATACAATCCTCCTAGAGCTTGATGCTCAGCATAACTCTTTGTCTGCCAATGCAATAGATGTAGTTGCTCATGAAAATATGTAAGCTTTCCAGCTACTGTTTCCAAGTTTAATTCTCCTGATTTCATCATCTCCTCAGGGAATAATGATTTTGCCATGTTGTTTGAGTTTTATCCAGGTGATGTAGTCGTAGTAGTAGTAGTTGGTGTAGCTGTAGTAGTTGTACTAGTAGTTGTACTAGTTGATGTACTTGTACTTGTAGAAGTAGAAGTAGTAGTTGTAGTAACTGGAGCCTCTGTAGTAGTGGTTGTAGTGGTTGTAGGATTACAACACTCATTTGCATCTATCTCTTGCCAGTTACCAACCTTTGGTTTGAATCTTTGTAGTATTAAGCTACCTGCTATGACACGTCCTGTACCATCGTAACGTACATATGCTTTTAATTTATTATTGCTATTTGCCATGTTTATTTAATTTTAACGAGGTTCAGTGGTTGTTGTTGTAGTTGTTTCTGGAACAGCAGTCGTAGTAGTAGTCGTTGTACTTGTACTTGTGCTAGTAGATGTACTAGTAGTTGTGCTAGTGCTTGTACTACTGGTTGTAGTAGTTGTAGAAGGAACGTAATTGCAACATTCATAAGCTGGGATCTCTACCCACTTACCTACCTTGGGTTTCTTTCTTCTTAAGATTAGGCTACTTGGAACGATTCTTCCAGTACCATCAAAGCGTACATAAGCTTTGAGAGGGCGATTAGTATTCTGGGCCATAATTAATAATTTATATTATATTTGTTTTTTAAATCTATAAGCTGTGTTAGATAGTAATGATTAGCTTTTTTCTTAGAATTCTCATCATTAAGCACCTTATCTAAATGTGTATCTTGAAAAGGATCTTTACCAGCGTGATATGCTCCTTTATAGAAAGCAGGATATCCCATACTAGTTTGTCCTGTAATCCCTGCATTGTGTAATATTGTTGTTCTCTCCAATTTCTCTATAGGATCTGAAGACCAACAGAATTCCAATTCAGGAATGTTCTTTGTTTCTTGTTCTCTAAGCCAAATGTTCCATAGCACAGCCCACATATCTGCACACCAGCTTTGAAACCCTTTGTCTTCATTTTTGAAGAACTCTTTATTTATATTCTGAAGGTAGATACGTATTAATATACAGTCATTCATCACCTTCTTCCAAAAGTCACTGTCTATGTTCTTAAGAAAGTATTGAGCTCCTCCTGAGTGATCATTGTTAGCTTCAGCTATCTCTCTTGTTATACCAATTAAGCTTGTAAGCTCAGCTAATATGTCTCTAGTGCGATATTCTTCTAGTTTGTCTGGTAGAACATCTCTTTCTTTACTATCAAAGTATGAAGCATTGATGTAACTATTTGTGTCAGACAAGTAGTTTATTTCATCATCCTTGAATTTCTCAAGGTCAAATTTATCAGTGAAGATTACATCACAATCACAATAAAATACTGCTTTGGTAATCATCTCAGGGTGGTCCTGGAAATATCTCATTAAGCAATATGGACGTAGGATAGGAATATAAACTCCTAAATACTTACTTACATCCCCTGAATCCTTGTAGAAAGCAAACTTTGCTTCTGGATACAGTTCCATTATCTTCTCCCATTTACCATTGTATTCTCTAAAACTAGGTGTGTACACTAAAACAATTGCTTTGTCTGAGTGTCCAAGCTTCTTCAAGCTTTCCAACCATAGATGTACCTGCCATGTGTAGTATACATCATCTGGCTGTGCACAGATAAATTTAAGATCCTTCATATATGTAGTTTGTTGGTTTTCTCTTTATTAAGGAGTAGCTGTAGTGGTAGTGCTAGTTGTACTAGTAGTGCCATTAGCTGTAACTTGTGTCAAATATTCCAATTGCTTGGATATCTGCCAAAGTAAATTATCTGTTGTACTCCAACCTATTTGTCTAGATGGTATTGCCATTGTTAAAATGTTTTATTTAGTATAAAGACATCACTATAAATACTATTTTCTGGATCAGTGCTGCCCCAGGTTGCTGTGATATCTAATGTGTTACTAATTGTAGTGTTAAATGAGCTACTATTTACAGTGTTAAATCCAAAACCTTCAAAGGCACCATTGTTTGTTTTTAAATAAGTAAATCTACCTAATGATGCAATTGATGCTACACCAGCAGCTCCAATCTGTCTAATTGTAAAGTCAACATTTAGAGACCATATATCATTTGTAACAGCACTTGTAAGAGTTTGAATACCACTATCAAGAAGTATAGTAGATCCTGCTTTCACTTTAATTCTTATAGTTTCATTGTTACCAGCATCTATAACACCTCCCATAAGCACTCTAAAAGAATCACCAACAGTGAATCCATTAGCTGGTACAGTTAATGTACCTACACCACCATTGATTAATGTGGTTTCTACAATTGTTCCAGAGACAGGAAAACTATCTCCTGTTTGGCTAAACAGTCCATAGTTTAATGATACAGGTAGTGAAGGACTAACTCCTGAAGTACCACTTGATCCTGAGATACCTGAAGTACCTGACACACCAGAGGTACCTGATGTACCAGAACCTCCAGACGTACCACATGCTACTATACAACCTATCCCTTCTATCTGTTTAGAGATTTCCCACAACAGGTTGTCAGTTGTGCCCCATCCTATCTGTCTACTTGGTATCGCCATAATCTAACAAAGATATGTTACTTTTTAATATTAACAATGAGTGTCAATAATTTACAATAACAATTTTAGTTATATGTGTTTTAACTTTTTTAGTTAGAGAATCTTCCATCAAGCTTCCACATGATTTCGTTCCCTATTTTAGTCTCTAGTTGAGGATTTACCACGCTTAATGTAAGCATAATGGCTTGGAAGCTCAAAGCAAAGATAACCCACATGAATGCTAGACGTGCGAACACGTCTATAAATTTTACTTTTCTCATTTGCCTTGTCTATTATAAGGTTTAGTAGCTTTGTCCTTAGGACCTTTAAACTTGGTAGCTTTGCCACCTTTACGTTTGCCAAAGGTAACCTTTTTTGTAGATGACCCCCCTTTTGCTTTTGCCATGTTGGTTTATTTTAAACTTTGAAACTGTATTAGAATAATTGCGATTAATATAATCTTTTGAGCTAGATGGTATCTCTCCATAGTATTTATACTACTTTCTCTTCTAAAGAAGATCTCCCTGTTAGCCTCATACTTCCATTTGTATTGCATTGCATCATAAAGCTTTCTTCCTAGACTATCACATTTGTTTTGTAATGAGTCTATAATAAGTCTATTTGCTTGAGCATCAACCTTTAATGAATCTATTTGAAACCTATATTGTTTATATAATGTATTAATTGCATTCCCTTGTTCAATGGTCATTATCACCACAGAATCCCTACCTATCTTTCTTGTCTTTGGGTATTGGGAGTAGGATGAAATTGCTACCAGTGTCAGAACTAACACTATCAAGAGCTGCTTTAACTTCATTTAATTCTAATTTAAGTGTTGTAACTGTTTCATTTAGGTTAGTTATCTTCTCAACTGTTTCTGTAACAATCTTCTTTTGTGTCTCAGTAGCTTGGGCTTGAACTTGTAAGCTTAGCTTATTATTTGTTTCAACTTTGCTAAGAAGTTCTTCAAACTCCCTGTCTTCTTGAATAGAAGGATCAACTTTTTGAGCAGTTGTAGTTTGGCATCCATAGATGAGTGGTATTAATATGATTAATAAATATTTCATTAGTTAAGCTTTTTGATTGCTCCCAACTGTTGCAAAGTCTGCAACTGTGTAGTAGTCACAGCCTTAGCTGAATCACTAACTCTCAAAGATTCTTGTACCCTATCTAACCTATTTTCCACCTTTTCAATACGTACATTCTGAGAAGTTGCCTGCTCTTTAAATGTTGTACGAACATCTATGTATAGGTATGAAATAGCAATGAGCACCAAGAAAAGGGTGCCCACAATTGGGTTTTTAGCAAACTCCTTAAAGCTTATAGGCAATGGGTTTGCTGATATATTTGTTTCTTTCTTTGCTGCCATTATTTATAGTTTTTTAAAACTTGTTGAGCATTAAGGGCTGTCCATACATTGTACAGCACTTCACTGTTATGTTGTAATAGTTCTGCCTTTTTAATTCCAGAGCGTCTGCTACGCATTGCTTTAGGTTTTTTCTTAGCATTTGCCATTATCTTAATTTGTTTTTGTATTCTAATACAGCCAAACGTTGTTTAATCTCTGCCCTTTCAGTAGCTGCTGATTCTTTTATATTAGTCATTCTTTCAACTATTTCCATCTTCATATCTGCCCTACTTTGTGCTGCTGCTGCCCTAATTGCTTCCATCTCAATAGTTGTTCCCTGAGGTGGTATAGCTTTGTTCTCAGCATTTACTACAACTGCTACCTTGTTATTCAAAATAGTTACCTGATTCTCTAATGCACTCACTTGTGTAAGTAACCAACCAATAGCTGATACACATATAGGTAAAAGAGTAAAGACTAGCTTTTCAACTAGTCCTGATTTGCTTTTATCAGCTGCCATCTGTTCAGATATCTTTTCATTCCTTTCTTCTTGGGTCATCATATACTACCATTTAAAAGGTTATTGTATTCATTGAAGTGTTTGATACGATCAGGAAGACCTATTGTACCACCATTAACACGTTTAGTCACCTTAGTAACCACTGCGTCTGTAGCTCCCTCATCAGCAATCTTGTGTAATCCATTCTTATGGAAAAACCAAGCAGCAGATAAAAGTGGGTACTTTGTAGCTATAAGGTCTGGGTTAGCTAGGATATCATCTTCAACTGTCTTATCAAAAGCAGCGTAGTTATCCTTCCCTGTTAACTGAATGTATCCACGTCCTCTAAACTTATAACCTTCTCCAGAAGCTTGATTACCATTACCCATACGATTAGCATAGACAATATTGGCAATCTTTTCTGGCTTGCGTTCAAACTCTTTAGCACTCTCAGCAGTGAAGTACTTCTTAAAAATGCTCTGTAAACCAGCAGCACCATAGTTTAAGTTCTCTGACACAGCTTTGAATCCACCTGATTCATGTCCTGTTTGTGCTAAGAAATGAGCCAAACGTAATGCTGTATTGATTTCAAACTTATCTACTACACCAGGGATTTGTGCAATCACTGTGTCTGGAATGTGTCCTTTTAATTTATCTACGTTCATAGTTAATTAATTTTCCAATAGGAATTTACACCATATACAAGTTGATTGTTACCATTGATGCCAATGTTTAAGCCAAACATTTTATCACGTTTAGACTTATATAACAATCCTCCTTGAAGAAGTTCTAATCCATTCTTGTTACCTGTAACACCCCCACCAATAAATAGAGCTCCCTTAGGAGGAGCCTGCTTAGTGATATTGTTTGTTACAGTGATTGTAGGAATCTTATAATTGTACTTATAAGACCTACCATGTATCTCGTTTTTATGTACTGTATCAGTTACAGCTACATAGCCCAAAGTATCTATCTTTAATGTATCAGTATAGAGAGTCTTTGCCAAATGGGCAATGACCAAAGCATCATATTGTGCTTTAAGCTTAGGGTAATTTGTGTCTGCAATATATTCTGCAGGTAGTGTGTCGTGTATTATCTGTTTAATCTTTAACTTCTTGACAATCAATGAGTCATGTACTTGCCAAGCTGTATCATGTAATGTTACAGTGTCAGCTTTTATTTGAGGATAATTACATCCTTTATTTTGAAAAGCCATTGCAAATACTAAAGCCATTATGATAAACGTCAAAATCTTATTCATTATCTTCAGTTTGGTTTTTCTTATTGATAAACTTGTCTACAGAAGCAATTCCAAAACAAGCTATGGTCAAAACTTTGAATGAGTCATATATGAACTCATTGACAACCAACTCTTTATGCATACTTCCAGTGACAATATCTGCTACAGCAAATACCACCATGATTACAAAAGAAGCAAAGCCAATTACAGCTTTCTCATTGATTGTGTTATTATCATCAAATAGATCAGAGAAGAACTTTTTCATTTCTTATAATTAATTTATTATTAGGTAATATTGCTAAGTGTTTAAATACTGCAGGTGTTATAGGAACACTAGTAGGGAAGGACGCAGCTGTTTTATAGACTACTCTTTCAAGGTTGTCTATACGTGTCTTGTCTACATTAGATTGAGCCATTAGGGCTTTGACATCTGACTTTACCTCAGCTAAGTCATCTTTGATGTCTTTTAACATCATACCAGCAAATATCCCAATGATTGTAACAATACCAGGGAATAGCCAGTTTTTAATTTCTGCAATAACAGAACTCTGTTGTTTTGTCGTCATTATAGTGATTTGTAGAAATAAAAATACACCCAGGACATGGATGTACAATATGGTCAGATTGACCTATTTAAGTTAAACTATCTAATTCCTCGCAAAAGTAAGTAAAAAAGTTGAAACTACCAAATCTTTTTTTGTCAGTAGGGCTGATAGGATTTCTCCTCTACAAACTCACTTCCATACTTCATATTAATTTCTTTTTTAATATTTGCTCGCTTGTCATTCAATATGTAAACGCTTCTAGCTAGCTGTACGAAGTGGTCATCAAATGTCTTGTTTCTTTCACAATCTCTAAGCCTGTCCTCTACATTCCAAAGGCTCTTGTTTACAACAAGCAATTGATCAGTTAAAGGGTCATGTAGAATCTCAGGTTCTATCACTGTATTTAGATAGGTTCTTTCCTTGAATACATTTACTAACTTGTCTTTATCAGTAATATTCAATGCTTTGATAGAAAGTATAGTCCACTTGTCTACTACTTCCCCAATACTTACATTAATGTTCATAAGAAATGTTGTTTATTATTAACAAAAGTAGTACATTTGTTGCAAATATCCAACAGATGAAACCAGTTTGTTTAGACTTGTCACAATGTAATGGATTGGGTGATCTAATCTGTGCCACTCCCACTATCAAAAAACTGTCTGAAAGCTATGGCCAAAAGATAACCATCCTCTCTCAGATGCCTGAGCTATTTAAGATGAATCCTTATGTAGAGAAGAGCTATAAAGCTGCTTCAGTTGACATGCCTTACTTTTCAATCCACTACATTATACATAGTTCCTTTTATCTTGTAGGTAAGAAGGATGAGCGTGGTATAGAGATGAAGCATAACATGATGGATATCAGACAGTTCCATGCTATACACCTAGGATTTATGCTTGGACAAGATGAGATGGAATGCTATTACAAACCTACAGAACCTAAAGAGCATTTTATAGATGGAAAGTATGCTGTGATACATCCTGTTAATAGCTGGCCTAATAGAACATGGTCACAAGATAATTGGACAAAGTTATGTGAAGAGTTAATCAAATGTGGATACACTGTAGTGGCTGTAGGTAAGGATAGCAGTGAGACAGGCTTCTTTAATGTAGACAAACCTGTACATGAGATGGGTAATAACATTATCAACTTGATGAATCAAACATCTATATCTGAGACCTGGCACTTGATTAATAATGCTGCAGTTGTAATTACAATGGATAGTGGAATTCTACATCTAGCAGGTACAACAGAGACACCTATAATTGAATTAGGATCTCCCATCAACCCAGAGTTTCGTAGACCATATAGAAAGACTAGTAAACATATATACGTAAGAGGAGCATGTGGATTACACTGCAGCTCTAATATGAAATATGCTCTTGAGTATTGGCCTACAATTGATTCTGTACAACCATTGATTGGATGTTTAGAAAAGAAAGAAACCTTTGAATGTCATCCATTTGTAGAACAAGTTATTGATGCAATTAAAAGAGAATTATGAAAAAACTATTAATCATTACACCTCACCTATCAACTGGAGGAGCTCCCCAGGTAACAGTGAATAAGGTGGAACTATTACAGAATCACTTTGATATTAAGGTGGTAGAACATGCATTCCTAGCATGGCAGTTTGTTGTGCAAAGAAATAGAATTATTAAACTAGTGGGTGAGCAAAACTTTCATTCACTAGGAAGTGATAAGTTTAGTGAGCTATTTAAAATCATTGATGAGTTCAAACCAGATGTGATATCTATGGAAGAGTTTCCAGAGATGTTTATGGATGATAGTATATCTAAGCAGCTATATCATAGTGATAGACCTTGGAAAATTACTGAGACTACACATGATAGTTCATTTAGTCCTAGCAATAAAAGATGGACACCTGATAAGTTTATTTTTGTTAGTTCCTATAACTCATTTCAATACATTACACTAGACGTTCCTACAGAGGTAATTGAATATCCTGTAGATAAAAAGACTAGAAACAAGAGACAGATGAGAGAAAGATTAGGACTGGAACATGACTATAAACATTTTGTCACTGTAGGACTGTTCACTCCTAGAAAGAATCAAGCTTATGGATTTGAACTAGCTAAGCACCTTAAGAATTATAAAGTGAAGTTTCACTTCCTAGGTAATCAAGCAGGTAACTTTGCAGACTATTGGAAACCCTTGATGGCTAACAAACCAAATAACTGTGTTGTCTGGGGAGAAAGAGATGATGTATATGACTTTTTACAGGCATCTGATGTGTTCTTCTTCCCTTCAAAAGGAGATAGAGGTAACAAAGAACTAAATCCTATAGCTATTAAAGAGGCTTTAGAATATGATGACTTAATCAAATCAATGTACAATCTAGATGTATATTGTAACAAGTATAATGATGAGGAGAATGTAGTTTATTTAACTGGTGATATCAGTAGGGATGCTACCAATTTAATCAAAAAATTAAACCTAGATGTGGTAGATGAAGAGTGTATCATCTTGGGCACCTATCCTAATATTAAGGACAGAGTGCAATGGACCAAGGACACCATCAATAGTCTTAAGCCATTGGGTAGAAAGATTATTCTATTGTCTCACTATCCTGTAGACCAGGACATACAACGTATGGTGGACTATTACATATACGATGCACATAATCCCCTAACTCACCATAGCTACTACACTAGATTTTACAATGATAGGGATGACTATTTTGCTGAGATTAACATCAATGGTTTGAAGGATAGTAACCAATCATTGACTGTATTAACTAATATATTCAATGGTGCCAAGGCTGCTAAAGAGCTTGGGTTCAAGAGATTCTTCTACACTACATATGATGTTATATTAAATGAGAAGGATATCCCTGCAGTGAATGATGCATTTAAAACAGATAAGAAACTTTGTGCTGCTACTCTACCCACCCCACAGGGTAAGGGAATTCAGACTAATGGTATTATGTTTGATACAGACTTCTTCATAAAAGAGTTTGATGATGTACGTACACCAGAAGAGTGGAATGAAACATGTAAGCGTAGAAGATGTGAGAACTATCTAGAGGACTACTTATCTAAGGTGATATTTAGTTTCAATCCAAATGATATACAATTAGTTACTAATGATAAGGATACTCTATTGATACACAGTGGATTAGGTGTAGCATCTAATAGTGAATATTATTCTATAATTCCTGTAGAAGGAAAAGCAAACTTTTACATGTTCTATTTCTTTACATATAATGTAGATGAAAGAGTGGTGAAAGGGAATATAGGAGATGTATTCTTCCAATTTGATATAGCTAAGACCAAAGAATATAAATATGAGTTTGCCTATACAGGTAAGCAAATAGATATAAACTTTGAGTTCTATGATGGAAATCATATGTACAAGAGAGAGAGTCACACCATCAATGATAGTACAATTGCTAAGTATAGAAATACAGGTAACTTTAGATGGAAGAATATCAAACCTAAAATTAAATTAGTTCACATACAAACTACATTAAATGATGAAAGAGAACAAGCAAGCAGAGCTTCCCTTGAAAGAGTTAAAGACTATGGATGGGAATATATCCTACACACTAACGAGCCCTATAAGTCATTACCACCATCATATAACTGCCTTAGACCCAGTTGTGTTTCAATGGAACTCTTCAATGAACAGCAAGTTCAACAGCATGGTACAGCACTTACCCCAGCACATTATGGATGCTATGAAGCATTCAAGAATGCCATCTTAAGTGAGTTTCATGATTGTGACTTTTTAATGGTGTGTGAGGGAGACTGTATCATTGAGACAGACATACACTTTTTCGTACGAAAAGTTGAGCAATGTGCACACTTAATTGGACCAAATGGTATCAACTACATGTCTTTTGGAGACAAGGATACATTAGAATATGGCTGGCCTCAGAGTCCTGTTATTAAAGATATTAATGAAGACATGTATGTTACAGACCATATCATAGGTTTACAATCTATTATGTTCCCTATATCTGTAGCTGACTATTTAAAAAACACTTTAAGAAAACATAAGTGGGATGCTTCTGATATGTATTTTAATAATATCTTTGCAGGGCCACAAATGGGTATAGTTAAGAAAAGACTTACCACCCAAGCAGATGGTTTTTCTTTAATAGACAATATGCAAAAAACATTTAGAAAATGACAATAGATGTAATCATATTAACAGATAGTTCTGATGTAGCTCTTACACAACGTACAATAGATACATTACATGATAGTGAGATTGACTTTAGGTTTCGTGTACAATTAGTAGACTCAGGTACACAAGATCCAAACAGGTATGTACGTATTCATAACTATATACATCCTGAGAGTTCTTTTAACTATAACAAGTTTTTAAACATAGCATTTACATATTGCCAAGGTGATTGGGTGGTTATATCTAATGATGATGTAGCTTATGAAAGATGGTGGTTCTCAGAGATGATGAAGGTACATGACTATAGAGAAGATATAGAAGCTTTCTCTCCTAAAGACCCATTGTTATATGCTAGATGGTTTCCTAATCATTTTGTAGGAACTAATAGTAAATATCATGAATCATATGCTGTTACAGAAGCTCTTCAGGGTTGGTGTACAGTGATTAAGAGATGTGCATTAGATAAAATCCTACCATTTGATGAACTGTTTGATATGTACTATCAGGATAATGATTATGCTGAGAGACTAAAACAAGTGGGGGTTAAGCATGCTCTTGTAAGACATTCTATTGTATGTCATATGGAAACATTAAATGTAGGACAGATAAGTGAAGCTAAGTCTAGAAAGCTTAGAATAGATGAAATTAAATTTAGAAACAAATGGAATCAATAAAATCAGTACATGTTGCTACAGGACTAATAACCATACCACCAAATGGATGGGGTGCTGTAGAAAGACTTACATGGGAATATAAAATAGCTCTTGAGAAACTTGGACATGGTGTAGATATTAGATACATGAACGAGTTGGAGAAGTGGCCCAATACAATTGTGCACACGCATTTAGCTAATCAAGCTCTTGATTGTAGAGATAAGGGTATTCCCTATGTGTATTCTTTACATGATCATCATACAGAATGGTATGGTAAGGATAGCTGGGTGTTTAAACAAAACCTAGAAGCTATGAAGAGTAGTATTATATCCTTCACTCATGCTGAATATTTGGTAGACTATTTTGATGCTGTAGATAAACTATTCTATCTACCACATGGGGCTAATACAGATTTCTTTGTTCCTAATTATGAACCAAAACCACATGCATTATTTATGCTTGCTAATAATGGATTAGCAGGTGATTCAGGATTTGATAGAAAAGGATTTAGATGGGGGATAGAAGCAGCTGAAGAACTAGACTTACCCATCACTATAGCTGGACATCCTAATAATCAAAAGTTCTTTGACATTCATTCAGAGCTATTGCAATATAAAAAGTTAACTTTAAAGTTAACAAACCCTACAGATGAAGAGACTAGAGAGTTATATCAGTCTCACACCATATTCTTACATCCATCTATGCTAGAAGCAGGTCATCCTAACCTAACACTTATGGAAGCCACAGCTTGTGGTATTCCTATTGTAGGAACTTATAGAGGTAGTAAACCTATACCTGGAATGCATGTTCTTGATAAGATTACAAAAGAATCTGTAATAGATGGCATTGTAGATGTTATGTATAACTATGATGAACGTAGACAAGATATATTTAACAAGCGTACAGATTATAGTTGGGATGAGGTGGGTAAGATATTAGCTAAATACTATTACAATATTCTTAAGATTAATGAGGGATATACATCAGAAAAAACAAGACAATTATATATAAACGCATATGATAACTTATAAAATAACACATGTTAATGGTCTTTATTTTGAACTATTAGATGATGAGGGGAAAGGCAGAGAGTATGATGTAACCTTTGTAGATAGAAAAGATGATGGGCATATATATGAAACCAAGCTTAAACCAGGAGCATGGGCTAAGCTTAGCAGAAGCTATCTATCTGATATAGCCATCTTTATTAAATACCAAGGACGTACAGTTAAACAGATTAACTTGTTAGATGAGTTGAAAGGAAAGCGTGTGTTTATATCTTATGAATCTAAGAGTCTTGGAGATAGTATAGCTTGGATACCATACTGTTTAGAGTTCCAAGAAGTGTACAAGTGTGAGGTGATTGTATCCACATTTAAGAATGAGCTATTTGAAACTGCCTATCCTGAACTAAAGTTTGTAGGCAGAGGTGTGATTGTCAATAACATCATAGCAATGTTTGAACTAGGTTGGTTTTGGGATGACAATAAGGAACCTGTCAATCCTATCACTATACCTTTACAACAGGCAGCTAGTAATATATTAGCTCTTCCTCATAAAGAAATACAGCCTAGGATAGCTTTTGTTCCTAATGAAAAGCCTATAGATGGTAAATACATATGTATATCTACAAGATCTACATCACAATGTAAACACTGGTACTATTGGCCAGAGCTAATTCAATCTTTAAAAGATATGGGATATAGAGTGTTTGAGATGTCTCAGGATGCTGATGAGCTAGGAGCAGAGAAGCTAGAAGATGTGTCTTTGAATAATGTAATGAACCATCTGTATTATGCAGAGTCATACATAGGCCTTTCTAGTGGCATTAGCTGGCTAAATTGGGCACTTAATAGGAAGACAGTGATGATCTCTAACTTTACACTATCAAGCCATGAATTCCAATCTAATTGCATTAGAATCACCAATGCAGATGTATGCCATGGCTGTTGGAACAATCCTATGTTTAAGTTTAATAAGGGAGACTGGAAATGGTGCCCTGAGCACGAGGATACCCCTAGACAATTTGAATGTCATAAATCCATCAATATGGAAACTGTACTAGAGAAGGTTAAAGAAACTTTATAATTATTTATAATGTGTTCCACCCACCCATAACACAAATGAACGTCTAGTTCCTTTTGTTATAGGACTCACTCTATGCATCATAAAAGAAGGGAATATAAATACTACACCCTTTCCTCTTGGTGCTTTGTCAGCCTTTTCTGGATCTCCACCCTTGAAATACTCCAAGTCACCACCTTCATATTCATCAGAATCAGATAGTTGCACTGTAATACTTATCTTTCTTTTAGACATAGAACCAGCACCAATATCTTGGTGCCATCCATAATGTCCACCTTCTACATCATAGTATTCTGTATATTGAATACAATCTAGTGCTGTAAACAAATCAAAATGCCATAGAGCATTGTTAGCTTCTATGGCCATGTTATATAACTTTGTATATAACCATTCCCATTCATTTGTTTTAGGAATCCATTTAACAGAAGAAGATCTTATTTCTTTATCAGCAGGGGTAGTTTCTGTCCCTACAGTGGCTTTGTGAAAGGAAAGAGTGTCAACATCTCTATATACCTTTTCTAATTCCTCTGTGGAAAATCCTGTAGCATAGAAGTAATAATTTTGAATATCCACTTCCTCAGTTGGAAATATTGGGTGTAGTTCTAGGCTCATAAGCTTAATTAAAAGAGATGTATTATCCCTCTATAACTGGTTGATTCTCAGCCTTATCTAATTCAATAGCAACTTTCTCAATAAATCCTAGTATTTCTTTACCATATTTAGTTGGTAATTGCTCGTTAGCATAGTTCATTATCACTTGAACTTGTTCTGCTGTTAATGATGGTACTGGTAATTGTTTAGTTTCTTGGTTCATATATTTTTATTTTTGCAAAGATACTTAATTAATTTAATTATCCAAATGTAGTATGACAATTTTTACTTACATAATTGTCCATTAAATAATTCAATACCCCCTGGGCTGATGTTAAGTTCTGTTCTTTTTGAATCATATTAAGTTTGTCTAAGTCAAATCTGACACCTATTGGCTCACTTTTACCTTTCTTAGCATTAAACATTTTATTAGATAACCCTATCCTAGAAAACTCTTGAATCCAGAATCTTTCTCTTTTATTTAGTATTGAAATATTCTCAACAAACTCAATCTCCTCAATAATAATATCCATCCCTGCATCTAATATTAGATTAATAATCTTATCCTTTTCAGTATTTTTATTTTTACCACATATGTGATTACTTAATCTTTTGTTTAATGGACCAACAGTCTTACCAATATAAAATACTTTATTGTCCTCTAATGGGTTTTTAAGGCAATATATAAACCCACCATCCATTTCTGCTAAATGCCTATTGAAATATACCCTACATTTATTTGAACAAAACTTTTTCTTAATGTTCTTAACCTCCATATCTTGCTCACAATATAAACAACTTGTTTTTATAGCATTCATTTGTTACGTTTTTGTTACGCAAATATAACAAATGTTACGATACAAACAAAATATTGTTACGATAATTCTAAATTAGCTACAAATATCCTACAACCCTGCTTTGTTTAATCTTTCATTTAATTCTTGAATAGCTTTTACTAAGTATGTGATATATCCTGTTGGGTTATACATATAATATCCATCTTTATCTTTCCCATAAGCCTCTGGGAAATTATCTACCATATCTTGAGCTAAGAATCCTTTATAAACTACTGATTCATCTTCATCAGCTATATGATTATATGTTTTTAATTTAGCATTATTAAATAATGGTAAAACAGATTCTTCAACATCTTTAATATTTGATTTTAACCTTGCATCAGAAGGGCCTGTATAAAATTGTATTGTTGATGATGTAAGATAATTTATACCTCCTGTTTGGCCTCCACTTGAATTCATAAAATAAATATAGTTACCACCAGGATATGTATTTTGAATTGATATAAGATTATATTGTAATGCAGAACCTTTTATATTTAATAATCCAGCTCCTACTGCAGTTGTACTACCAATACAAACTTCAGCTCTATTTGTAATACGCATAACTTCAAGAACAGTATCAGAAAAAAAGTTTCTTGTATAAAATCCAATAGAACCATAAGCAACATTATCTGCTCCTAAAATACCTCTAATATTAGCTACATTTATATTATTGTTATTAAAAAACCCAATATTTAAACCATCGCCAATTGCAGTTGTTCCTGTAAGTCTTAGACTTATCATATCTAGGTTTTCAACACCACTACCTGCCTTTGCCTTTTCTAAACTTAATAATGCATTAAGACTAGTTGTACCAATACCTACATTACCATTGTCTAATAATATCAATTTTGGATTAGTTCCATAAGGAGTACCATTTGCTAAATATGCTCCAAAGTTTAAATAGTTGCTTGAATCACTATTAATTTGCCAATAATAATCATTTGCACTTCTATTTAATTTTATACCATTGCTACTTTGTATTTGAACACTACTAGAGAAAGTAGCTGCCCCGCTAAATCTTCCTGTACCAGTTACTTCTAATTTATAACTACCACTAGGTGCTGCTCCTATTCCTACGTTAAGAGAAGAGTCTGTAAATAAACTAGGAGATAATCTCCCAAGATTGAATGAAAGCCCCATATTAATTATTTTTAAATTTCCAAGTAAAGTTTTTATGCGTTTTTCTAGTTCCTCTACAACAATCACCTATTTTGCTTTGACCAGTCCTTCCAAATAGTTCCTTTGCGGCATCCAAAGAACAATCCCATTCTCTTATAAATTCCCCTTTTCTAGTCATTTGTATAATAGGCTTAACGTGTGCTAGTTTGTTCTTTAATTTTGATTCTACAGAATGTTTAAGACCTCTTGGATATGTTTCTAATGCTCTTATTTTTACTGGCGGTTTTATATACTTTTTACCATCGTGTAAATTATCTAAGTACTTCCATAAAAACCCTTTATATTGTCTTATTCTATATCTAGCACAACCAATAACTTTTTCTGTTTTAAAACCAAAAGAACCAGCTTCTTTTATTGAATCCCATATTTTAACTATGTTACTATCCATATCTAATTGAACAATTTTTCTCCAATTAGCTATAGCTGCTTTTCTTTTTTGCTCTTCTGTTTGAGGAGGTCTAACCCTATTTCTTTGCTTTTCTCTTGTTTCTTCTGAAACTACAAGACCTTTAGTTCCTTCCCCACCATCTGTCAAATTACATAAAATGCCTGTCTTGTTGTTTACCCTACCATATAAAGCTATAAATTCCTCTTCTTTTTTAATGGCTTCTTCATAAGTTATTTCATCAAATAGTATCTCTACTTCGTAGTCTGTTTTGCCAACTATTCTATGCCAATATTTATTTCTACCCCTTGTGCCTTTATAATCTGCCCTTTGGTATTTCTCATCACTACCTATCCCTATATAGAATGGTTCGTTTTTGTCAAGTCTGATATGTCGGTAGACGTATGCCATTATTTTGTAGCTACAATATTGTTTATTTGTTCTTGTAATGATGTGATTAATGCATTTTGTTCTTGAATAGCTTTTACTAATCTTGCTTCTGTTTTACTCCATCCAGTAACAGTTAAAAATCCTTCTGAATCTTCTCCAACAACATCTGGATAAACTTCTTGCATTTCTTGAGCAATAAATCCTATTTGATGTCCAGAACCATTTTTATAATCAAATTCTGAAGGCTTTAAAGCCAATATTTTATCTAATTGTGTCTCTAATTCTACAATATTTTCTTTTAATCTTCTATCTGACCAAGAACCAAAAGCGGCAGCATTTGCTCCATTAGCATTAATTTGACCAGATGTAAAGTTACCGTTACCAATTACAAATCTTTGGAATACTTGAGATGCTGTATTTACGTTATCATATTTAACTATGAATAGTGCAGCAGTACCTTGGTCACCAGCCCAAGAACTCCATATTTCAGCAGTAGCATCTCCAGTAGTTTGTTTAACTGATAATCTAACATTTGAATATAAGGATGCAGTATTAAAAATTAATGTTTGACCCCCACTTGTAATACGCATTCTTTCGGCATTAGTAGTAGCAAATGACATATAATTAGCAGTTTCAACATTAAATGCCATTATACCAGAAATACTATTTATAAATAAATCATTTCCGTTTTGAAATAAATATGACTTAGCAGTACCGCCAACGCTTAATCCTAATAAACTTGTACTTGTACCATTAATGTCTAAAACTGTTCTATTTATATTAGTTAAATTAGGACTACTTGTACCAATACCTACATTACCTGCGTTAGTGATAGTCATTCTTGGAGTAATTGTACCACTTGTTACACTTGCTATTTCAAAATTAAAACCAGCAGCTGGTGCACCCCAAACCAATGATACTTCACCATTTGCACCACTTCTATTATATCCGATAGAAAGACCTGTTGATAATGGTGTTTGAGTATGTGCTGAATTGCTAAATATTGCATAACCTGCATTGCTAACTTGTAAAGCACCACTTGGACTACTTGTACCAATTCCAACATTAGTTCCATTATCAAATATTAAGCTATTGCCTAAAGTAGTTCCATTTGCTTTTAGGACATAGTTGGTGGTAGTCAAAGGTGCGCTAGCGAGGATGGTATTGGTGGACATAAACTTTTTTCTTTTATTTTGTAGCTACAATTTTTTGTTTTCTTGGTTTTCTTCCCATTTTTTCAGGATATTTATATTTCCATATAAATCCATATGCTTGTTTAAATTTACCTTGGCAGCATCTCATAATATTTGTAGAATGTCCTCCTATTGATTTTGTAGCATCTACAATACCATCCCATTCTTTAACAAAAATACCATTTAAATCATATTGCAATATAGGAAGTTTTTGATTATTGCCCATTTTTTGCTTTGCTTGTTCTGACATTTTTTTGCCTAAAGATGATTTAGATATTTTTTTGCAAATTTCAATAAATTGTTCTTTACCAAATAAAATGCCTCCATTATTAGCAATTCTTTTCTTTTGTGCTGTAGATATTCTTACTTTAGTTTCTTCACTAACTACTTTGTTTTTTTGAGATGCAGATATTTTCATTCTATGCTCTAAAGACATTTCTTCCTTGTGTTTAGTGCCAGTTATATTCGCAATATGTTTTTTATAAGCATAAGGGTCTTGTAATCGTTTTTTTTGTGTTTCAGACCACTGTTTCTTAAGCTCTTCAGAACGTTTTTTACCCTTGTTTGAGTTTCCTATCTTTTCTGCAGTTTCTTTTGTAATTATTTTATTTAAACAACCATCACCGCCATCTGTCATATTAACAAGACATCCAGTTCCCATATCTTTTCTTCCATATAAAGAAATAAATTCAATTTCTTTTAATTTTGCTTCATCATAAGAAATATCATCAAATAATATTTCTACTTCATAATCCGTCATATTAACTATATTAAGCCAATATTTATTTCTATTATCATTATCATATGCCCTTCTATTATTCTTAGAATTACCTATACCAATGTAAAAAGGTTCATTTTTATCCAATCTGATATGTCGATATAAATATGCCATTATTTTGTAGCTACAATTTGCTCTAATTGAATTATTTTGGTATTCATCTCTTGAATAGCTTTTACTAAAGCCGTAGTTATTGCTTGGTAATCTAAGCCAATAAAATCTTCCTTTTCGCCTTTTGATTGAATGTATGCTTGTGGAATAAATTCTTTTACTTCCTGTGCAATAAATCCTAAATGCTTATCAGAAGTTTCATCTTCATCTTTCATTCTATATAAAGTAGGTTTTAATTGTAAAACCTGATTTAAACCTATTGTAGATACTTCAAAATCTTTCTTTTTATTAATGTCTGATAATGGGGTGTAAACTCCATTTGCAGGATTTATTGAAGCAACACTTATAGAACCATTGTATAAATATATAGTTCCACCTGTTGTGTACCAACCATACCAATTAGAATTGTAAGTTACTCCGCCACTTCTATTTTCCCAAAAAAATCCTGCTGTAGTACCTGTTGAAAGTATATCAGAATTAATTTGCATTTTAGTTCCAGCACTAGCAACACTTGCTGATGTTTGATTTATAAAAACTTGACCCCCACTTGTAATACGCATACGTTCTCCAGAACTTGACCCGTTAAAAGTTCCAAAAGTTAATGCTGAAGCTCCATCAGCTGCGTTATCTATAACATTTGTAATTTCACCTGTTGGTATAGTAGAAAAAGTTGCTCCTGTAGAAGTTCCAAATTTGATACCCGCTTTATTACCCGTAGCTGAAGCCGCTGGATTGTCTAAATATAAATAACCCCCTTCTCCACCAGAAACACTTTTATTGACATGCAATAATGTTTCAGGAGTACTTGTACCAATTCCCAATCTTGCATTAGTATTATCCCAATAAAGATTAGATGAACTACTTATAGCTGCTGAAGAAGTAAAATAAGCCACTTGAGTAGCCGTTCCA